ATCGATAGCTAGTTACGCCGTTGGAGCTGCTGCCGCAGGCGTCATTAATTCGGCAGCGGGGGCTAGACGAGATATCGATGCTTTTTTAGAGAGCAACAGCTTTAGATTTGTTGGTGCCGGAAGCTCGATGGCAGATCCTCGGTTTGGTCGTGGGATGAACCGTGGCGCAAGACAGCAAGTTGGCGAAATGATTCGGGGTATGGATATCAAAGACCCCCAATTAAATACCCAAGACCTTACTCAGATTTTACAAGAGGGAACCCAGTTAGGCCTCATGAGTGGCGTTCAGGATATGAACGACTTTCAAAAGAAATTCAAGGACATAACCGAGAATGTAAAATCGGTTACCAAAATGCTTCATCAGACCTTGTCTGAGGGGCTAAAAACAATCAAAGATTTAAAAGCTATAGGGGTAGAGGGCGGCGATGTAAAAAGTATGCTTGGCACCGCAGATATCTCTGGAAGAATTTCTGGAAGAACCGCAGGAGAGGCGCTTGGTCTTGGTCTTCAGGGTGCTGAAATGTTTAGGGGCACTGGCGTGTCGATGGGGATTGGTGCTCAAGCCACCATGATGAATCTGGCCTCGGTAAGAGCCTCAAGAGACGCAGGTCTTCTATCTCAAGAAGCTATTTCTCAGGCCGGCGGAGAAGAAGCTCTAGCAATGAGGCAAACTGCTGGTGGACTTGCTTTTTCACAGTCTGCTATGGGGCGTGGTTTTGGAGCTGCCTTCTTTAATCCAGCTATGGGAGGGAATGGATTTAATTCTAGCGCCTTTATGGGCAACATGATGGCGGGCGGCGGAAACCTGATTGGCATGGCACAACAAGCTGCCGCAAATATCGGAAGTCCCGCAGCTCTTATCTCTTATCAAGCCAACCAAGAAAAGTTTGTTTCTGAAATGGGTAAAGCGTTTGGGGGTCGTGGCCTTCAAATGGCCGCAATTGGAACGGCTGCCGCAACAGCTGGGATGCTTACAAGCTCTATTGGCGGTTTGAAGTTTGAAGATGCGTTTCGGTTTTCAATGAAGCAGCAAGGAAAGAGTGATGCTGAAATTGATGCCACCATTGCGGAAGCTAAGAATGCTGATAAAAATTTTGCCACAGGACAAGAGGCTGTGGCGAACGCAAGAGCCAAAGCGATTCAGGAAGATTCTGCTAAAAACAACATCTTTAATAGAGCCTCTGCAAAAATCGGTGACGTTGTAAAAAATGCAGCCGACGAACTTGGCGGCAGAGCTATTTCTAATTTTATTAGCAGAGCCAGAGAAGCTTTCGTTACCTTTAAAGAAGAAAACATTGATGGAATTTCAAGAGTAAGCACAGCACGAATTGATACATCTCTGCGAGATGCGGAGCCAGGAACAAAGGGCGTTCGCGGAGGCGACTTAAGTAAAGGCAACGCTTTAGGCATCAACAAGACGGCAGGTACGAGTGTTCTTGAGGCCCTATCTCCGCGTTTTGGAGAGCAGTCGGCTTTGGCTAAAGCTTTTGATGTTAAGACGGAGTTACTAACTAGAGAAGAAGCTGAAAAGCGAGGGATGACCATCCTGTCTGACCACGGCTCTAAAGTAACGGCGGTTGATTCTGAAAAACTTAAACAGATATCTGAGAGCAACTACGGTATGTCCGTGTCTGATGCGGCGGAAATGAAAAAAGCTGGGTTATTAGACAAAGTTTCGATGAAAAAAGATATCGGACAAATCCTTAGTTCTGGGTCTAAAATTTCTAGTTTGGATGACGTATCACAGGCCATGTTCGGTAAAAAAGCTACCGAGTTAAGTAAAGCGCAGTACGCAAAAATGGTGGATGAAGTAAAAGACACCAGCCTTAAATCCCTGGTAGATGAGGCCAGCGAGGGTGCAAACAAAGTAAAAGCTGGGGTAGAGGCTGTAGATGTAGCAAATTTAAAAGAAGCCGTTGGAAAATATGAGGATGTTAGAAAGACCCTCGCTAACAAAGCACACGCACCTATTGCTGACGGGGTGATAGAAAGAGTTCAAAGAGCAAGAGAACTGTCCAAAAAAGGCGATAAAAAAAGTAAAGACGAAGCTGAAAAGCTTTTAGCTGAAGCGCACAAAATGCAAGCTAATGTAGAAATCGATGGAAAGAAGATGGACGCCAGTAAGGTTAAATCCGTTATCGATACGATAAAATCCTCTGACAAAGAATTAGATACAGCTAAAGACGCGATCAACACAGTGGCAGATATTCAAGAGTCTCGCGGCGGCAGGATGTTATCAAGAGCGCTTACTGCTGACATAGAAGGCGAGGCCGGTAAAAAACTCACTTTCGATCAGAAAGTTGCGCTAAAAGGAGTAAGTAAAAACCTTGAATCCGGGTCTTTAGAGGAAGTTTTAAAAATAGCACACAGCGAAGATGGAAAACTTTTAAAAACAGTGGGAGCCTCCGGAGCAGCGTTTGCTAAAGAAATCGAAAAAATAGAAAAACTAAATTCAAAAGATCCTGCAGCGGCTAGAGCTGAATTAGAAACCTACAGAAAAACGGCAGCAGGAAATACAGCGGTATCTGGAAGTAGCACCGGAGCAGAAGACCCAAATAAAGCTGCAACAACCCAGACCAACATCAACGTTCAGACTTTGGAAGTCATGAAAGCTCTAGCAAAGAGATTGGGGGTTTAATGGGAGTTGTTGATTCAATAAAATCTTTTTTCAAATCTTCTGATGAAGAAAAAAAGTTACTAGCGCAGAACGAAGAAGTTCTCTCTCAGATGATGGCACTTGCTAAATCCGCACAGGCACCTGTTGAGCCTGACAACTCGGCTGGGGACATGGAAGGTAACTTAAGAAGAATCAGACAGGAGAGTAGTGGACAATGAGTAAAATAGAAGCACAAGAATCTTACTTGATTGCTACAGCTCTAGGTAACGTGGTGGTTAGGGATAAGCTTGTAAGTGACGCCGATGTTGAAGACGTCGTGAAATCTCAAGCCATTTCTCAAGCAAGGCTTATTCAAATGGTGAATGTGGGAAAACAAATTGATAAGAACGCTGTTCTTCCAGCTGCGGTTCTTCCATCGGTGTTTAGAGATGCGGGTGATGAATAATGGGCAGTTTAAGAAAAAAAGCCAACGCTAAGAAGGCCGCAGGAATTGCCAACACGCTTCTTGGTTATTTAGCGGAAGCCTCTGCTACGCCAGACGGCTCTTTGACAAAAACTGTGACCCCTTCAAAGCAAGACAAAGTATCCGTACAGATTACCACTCCGCAAGACCTGATGCAGTTTAGGGAGGCTTTTTTATCTGAGGGGTTTGCAAAGCACCCAGTAACTACAAGCCAAACAAAAGTGGCAGCTGACTTTTATCGAAGAGGTGGGATTAGGAACTCTGATAACCCACAGAACAGCTTCTTTGAATTGCCTAGAAGTGTTGATGATAGCGGTCAGGATGAACCAGCTTCTATTAGACTGATTGGTAAAAACCCACCAGGAGGTAGCGGAGATGATGTTGATTTGATTCCTCCGTTTAGCAAATTCTTCCTTGAAAACGTTCAGGAGCCCCACACAGAGAGATCACAGATTGTTGAGACCTTTGGTAATTTTTATGTTTTCTTTTTTGGGGAAAGGCCCCCGATATATAACTTTAGTGGAACGCTGCTTAATACAAACAACCTAAACTGGGTTGAAGATTACATGTTTTATTATGAAAACTTTCTTAGAGGAACTAAATGCGTTGACTTGCAAGCCAAGCTTGTCTTGACTTACGGATATCATCAGGTGGAGGGGTTTTTATTAAACACAAGTCTTAATACCACCGCCGTGATCGAAAAGGGAGTGTCGGTGTCCTTTCAAGTGCTGGTCATAGACAGGAAGGTTTTAAAGCTTTCGACGGACTTTGGTCTCGTTGAGAGTAACGGCCAGTTTAGTAAAGATATCTCTTTTTTAAATTTGTTAGTAAAAGGTTTGTCTAAACCAGAAACCTCTGACGCTACTAAGTTTGGCTCTGGGGCGCTAAACAAGAAGAATAACCCATCGAAGCTAGTTGCAGCTTTGGGTTCCCAAGTGCAATCTTTATCAAACAAGTTTAAAACAAAATTGGTTTCTGGAGCAAACGGGTTTTTAAGAAAAGTTATAGGATAAACACATGGCAACAGGTAGGCCTCTTTCTGCGAAATTATTTCTAGAGGGGATAGAAGTTCCTTTTACTGGGGCTACTATTACTACCACGGTAGGACAGGCTGGGATTGCCTATATCGATGTTGTTCCGCACGCCACCATCAATAACATCAAACCTCGAACGATGGCCCACATTTTTGTAAGAGACGTCAACAATGAAAAAGAAGGCTTTCCTTACGTTCTAGCTTTTGAGGGAGAGGTGTTTGGGTACTCGTTCAACAAGACCCCATCGGGAAGAAGCATGTCTTTATCGTGTATTGATTTTTCCTCCTACTGGGACAATGTTGTAACGTACTTCTTTAATGCCCAGCAGACCATGGGAAAGTCAGCCGAAGAGATTCAAGTGAGCGGCCTAGACCAAGCGGATGCAAGGAAGAGCCAAACAAAAATAATCCCAGTCACAAACGCCAGGTCGTCTTATTTCATACAAGTTATAAACAAGGTACTTTCTAAACCGGGCACAGACTTTTTAGATGGGTTTGTTGGGGTTATCAAAGACATCTCCAGCACCAATTCGTTTTATCAATTGGCATCTAAGCGCCTTAGAATAGAAGACAGAATTGTGCTGCATTCTTCCAAGTCTCTTTCAAAACTATTAAGGCAGCAAGAAGCTATCGAGTGGTTTTCATCTGTAATCGGAAGAACTACCGGATATCAAACTTTAAGAAATGTTATCTTAGATTTGTTGGGCTTGATTTATCATGACACGACTTCAATCCCCTTTCCGGCTGTTGTAGATAGCAAGATATCAGGAGCCACGCTTACAAAGAATGGGAAGCCAAAAGATACAATCGGGGAGTTTGTTTTTAAACCCAATTTGTTTATGATGCCACCCCCAATCTGTAACACCTTTTTCCCAGACGAGTATTCAAGCTTCACCTTCTCTCGTAATTTTTTACAAGAACCCACAAGGCTTATTTATAAACCCGAAGTGCCTGTGTTTGGAGGAAGCTCTGTTGCAATGATTCACAAGTATGAGCCAGAGAGTTTTAGTAACTTTATGGCACCCAATAAAAATTTAACCAACCTATCCGGTGAGGGGGACGTTCAAGTTCCACCCGCCTACAAAGCTGTAAAGTTTGGTGACCCAGAAGCCAAATTCCCACAGACCGGGCTTGGTAAAAAAAGAGAGCAGCATTTTTTAACTAATGAAGAATTGATGAAAGGTATTCTTATGGCGCAAGAGGGGATGGTCCCCGCTGCGAGCCAATTCCGTTCAGCTATGTCTGAGATAGGAAAGAACAACTACCTTCAAGGAATCGCAAAGTATCTTTTCTATAAAAAAAGATACCAGGGCAGACAGTTGGAAATCACGAGCCATCTTAAATTATCAGTAGTGCCAGGATTTCCCGTTTTGATTGTAGATGATAGCGATGCTAGTCAGACGGTAGTGGCATATTGTAATTCTGTAACGCACCGAATTTATGCAACTCAAGGGGGATATACAAACACCAGTCTTTCGTATGCACGAACCGTTGAGGAGCAAGACGCCTCTTCTGGAAAAGCAAACGAGCCACTTATTCCGCCGTGGTTTGCCGAAGAAATTTTTGGCTCCCGAGGGGTTCCTAAGGCATCCCCCGCCGCTAAAGGTACTCGTAAAAAACAAGAGCAGAAAGCAGCTAAAGCCGGAAGTCAGAACATCATTCCAGATGCGATTTCTAAGTTCTACGCAACCCTTCTTGGTAAGAGCGGGTCTGATTGTATTACTACTAATACTAAAACCAGCACGCTTCTTGCCGCCTCTTTAGTTCTTGTGGAAGACTACAAAAAACAAAGACAGATTGGCCCACAAGCAGTCCACAGTTTTATCGACCAGAAAACCAGACGCAGATACGTCACGATGAAAGAGGCGTTTGGATTCCTTGGTGCAACTACTAATGCCGAGGATCTGTCGTTGCCGTTCTTGGAGTTTTCTGGTGCGGGCATTTTAGGCAGCGGAGAAGATAAAACACCTATCAGCAAAAAACGGGCGGTGGTACTTGCATACCGAGATGCCCTTAAAAAGAATCGAGGCTTCCGTGGATGATAGAAAAAAACACGAGCAGGACTTATTTAAGAAATGGAAAAAGACCCAAGATAAAACGCACTTTCAAAACCTCTACCAGTCGATGAAGAACCTGATTCATACGGCTGCTAGAAAAGCTTCTGTGAAGTCTAACATTCCTGAGAGCGCGCATAGGATTTGGGCTGCCCAAAACTTTTTGTCGGCTTTGAAAACTTATGACCCATCCAAAGGCACTGCGCTTCAAACCCACGTTTACACAGCCGTGCATGAGAAAGCAAAGCGTCTTAATTATCTGCATCAAAACATTGGGGTGATGCCAGAACCGAGAGCTCAGATGGTGGGGCTATACCAAAATGAGTATGACAACCTACGAGCCTCTCTGGGTAGAGAGCCCTCGACAGCGGAACTTGCAGATAGGCTTCATATGTCTGTAAAAGATATTGCTGTCATTCAGAAAGAAATCCAAAAAGACTTGGCGATAGGTGAAGGCACAGAGAGCGTTTCGTTTGCGGAAGGTAATCGAGACGAAGAGCGGGCTACTTACGTTTACTACGATTGCACCCCAGAAGAAAAAGTGGTGTTTGAGTATTTGTACGGCAGGTACGGTAAACCCAGACTTGTAAAAGCAAACAACAAACCAGACTTTGATGCCATAGCGCAACGAATGGGTGTTTCGGTTGCTAAAGTCCGAACCCTTTATAATGGCATTAGAGTGAGAATGGAGAAGGCACTCAGATGAGTCTTTCGCTTGTACTAGAATACATTAAGAAGGAGAGGGAGAATTTAGCTAAGGATGAAAAAGCCTTAAGCACGCTTTCCAAGATTTCTTCTGCCCCATCTAAGATTCTAGACTCTATCAACTTAAGCGCCGCCACCAATGCGCTTGTCAGCATTCAAAAGAACCCGCTTGAGCAATTAGGTAAAGACTATATCTCCGAAATGATTTCTAAGAACGGAGCTGGTTTAATTAAGAACGTAGATACGTTTGTTGGCAAAGCTGTCGGCAAACAAGTTGAGAACATACAGAACCTCGCGTTTGACACAATCGCAGTTGCGTTAGTGGCTAAAAACGATTTGTCGATGTACTTCTTAAAGAACCTCGCTAAAAATGCCGTCAGCTCTATTCAAAGAAAACGAACCATTTTATTAAACTTACAAGAAAAGCTACGTCAGTTGCATAACGCCCTTCTACTGTTAGTAAATGGTGAGCCGTATTTTTCAAAGTACTTAGTGAAATTAAGAAATGCTCTTCTTCTTATTTTAACGGCAAGAAACGATGTAGTGACGGTAAGAAACACGCTTTTCTCCACAGACAGGTGGCTTGGAACACGCTTTGAAGAATCTAAAAAGAATCTAAAAAAAGCAGAAGACCTTATGCAACCTGCAGACGGTAAGCCCCCTGCTAACTACACAGACAAGGGGATTCTTTCAGGTCTTGGGATTACTCCGCCCAATCAACAGCTTGCGGTTCTTTTAGCGGTGCCACAGCTGGTTCAAGAAGTCTTGGCCGCAGCTAATGGTTATTTTCTAGCCACTCTTCAAACCAATGCGCTGATATCTGCTTTCTTAGTTGGTTATGCCTCTCTTTCTTCAGCAGGTTCTTCCAGATTAAAACAAACCACTATCAATACCCTAGACAACATCATTTCTAAATTAGATGGCCTTGTAGATTCTATGTCCACAACGTTGAATGGAGAGGCGGGGGCAATTTCAACTCCAGTTCTTGGTTTCTCACCCGACCCAATTAAATCTTCCGCAAAGTCTCTCGAGTGGTTATTAGAATTAAAAACAATTATTCAGTATATGGGTTTTGTGCCAAGCCCCACCCTTAAGTCTCTGACCACCAGCAACGATGCCCTAACTAATTACCAAAAAGCTGTAGACACCATTAAAAAGAAAAATAATAGAGAGCTGGGCGGAGCCATTTTGATTGCTAAAGAGGGCCAAGAACAAATTGGGCAACTAGAATCCCAGCTAACTACTTTCACGCTCGCCTGCCTTCAAGCGATTGTGGATGCAAAGGTAGCCTCAAATATCCTTTCGCTTGGAAGAACGATTCAAAACAGACTAACTCTTTCGTTAGATCAAGATAAAGAAATTGAGGTGGTTCTTACAGCCTTTGCAAACTCTCCGCTTCCCTTACAGTCTGAACTAACAAAAGTAGGTACTGGTGTATTTACTTTATTAAATGACTTGGGACTTGACCGCGCTGCGGCTTTATTACAGCAAGGAAAGTTCTCTGACTTTTTTAACTTAAACCCAAAGACCGCAACGTTTGTGGGAGCGGCTTTGGTGGGGATAGGCGCTTTACAAGAATGCTTACACACCACAGAAGACCGGCAGCAGCTTGTCCAAGCTCAACGAGAACTTCAAAGAGCCCAGACCGCAAAAGAACTCCTGGCTCAACGCGCCGCCTCTACTGGTTTCGCACAACAAAAAGCCTCCAACACTGACAAAGGTAATAAGCTTTTAACTATAGAACAACGAGCTGTTTCAGCCTCCAGTAAATGCGCAACACCGGATATACTTAAATCAGACAACTTGCTGGCGGGTGTTGGTGCTACCTTGGGTATCGGGTTCTTAGGAGGCAAAACACTTCCAGATGCTTACAAAAAAATAGGTAGCGGTGCGTTAAGCGCTGGGGTTTCAGCTTTAGGCGGCAACACTTCTTTAGATGCGCTGAATAAAATAAGTGGCAGCGCAAACGCTGCTTTAGCATCGGCAACTAATTCTCTCTCTTCGTTAGGAAAGGGTATTTTATAGTGGATATTCAAATCATAAACGTCGACCCAGAAACTAACGTGGTGAGCTTTGGGATTAAACCAAAAGTGCTTACAGGTATTTCTAAGCTCATTCAGATCGTGGTAATCTCTTTATTGACCATCCCAGGCAAGGATGCGCTGAACCCCGATGAGGGCGGTGGTCTTCAGGATTTGTTGGGTAGCAACATCGACCCAGAAGATTCGACTTCTATTTTTTCGGAAATAGCAAGAAAAGTAAAAAAATCCGAAACAGAGATTATTAGTAATCAGGTAGGAAGTAATGATCCGCCTGAAGAGAAACTTTCGGAGATACAGATAGTATCGATAGCCCAAGGGAATATCGATGAGATTTTTGTGACATTAAGAGTAGTTAACCAGGTCAACCAGGCCTCTGTTATAGTTATATAATTATGGCTCAATTACCCATCTCAGCGTTTTTAACGGACCGGCTTGCAGCGTACGATCCAAACTTTGAACTTCGGTTTGGAACAGGCTTCGAGTCCTTATTTTTTAAACCCATTCAGTTTATTGTTCAGCCCCTTAGAGATGAGGCGAATGAGCTTTTTATTGGGCAGAGTTTTCTTAGAATTCTTCTCACAAGTGACCCTGACGCTTTTAATGAAGATTATGTTGATGCACTAGCTAGTAATCTTTTCGTGCTCCGAAGAGAAGGTTCTGGTTCGTCGGGTACAGCAAGGGCTTACTTCAACGCCCCTGTGGAAAGGGAGTACCCCGCTGGTGGAGCAGTCTTTACAGGTTCCAACGGTTTAACATATAGCAATCCAGATCCTTATAGCATCTCTTCAGACCAGATGGCGCTGCAATTAGATAACGGTCTGTATTATATGGATGTCCCTGTCGAGTCTTCCGACACTGGAGCCGATACCGAGCTTGAAGTTGGGCAGCTTGTTTCTTTGGCAAGCGACAACGATGTGGTTAGAGTAACTAACCCTTCTCCGATTTCTGGTGGTTTAGATAGAGAAAGTAATACCGACTTTATTGATAGAATCCAGAACTCAATCGGGGTTCGTGACCTTGTCGCTGGAAAGGGCTTCCGAGCGATTCTTTTTGAAAACTTTGTAAACTCTCTTTCCGAAGTTCAGCCGATTGGTTTTGGCGATCCGGAGATGATGAGAGATATTTTGTACAACGCCCATGTGGGAGGAAAGGTCGATGGCTACGTAAAGACCGCGGCCATCAAAAGCGGCTCCAAAGACTTCATGGGAGTTTTGACGGACTACACACGGCAGACCTACACGAGTGCCAATATTCTTTTAGAAGGCACTAGCTGGTCTAGCGTCAACAATCCAAATATTGATAGGTCGAACAACAAAGCCCCAATACTCAAACAAATAAAAGTTGCTACCAGCGCTACCTTTACAAGCCCGGTTGACATGTCATCTCCGATTAACTTATCGGTGAATCAGCATATTAAGATTGGCGTCGATGGGGTATTTAAAACCATTCGGGTGGCCGGCGTAAACCCAGGGGCCACCACAAGAAACGAAATCTTTAACATCATCAACGCAGCTTTTGGAGTCAATATCGCTACTGCTGAAGGAAGTTCTTTTAAAATCACTTCTCCGTCTTCTGGTCTTACAAGCCACATCGTCATTGATAATCCAGATGTCGGTAACTCAGCTCTTCCTCAAGTCTTTAATCTTTTGACCTCGGAAGCACCTTATACTTTTAGTGGCGATGGGCCTTTGACTTTTATTGAAGGCCAAGACTACGAAGTCGATGATGAGAACGGAAAGATTAGAAGAATCATTGGTTCAGCCATCATTCCTACTTTTACAACGGGTCAGTACACTGAGAACACCGCAATTTTTACTGATTCAACTCCGAACGTATTTTTGTCTGTAAACGTAAACGACATCTTGACGATATCCAGTGGCGACAACTCTGGCGATTATCGAATCATTCAAAAGACTAGCGATAACGTGCTTGTGTTAGATACGACGTTTGATGCTACTGAAACGGATGTGTCTTATTCTATTTCTAGAACGGGTATCAAAAGTGGCGAGATCGTGTACGTACAGTATTATTACAATCCTCTTTCTATTGATATTGGAAACAACATCATTATAGATGATTTAGGAAGAGAACGCGGCGTTCGCCCAGGTCGCGATGCGATGACGATTTCTGACTTAGCTTTTTTAAGAATCAACAGTATTGAAGAGATTGATCCGCTAACGAAAGAGCCGACAGGATTGGTGTTACAAGGCAAAGGCGGATGGGGTCGTGGTGGTTTTGGCAGTGGTGGTTTTGGTGTGGGCTCTAGTGCGGATTACAGGCTAGTCGTTAATAAACCAGAGCTTCGGTTTTCAATGTATGAAGATAGCTACATTGTTTTAAATACGGGCTATGAGGGTTTAAGTTTTAGAGTGAACTATGACTATGTGCCAGAAGTTTCTGACTTTCACACTTTTGTGCAATCTGAGAATGAACGTACATTAGATGGCGACATTTTAATTAAACATTTCATTCCAGCTTATGTGAGCGGAACAATTTATTATAAAGTAAATACGAATGATGCGACCGTTCCGACCAATGACGAGCTACTAGTTTCTTTAAAAAGTTTTATCAATAAGATGAAGTCTGGTACCTCTTTAGACTACACTGACATCATTCAGTTTATGGTGAGAACAGTAGACCCGTTTGATAGATACGGAACTTCCATCTTACCTTTTAAATTAAGTGCCACAATTTACAATACGGACGGCAGTGTCAGCACAGTCACAGGCGAGTCTGAAATTACTGTGCCCACACCAGAAGTATTTCCTAAAGTCACGAAACGGCCACTAAGCCCAAGGATAGTGCATTGGGTAGCTGACAACATTACGCTTGTGAGGATGTAATGTTTAAATCAAAGTCTCAAAGACGGAAATTTTATGCCCTTAAGGCTGAAGGGAAAATGGATCAGAAGACCATCGATGAGTGGGAATCTGAAACTCCAGACAAGCTTCCAGAGCGAATTACTAAGAAAGCTTTTTGGTTAGGCTTTGAGAAGCGCGCCACTAACTACGGTGACGGAGGTTCGTTTGTAGCAGGAGTGGGAAAGGGCCAGCTTCCGGTAGGTCAAATGAATGCTGTAGAAACTGTAGGCACTGCGGATACGAGCGAGACCATGACCAGTAAAGAGCTTTTAGATAGAGACAGAACAGCAAGAGACTTTAGCCCACATAGTATGGGACCAGAGTTTGAGGATGAGAATGGCACGCACATTAGGTACTAAACGATTAAAGAAAGCCATTCGCCACAACAAGAAAAAGAATGTGGCAAAGCAATCTTTTTTGATTACCTATAAGAAAATGAATGGGCGAACCATTAAAAGAAAAGTAAGCCCGAACGATTTGAAGTACGGCCTTCTTTACGGGTATGATCATAAACGAAAGGACCTTAGGTCTTATAGAATGGACAGGATGGTATCTATGAAAAAAGTAGCATTTTTATCGGGCTTTCAAAAAAGAGCTATCGATATGGACACCTTGAGAAAAGCTAATAGGGGACTTAAGCGACATATTATTAGAGGTACCCAGACCCTAACTAAAGATATGAGACTTGGACCAGTTGCAAGAAAAGCCCAAATGGGAGAAAAACTAAAATTTTGGAAGGGCTTTAAAAAACAATCAAGCCTTACACACGGGCTAGAACTAGCGGGCCTTGGAACACTGGCTGTTCCCTCCGTTCACGCTTTAAGAGATCCTAAGTCGACTCCTAAAGAGAGGCGACATGCGAAATATGAAATAGGCGGGCTTGGTATCTTGGCAGCTCCAAGTGCTGTTGCATTAGGAAAGAAATTCCTTGGCAAGTAATCACTACTTTGATTTTTTGGGCACCTTCTGGGAGCTCCTTCCTGAAGCCGACAAGGAGCGAATGGGAGAGCTCTGGCAAGGCTATGAACAAGTCTTTGCATCGGTGTATCAAAAATTTGTAGAAGCAGACTTAAATATATCTGTAAGAGACTTACAGCAATACGCCACCGAGAGATGGCTTCCTTATACGTTTGACGAAACGACTTCGGTTGCAAAGCCAGCTATCTATACCTCAACCCAAGATTTGTATGCTGGGTGTAATCTTAGCAGTAAATTTTTAATCAAGTTTCGTATTGATGGCGGCGACCCAATAGAAGTCGACTTAAGGGGGGCGAACCCTTCTTTAACGACCTTGAATGAGATTATTTCTAAAATCAATAAAGCTGTGGGGTTTAAGTTTGCGTCAGGTATTTTTGAAAACTCGGTCCTTCAATTAGTCTCTCCGACCTCGGGTCCTTCAAGCAGCATTGATATCCTTCTTCCTTCTTCTAATGACGCCACTGAGTTTGTGTTGGGGTTACAAGAAGAAGACTTGCCGCTTCATTTACCTAAGTACCCTTTTGTGTATCGATTGCCTTACAGCAAGATAGTAGATATCCCCTACCTTCAAGACACGGTGCGAGAAGACTCTGTAGAAGTGATTTTAAATAACGGCGCTGACTATGTGCTTGATAAGAGCGGCCTTATTACTTTTTTGCAAGAGCCCCCAAAAAAGCCGATGTGGGCTAAGAAAACTTACTTTGATGAAGAAACGCCGTGGAACAACTTTGGCTTTTTAATGGATATTTACGGACCTAACGAACCTACCTACCTCTCGGTGATTCAGGGCCTTTGGTTTTCGTTCTGGACAGGGCCCAAGCCAGAGAACATTAAAACTGCGCTCTATCTTCTCTTTGGGCTTCCTGTGGCTAAAGAGGACTCGGTCGTTAGTAACGTAACCACCTCCTACATCGAAACGACTAGCCAAACAGGGCTTATTAGAAGATTTAATTTACCCCTCAACCTAAAACCTATTGTCGCAGTAGGCCAATCGTTAAGAAGGTTTCAGCCTTTAGTTGATGGTATTGAGGTATTTGATAAAATAAACCTACCGGGTTTCATAGCTGGGGAAATTGGCCGAACAGGTATTCAAAGATTTTTAACCGACACCGCCACCAGAGGCATAGGCGATACGGACGAAACCAAGGCCCTCTCACTACTTGAGGAGCATACCTTTTTACCCCAGATCTCGGTGGATGCCTTCATATCTCCTGATATTAATTTAGGAAATGTGAAGAACTTCTTAGACAGTATTAAGCCGTTAAATAAGACGTTTTTGTTTCAGATCATCGTGGGCACTTTTAGAGATGAGCTGCCTTTTGGTGATCGTATTAGTTTTGATGTCTCAATTGACGTAACGCCCAATTTGGACTCGAACGAAACCACGTTTTGTTTAGAGCAAGATTTAACTGACTATGAATCCACTGAAAACGCTGGGCTTAACATGGATAGCTATGGCGTTGCCATGCAGGAAAGTATTGAAGTGGAAGTTTATCAGTCCAATGCGTTAATCGACAGCTTTGTTGCTTGATGTAACGACTGAAGCTAAAGTATTATTTAATCTGGAGAAATCATGAAGGTTCGGGAGCTGTTAAAACCTCAGGGAAAAGTAGAGCTTTTTGTCACCAAGGGAAAACCAGAAATAGTTCCCGGCAAACTGGTTCAACAACATCCTATTAAAGTTTACGATTCTGCTAGCATTGATTTTTCCCACACCGAGACTCTGCATCAGGAAGTTCTTAAAAATATTATTTTAAATTCAGGTAAAGACCGGGTAATTGGGAGTTTAACTTCCGGCTTTTTTAAAACGATTTGTCGCATGGCGATTGGAGATAGAGGGACTTTGCCTTCTGATTCAACCGTTCCTAAAACTCCGGTTGCTACCATGACCGCTCTTTATAATGAAGTAAGAAGAGAAGACGTTGAAGTGACCGTCGTCAATATCGGCGTTCCTGGGGTGCATGAAGTAAAGTTTATTAAAACGTTTTCGGCTATTGAAATTCCTCAAACTGCTTTTTCAAATCAAGCAAAACCCGTGGTCAACGAAGTGGGGCTTGTAATGGCAGACTTGTTTGGTGGTAACCCGCTTCCAAGACCTGCCGTGTCCGCTCCTAACGCACCGAACGCTGACGAAGAAATTTTCTCCATCCGAACGTTTAAATCCGTCCCGTTTGAAGCAGCAAACGAGATTTCTATAACCATTAGATATACAATATTTATCGAGTAACCTATGGCAGATCAAACAGCATTTTTAAAATTAACCCTTCCTGCAAATGGCGAGTACCAAGATACTTGGGACCAGCCTATTAATGAGAACAACCAGAAAGTAGATGCTTGGGCTCAAGCCGTTCAAGCAGAAATCCAAGATGCTCGTTTTGGAAAAAGCTCCTTACGATTATTTTTAACCGTTGCCCACAATACGGATGGAAGTTTAAAGCCAACTACTGAAATGGTGAGCTCCAGAAACTCTTATCTCTACGGAGATGAAGACGAAGAGGGTAACGACTTAGATGTTCCACAACGTCTACTGAAATCTGATTTAGAAGTGTTTGATGCCAGAGCTGGGTACGACTCTTTGTACCAGTCTCTTGCAGCCAGAGCTTTAAATGTAAGCCAAGTTATTTCCGGAGCTAAAGATGCCAACGGCTATCCAGCTTGGATGGGATACACTGGCGTCAATGTCCATGTGGACGGTTCAGCCACTCCTCTTTGGATGATGATTAACGGCAATCTTTGCCGAGTAAGAGATTTACAGCAAGTAGAATTAAGCGGCGTCATTCAAGCAAAGTACATCTACGCAACTTACACTAAAGGTGGGGTTGTCAGAGTGGATGGCGATGCCAGTACCGCTCCTCCAGCTGCTAGCGCCGGAACAATTGGTTCTGATGGCAGTAAAGTTAGAATCCTTCAAGACTTGACGGTCGACTTTACAACAAAAGATATTCAAGTCGGTGACGTTCTGACTATCTTAGGAACGGGCAGTAATGCAGGCGTTTATCAAATTAAAGAAATCGCTCCTAGTGGAAACGTAAATCAACTTAAAATTTACGGGGTATTTCCGGGTGGGGTTTCTAGTGGCCTCAACTATACGGTCTCTGATCCGCTCGGAGTTACCTTAGGGTTTGATGATGAGAAGGTAGAGTCGGCGGACAAACTTTATTTAGGTGAATCAGACTTTGACGGCTTTGGAGCCACGGCTGTCAGACCCCTTCATTTTAAAGATACGTTTGTCAGTGAATGGCGAGCCGTCGATGTCTCTTCTTCCGCCTCATTTGAAGAAATTTTTAATCATGGCCTTTATAGCGATGCGGTTGATATTAGTGTTCAAGCCTCGCAAGCAGATGATGGCAGCGCTCCGATTGAAGAGCTGTCATTAGGTTCAAGCACCAATACACTAGGCGTTGTGGTCAGTAATAACCTTGCTGTCAGCTCTGGTGTTTTAAGTGGTAACATCACAGCCTCTTTAAGTGGGTCTTTGAATCCAGATAGAGCCGTAAGAGTTCAGTGGACTAAGTATAAGGTCTTTGTGAAGAACCTTATAGCCTCAACTTTTTATAGAGATTACACAGGGGCAGCAAGACAAAGCGGTTTTATTAGAGTGTTAGTAAAGAAAAGGGTTTAATAAGTGGCTGTAAAGAAAGTAAACGGGTTTTCCGCTCCTTATCGAAGTGCGACCTTCCAAGCTGAAAGTAACAGCTTAGTTGGACGTAATGGCGTTATTGCCATGAGTGGAACAGTAAGCTCTTCGGGGGGTGTCGTCACCATCCCAGCTTTTACGGCGATTCAGCAGGGGCTTATCTATTCAAAAGACACAGCTACTACACTAAACATTCCGCCCACCCTGACCGCTCCTTATTATGTTACTGTCACCGCCCCAACTCCGATTAATACCGATGACTTAATTTTTAGCTTTGCACGAACCCCAAACGACATCACTAACACGGAAGTTATCTTAGGCGAGTGGGACGGGGTTGAGTGGAGAAACCTAGACAAGGTTTCAATTGATGGGACCATCCTCGATAAAGAATCCGATCACGTTAACCTTTCTTTTGTTGGTCCAAGAAGCGGTCTTATTACTTCGGTGGTCGGTGGAAACTATCGAAACACCCCAGGCTTTTTAGTTGATAAAAAGGGACACAGCACAGAGCTTAGCTCGAACGCCATTCTTCCGATTCCTCCAAACGATGTGGATTTTGAGCGTGTCGATAGAATCATTTACCGAAGGCCCAGCGACTCCGTAAACCGGATTGGGACGAGAAGGTTTCAATTAGGATGTGCCTATACTTCAGGTGACCCAACTCTTTACGATACGGTTCTTACCTCTACCACTTTAGTTAATCAAAACCCAAAAGTTTTAGTTGATAGCATCAATAGCGCTCATATGTTCTACGCTCAAGGGTACGGAGCTAGCTTCTCCATAATGTACCAAAAGTATGCAGCGAACAGAACAACCAATCTGGTAGCACCCCTTTCAATCGTCACGGCGACTACTCCGAACTTTAGCGTTGCTATTGATAGTAGCAATAACCTCTACGTGGTCTACATCCAAGACCAAAACGTAAAGTGGGTAAAGACAAACAATGAAGGGTTAATCCTAGCTGGGCCCATCACGATTGATAGCAGGACTACTCCTTGCGACAATCCTCAAATCGTTATCGACCCACAGAACTTTAAAACGTATATCGTTTATCAGTCTTTATTAAACCCATCAAACAACCAGCTATTTTTTACTACGAGAAGTTTGACGGGGGCTCAGATAACTCCTGATGTGCGACTTACAAATAATTCAAGTAACCTCATAAACCCCAGCATCTGTATCAATGACGACTTGATGCTCTATGTGGCTTACGAGGACAACACTGCAGGGCAGATTTATTACACGGTTTTAAATGATGTGGGAGAAGAATTAGAAGCCCCACAAAGTATTTCAGGTAGCACTTCTAGCGAATCGTTTGGAACGCTTTCTCATCAAGCAAGTAAGCCCACAATTCAAGTCGCAGATAACCGAGAGCTCTTTGTTATGTTCTTACAGAAAAAGAGCGCAAACTTGACTGGGGTTTCGATTTACCATGAAGGCGCAGCCTATCAAGTAAACCTTCTTAGCCAATCAGAGAACATTTTAAATTACGCAGCTAGAGTCGATTCTCTGATGAACGATATCCACATCTCTTACGTTCAAGCCTCAAGAGTGGACTACGCGATTGTCGAAGCAGGGGCCAAAGTCCAAAACTGGCAACTTAGCACTTCAGGTGGTTTTTCAATTGCTTTAGCTAAAGATACTTGTGGAGCAAATGTCCACGTGTGGTCAAGTCCCCTTGCTGGTACTTATAGCCCAATCGGGGCTCTTCAAACGATTCGACATATTGGCCCAGTGGCGATTGCGGGAGTTTTAAATCCTCTAGTTCTTGGAGCGAATGAGTTTTCACTCTTAGTTGCTGGCCTTACTTACACTCCGGTTGTGGGAGATCAGGTTACTATCGCTGGTTCCACTAAAGGAAATAACGGAGCGAAAGTTGTTACTAGGGTGACTTTAAAATCTATCCTAACTCCTAACGACACTTATGTCGTTCAAGTGGATAGTAGTTTTGCAGCGGTAGAATCGCCATGTGTTGCCGTGGTCGGACAATTTGCACAGCCCAACGGCAACTCAACAAGTTTTGTAAAGTCGGTCGCAAACACCAATGAGGCAAGAGCTCTTAGAACAGAAGAACTCTCAACCGATATAATCCTGTCTCGTTTATCGGTTCCTGGACCTATTATTTTAAATTACATTCCGATCACAGGCTTTGGAACAAACAGCGACCTCTTTGGGATGTACGGCAATATCAATGTCGATTGGTCAGCGACCATGGCAAACGCTCTTACCATGTCGGCAGGTCTTTCTATTGTTGATTTAACGAAGAACTTAATTTACACGGTCACAGGTGGGACATTCCCCATGAATGAGGGGGATGCAATCTATGTTGTATTAAATGGGGTCAATACCACCATCTCCCCACAAGTTTGCCCGATTCAAAATCTACCCTATGACCAGCCCATTCAGGTCTTAGGCTTTGTAAAGCTTACAGAATTTAATCCCCATCTATTCTCAGTAGCTGGGATGGGTAACTTAGATGTCGGCGAAGCGATTGTGTTAGGTCAAGACTTGACCACCGTATTAAGAGCACGCCTTGGAATTACAGGGGAAAGTACCTATCAGCCATACACCTCAACCACCCAGATATCGGCTGGCGATAACTACCCCTCAGCAATTAGTAAATTAGATCAAGCCCTTTACACCATCATGACGGACCTTCCCAAAGAAGAGTACGTTTTGGTCACAGACCCCGGCGGGCAAACTGTTTTTCAAGCGCCTACAATAACTTGGAATTCCAGTAATTTAATCCAAGACGTGGAAGTTTACGTCAACGGTCTTAGACAGACCTTAGATACTGCTGGCGGAAACAATGAGGACTTTTATAAAATATCCGATACACAGATACAATTTTCTAAAGTTATTCCCAAGAACGCTCGTGTTACATTTAGAACAGAGCGAACAGGTGGTGGGGTCAGTGGCATTAATGCGATTGATCTAACCAACATCACGGTGAATCCACAGCCCTTATTAAATGGCACATTTGGAGTAGGAAGTAGCAGCAAAGGATGGAACTCACTCTATTTGACGGATGTGATTACGGGAACGATTTATAAGTTAATTATGTCCAACGGTGTGCTACAGGTGGTGCCGGCATGACACAGCCAGTAAAAGGAAAAGCGTTTGTTTTAGATCCAGCCACTCCTTCGGAAATTCCGAATGGGTCGGTGTTTATTGATTCGACAAACTTAAATCAGCTTTCCTTAAAAGATACATCAGGAAATGTTTCTGTGATTGGAGCTGGTATTAACCAAAACCTTTTTGTGAAACAAATGCAGGCGGGCGGATCATTTGGAATAAACCAACCACTATCAAAACGACCAGATGGTCGAGTGGTTCTTGCCGATTCGGATGGGGCCAATACCCAACAGCTTATCGGCTACTCACTCCAGATATCTCCTGGCAATAACGCTTTAGTAAATGTGCTCTTAGTAGGCGCGAACATTCTCGGGGCCGTGAATGGGCTAGGATTTGCCCCAGGTGACGATGTCTATATTAGCGAGACAGGAGGATATACGAACAATGTATCTTCCTTTAGCGGGGACAACGACAGCATCGTCAAAGTTGGAATCGCCGATTGTTCAGCAGGGGTGTCAAGCTCTGTGGCGACTGATCTGGTAGTGTTCCCAGAAGTAATCGCTAAACCTTAATTAGGAGAAAGAAATGGCTAGCTTTGATTTATTAGTAGTAGAAGGAGGAAAGCAAAAGCGACGCTCTTCTAGTGCTCAAACAATCGATTTTGCCGCAATTAGACTTGGTTCAAGTAACCTCTTAGTAAAAGAAACAGGCGGAAAACTAGACCTTGGAAGTACAGAAATTGTTACTACCGCAGCACCTAGTTCTGACAATTCCGTCGTTACAAAATCTTACGTAGACTCTTTAGGATTTGGATTAAGAGACTTCAAAGAGTCAGTCAGAGTCCTTGCAACCAGTAACGTTCCCCTAACAGGTGGAGCCGCCCTTCAGATTGACGGAGTATTTGTCCAGAACGGAAACAGAATTTTATTAAACGGACAAAACAGCGCTGATCAAAACGGAATTTATGTAGTGAGTGGAATTGGGACCGCTTACTCTTTAACCAGAGCCTCTGACGCTAATCAGAACTCTGGCGTCTCTACAACTTCTAGCGTATCAGCCGGCATGTTCTGTTTTGTCGAAGAAGGCGATACTTACTACACAAGCGGTTGGGTGCTATCCACTCAAAATCCGATTGTGTTAGGAACATCGAGCTTAGTCTTCGTACAGTTCTCTGGCGCAGGAATGATTGTTGCCGGAAACGGGTTAACCAAAAACGGAAACGTGATTGATGCCAATCCTAGCGACGCTTCTATCACGGTAGGAGCCGATGGCTTTAATGTGACAAGAGACCCGGCAGGAGCAATCGCTCTTGGGAACTCGGGGATTAAAGTAAATCTAGAATTAATCAACCCATCTCTTCAAATCGCTACTAACCAGCTTGGAGTAAAATTAGACGGTGCTGGCGCAGTTGTTGCCGGTGCTAGCGGTGTTGGTATCAATCTCGAACAACTTAACCCATCTCTTCAAATCGCTACTAACCAGCTTGGAGTAAAATTAGACGGTGCTGGCGCAGTCGTTGCCGGTGCTAGCGGTGTTGGAGTCAACGTAGATGGCAGTTCATTAGCTATTTCGACAAATGCCCTTACATTAAAAATCAAATCAGGGGCCCCTCTTGCAAAAGACGTCAACGGCGTTTCTGTAACGGTAGACGGGCGGTCTGTAGATGTAAGCTCAAGCCAACTTGTTGTAAAAACAGACCCCGCAAGCGTTCTTTCTAAAAGTGATTTAGGTCTTTCGGTGGGTGTGGACAACGACACCGTACAAGTAAGCTCTAACTCCCTTGCAGTCAAATACACAAAGTCTGTTCTTAATAGCACAGGAAGTTCGATAGGGTCTAACAAGCTTGTATCGCTCTCTTTGTCTGGAACAGATATCGTAGGTGAACTCTCTTCAAGGCAGGATTCAAGCCTTTGGCAAAAAAGTGTGGGGATTACTGCTAGCACTATCTCTAATGGGGCCTCAGGTCCAGTGGTCGTTAGAAGGGGTGCGATTGTAGGTGGGTTTACTGGGTTAGACACAGGAAAAAAATATTACGTGAATGCATCTGGAAATATTGGTCTTTATTCAGATATATCCTATTCGGAAGGGGAAATAGTCTACTCAGTCGGTAGAGCTTATAGCCCAACAGAATTGGTCTTTGATCCACAATTTGAGTTTGAATATTAAGGATTAAAATGGCTTTCAAGGTTCTTCTCATAGACGAGGTTACGGGTAAATTGAAGCGAGGTGAAAACCTGCCTTCTACGTACTTGTCTTTAGGGGGGAAAATGGTTTTAAGCGCAAGATCAATTTCTGTTAATGCAATTATTGAATCTTCCGATTATTATATAGGGGTAAATTCTTCTAATAGTCCAATTACAGTCACGTTACCAGATTTATCCGAAGTTGAGCCCGGACAAGAATTCGTTATCAAAGACGAAGGTGGGCAAGCGGGGATAAATAAAATCACCGTCGATGGAAATGGCGCCCTGATCGATGGCAGCTCCAGCTTCCAGATTGCGGCTCCCAGAGATGCGATTAAATGCATCGCTCGGGATTCGTTCTGGTCGATTATTTAAAACTAAAAATAAAAGGAATAAAAAATGGCCTTTATTAAAAATACTGATGTCCTCGTAGAGGGCCTTAGTAATAAATTCTTCACGAATGAGCGCGCAAAAAGTGCCGTTCAGACGGATTTGAATTCGTTAAGCGGGTCTATTACAGGGGAACAAGCTGCCAGACAATCGGCTGTCTCTGGTATTAATTCTCGTTTGGGTTCACTCGAAGCAGATTCGGTAACTAGAACTTATGTCGACGGACAAGCTTCCGGACTCGATGCTCGTTTAGATTCTTTAGAATCTGACTCGGTCACTAAAACATATGTCGATGGCCAGGTCTCCGGACTTGACTCTCGATTGGATATTATCGAAGGACCAAGCGGGCAAGCAGGGTCAATCGCAAAAGCATTGGTCGATGCTAAGTCTTACACCGATCAAGAAATCTCGGCCCTTGTTGATTCCGCTCCTGAAGTATTAAATACTTTAAAAGAATTAGCTGATGCTCTGTCAGGCGATGCAAGCTTTGCTTCTACCATCGCTGGACAGATTGGTTCCTTAAGTGGAGCTATCAGCACAGAAATTGGTAACAGACAGTCTGATGTATCTGGTCTTGATGCAAGACTGGATTCTTTAGAAGCTGATCCAGTTACTAAATCTTATGTAGACGGACAAGCCTCAGGTCTTGATGCAAGACTTGATTCTTTAGAAGCTGATGCAACCACCAAAGCTTACGTTGATGGACAGGTCTCAGGACTTGATGCAAGACTGGATTCTTTAGAAGCTGATCCAGTTACTAAAGCTTATGTCGATGGCGCAGTCAGCGGAGAACAGTCTGCTCGTCAATCGGCAGACCAAGCATTGAGCGGAGCAATCACTGGTGAGCAAGCTGCTCGTCAAGCTGATGTCTCAGGACTCGATTCCCGTATCGATGCTCTCGAAGCAGATCCAGTTACAAAAGCATACGTAGATGGAGCTATCTCTGGTGAGCAGTCGGCTCGTCAATCAGCAGACCAAGCTCTTTCTGGGGCCATCACTGGTGAGATTGCCGCTCGCCAAGCAGATGTATCAGGTCTCGATGCAAGACTCGATGTCATCGAAGGGCCAAGCGGACAAGCCGGATCTATTGCTAAAGCATTAGTTGATGCTAAAGCATATACCGATCAGGAAGTCTCAGCTCTGGTTGACTCTGCACCAGAAGTGCTAAACACATTGAAAGAATTGGCAGATGCCCTTTCTGGAGATGCGCATTTTGCATCGACCGTTGCAGGACAGATTGGTTCCTTAAGTGGGGCGATTAGTTCTGAAATCGGAAACCGACAATCGGATGTCTCAGGTCTCGATGCAAGACTCGATGCACTTGAAGCTGATCCAGTTACAAGAGCATACGTAGATGGAGCTATCTCTGGTGAGCAGTCCGCAAGAGTGGCAGCAGATCTAACTTTCTTTAAATTAGATGGCAGCCGAACAATTACTGGTAAATCAACCATTCAGTATTCTTCTTCTTCAAGCTCCGAAAGAGCTTTTTTAGTAGACGGGCTAAGTGGTTCTCAAGTTATGAGCTCAGTAAGAGCAAGCAGTAATTCAGGAGTTCCTACTCTTGGAATTGAAAGATCCAGAGACAACGCTGGAACACCAGATTACCTCTTAAACGGAGATGCGATTGGTCAAGTTGGTTTTAGAGCGTGGGATGGAAGTGGTTATAGCACTGGCGCAGCAAGAATTTTTGCTTATGCCATTGAAAACCACACCTCTTCTGCCCGTGGAACCAAAATGCTATTCCAAGCAACAGCAGCTGGTGGGACTACTAAATCGGATGTAATGGCTTTGTTTGGCGACAAAGTAGAAATGTACAAAGACGTATCCGTGTCTGGTAACGTATCCGTGTCTGGTAAACAAACCGTATCTTATTCCACTAACAGCTCATCGGAATACCAGCTATTGGTTGACAGTCTAACTGGTCAAAGAGCAAACATGGCTCTTAGAAATAGCCAGAATGCAGCAGCCGATGGTAGTATTTTGATTGCTTTTGAGCGTTCAAGAGATAACTCAGGAACCCCAGACTACCTTCAGTCAGGTGACTCTTTAGGAAATTTTGCCTTCAGAGTGTGGACTGGAAGCGGTTATTCTGGAAGAGCCCAAGTAGCTGGATTGGCAACCGAACAACATACTAATGCTGCTCAAGGAGCTAAGCTAGTTCTTAGAGCTACTCCAAGTGGTAGTACAACTAGAGCAGATGTTTTGGAAATTTACGGTGATAAAGTAAATTTCTTAAAATCTGCTGAAGTTCCAGTAGACTGGTCTCTTTCTCGTCCAGCTGACAACGCAAACGCTCGTGGATATGCAAAAATGATTTTTGCAGATTTCACTGATCCTTCTTCAAACAATCAAACTCAAATCAAGTTTGATTTAAGAAGAAATTCAAGCGATGCGACAGAGCGGCTACCTTTAACTCTACAGACTGATCACGCCATTTTTGGTCGTGGTTTTTCTTATAGAATTATTCGCAAATCTGCGAATTACACAGTACCTAACAGCGAACCTATGCAAGTAGCTCAAGCCGTAAACATCACTTACACGCTGCCAGTAGCCCCTATTCAGGGCCAAGTACATGCGTTTAAGGACGGCACTGGAAGCTGCAACAATAGTAATCGAATTACTATTCAAGCAAACTCCGGTTTAGTAGGATCGACGATTGATGGTGCTTCGTCATTCCAACTAAAAGCTCCTTATGAGTCTGTTAGTATGATGTACGACAGCACATTAAATATGTGGCTGTTAATGTAATAGACCATTCTCCCGGGGCCGCAATACGCAGCCCCGGGGGTTTTTATATGGATATAGAAAAAACAATCAGAATGGCTTACCATTTAAGTGGTATTATTACTTTTTTTGTTTTTATTTTTGGTGTTTTTAAGTTTTTAAAAATAATAGAAGGAAACCACTTACCATGAAGCTGGCATCAATAGTTAATCCAAAGTTCACAGTTTGTTTTGATAAACTATTAAAAGAAGAATTACCAATTCTGACTGCTTACAAACTAAAAAAAATAACCTCTATTGTTGAGTCAGAACAAAAAAAGTTTGAAGAGCTACGACAAGAATTAGTAAAAAAGTTTTCCAAAAAAAACAAAAAAGGAGAACCCCACAAAAATGAAGGCGGGTTTTATTCTGTAGATAAAGATAAAATGGAAGATTTTTTAAAAGAATTAAAAACTTTGTTAGATGTTGAAGTGGAAGTTCCAAAAATAAAAATTTCTGATCTTGGAAACGAGCTCAAAATAAGCGCAGAGCAAGCGATTGCTTTAGATGGTATTTTAGAAGAATAAAGTTTTATTGTAGTCTTGCTAAATAATTCGCACTGTCAGTAAAGATGCGTGGCTGTCCACTTTATAGTGAACATAGCGAAATGGTAAAGTTGATGTGTATTATAACTGCCGGTTATAAAATTGTTTTTATTTTTTACTGGTAAAAAAAATAAAAGGAAAAATAAATGTCTTTTATAAAAAATACCGATGATTTTTTTGAGGGGCTTAGTAATAAATTTTTTACAAATGAGCGCGTTAAAAGCGCGGTTGAATCTGATTTAAACTCGTTAAGCGGTTCTATTACTGGCGAACAAGCCGCACGTCAATCAGATGTGTCAGGGCTTGATTCGAGACTTGATATTATCGAAGGGCCGAGTGGACAAGAGGGGTCAATTGCAAAGGCATTAGTTGATGCCAAGTCTTACACTGATCAAGAAATTTCTGCTCTTGTGGGATCTGCTCCTGAAATTTTAGATACCCTTCAAGAACTATCCGAAGCTCTCTCTGGTGATGCAAGCTTTGCTCAAACTATCGCAGGTCAGATTAGCTCCTTAAGTGGTGCAATCGGAAGCGAAAGTGGAGCACGAGAAGCCGCTATCACTGGTCTTGACGCACGATTGGATATTATCGAAGGTCCAAGTGGACAAGCCGGATCAATTGAGAAGGCTCTGGCCGATGCAAAGTCTTACGCTGATACTGGGCTTGCTGGAAAAGTAGACGTTACTGTCAACTATGATATCCGGCCTGGTATTTATAGTGGCGGTAGCAAAAGCGCAAACTTCCAGATTGATTTTGCAAACGGACCGACTCAAAAATTTACTCTGCAATCTAACGTCACGGTCACATTTGCAAATCCAGTAGCTGGCGGTATTTATACTTTACAACTAGTTCAAGACGGAACTGGTAGCAGACAAATTACATGGCCTCAAATTACTTGGGCTAATGGTTCTGCACCACACTTGTCATCTGCTGGTAAAGTTGACTTCATTCAAATGTGGTATGACGGCACCACCTATTATGGTGACTACCAACTAGCTGACGTTACGTTTGCTACAACAGCTGCATTGTCAGCTGAAGCAAGCGGACTTGATGCTCGTTTAGATTTGTTGGAAGCTGACCCGACTACCAAGAGTTATGTAGACGAAGCTATCTCCGGTGAACAATCTGCAAGAGCTGCTGATGTCTCAGGACTTGATGCACGAATCGACGCGCTTGAAGCAGATCCTACTACGAAGGCGTATGTAGACGGTGTTGCTTCTGGTCTCGATGCAAGACTCGATTCTTTAGAAGCTGACCCAACTACTAAAGCATACGTAGATGGTGCAGTCTCTGGTGAGCAGTCCGCCCGTCAATCGGCAGACCAAGCTCTTTCTGGAGCCATCACTGGCGAGATTGCTGCTCGTGAAGCGGCAGTTTCTGGTCTTGATTCCAGAATCGATGCTCTTGAAGCCGATCCTACTACTAAAGCATATGTAGACGGTGTTGCTTCCGGACTTGATGCGAGATTGGATTCTCTCGAAGCTGACCCTGTTACAAAAGCTTATGTTGATGGTCAAGCTTCTGGTTTAGATGCAAGACTCGATGTCATCGAGGGACCAAGTGGACAAGCCGGATCGATTGCTAAAGCGTTAGTAGACGCTAAAGCTTACACCGATCAGGAAGTCTCGGCTCTTGTAAATTCTGCACCTGAAGTTCTTAACACTTTAAAAGAGTTGGCAGATGCCCTCTCTGGTGATGCAAGTTTTGCATCGACCATTGCAGGACAAATCGGCTCTTTGAGTGGCGCTATCAGCACTGAGATTGGAAACCGCCAATCGGATGTTTCAGGTCTTGATGCAAGACTAGACGCTCTCGAAGCTGACCCGACTACCAAGTCTTATGTCGACGGACAAGTATCTGGGCTCGATTCACGAATTGATTCGTTGGAATTCGACTCAGTAACTAAAGCCTACGTCGACGGAGCTATCTCCGGAGAACAAGCCGCTCGTGTAGCGGATGTTTCCGGTTTAGATGCTCGTTTGGATGCCCTAGAAGCTGATCCTACTACAAAAGCATATGTAGATGGCGCAGTCTCTGGCGAACAAACACGGGCTCAGGGAGTTGAGCAATCGCTTAGCGGCGCAATCACTGGGGAACAAGCAGCTAGAGAAGCTGCAGTCTCCGGTCTTGATGCTCGCTTAGATGCTCTTGAGTCTGATCCAACTACGAAAGCGTATGTAGACGGTCAGGTATCAGGACTCGATTCCCGTATCGATGCTCTTGAAGCAGATCCGGTAACTAAAGCGTATGTAGACGGAGCTATCTCTGGTGAGCAGTCAGCTCGTCAAGCAGACGTCTCTGGACTGGATGCTCGCTTAGATGCTCTCGAAGCAGATCCTACTACGAAGTCTTACGTCGACGGAGCTATCTCTGGTGAGCAATCCGCTCGCCAAGCAGATGTCTCAGGTCTTGATGCAAGACTTGATTCCTTGGAAGCTGACCCAGTAACCAAGTCATACGTAGATGGACAGGCTTCGGGTCTCGATGCAAGACTCGATGTCATCGAAGGGCCAAGCGGACAAGCCGGATCTATTGCTAAAGCATTAGTTGATGCTAAAGCATATACCGATCAAGAAGTCTCAGCTCTGGTTGACTCTGCACCAGAAGTGCTAAACACATTGAAAGAATTGGCAGATGCCCTTTCTGGAGATGCGCATTTTGCATCGACCGTTGCAGGACAGATTGGTTCCTTAAGTGGGGCGATTAGTTCTGAAATCGGAAACCGACAATCGGATGTCTCAGGTCTCGATGCAAGACTCGATGCACTTGAAGCTGATCCGACTACTAAGGCATATGTTGACGGTGTTGCTTCAGGACTTGATGCGAGATTGGATTCGCTTGAAGCTGATCCGACTACTAAAGCATACGTAGATGGACAGGTCTCCGGACTCGATTCCAGAATCGATGCTCTTGAAGGTGTCACTGGAATGGCAACGGAAGCTTATGTCGATGCCGAGGTACTTGAACAAGCGAAGTTCTTCGTTTCTGGTCAAGTAAGCTCGTTCTCTTCGAACACAAGCATCCAGTTCGGAACTTCGATGAGCCCTGGAACGCACTTTAACATGATGCTTGCTATGGTTGATTGTTCAGGCGGTACAGTTACCATGACGCTTCCTTCAGCTTCGGCTGCAGGATCGGAAGGTAGACGCTTGAAATTCAAAGACATGGGCAACGCGTCAATGAGCGGCTATGTAAGAGTTAGCGCTCAGGCGGGACAGACCATCGACGGCGCAGCATACTTCGATATGAAGGCTCCTTTTGAGTCTATCGAAGTTTACTGTGACGGAGATGAGTGGTTCATACTCTAATATAAATGAGTGGCCCTCTACAAAAGTGGGGGGCCACTTTTTATTACTCTTAATAAATTCAACCCAAAGTTGTATGATATAATTACCTAATCTTGGAGAAGACCATGAAAAAATTATTTTTAGCTTTGATCTTAGCTTTCGCAGTAACAGGGTGTAACCCAATGGCCCACCACGAGTGCTGCCACCACGAACACCACCACTGCTGTGAGCACCATTGCAAGTGCGAACATCACCACTGCAAGCACCACCACTGTGAGTGCGAACACCACTAAGTAATTAGTTTTTATACCTTTTTATTTAAGGGATCAGAATGAAACGTAGACTAGTTCTTATTAAAAAGGCTGCAAGTGGTAATTTAAGTCCTGTAATTACCATCTCTGCTCAACCCACAAATCAATCAACATCAGACGGAAATGCAAGCTTCTCAGTAACGGCAAGCGTTACGGAGGGGGCAACACTTTCGTATCAGTGGCAACGAAGTACCGACGCAGGAACAACTTTCTCGGCTTTGTCTGGAGAGACTTCGAATAGCTTATCCCTAAGTTCAATTACGGTTTTGTCTGATCAATATCAATATCGTTGCGTAGTATCTGCTACGGGCGGTGCTGCGAGTGTCAATTCGTCTTCAGCTACTCTTTCGGTTGTTCCAGCTATTACGGTTTCTGCTCAACCACAAGCTTCGACAACATCGGAAGCATTAGGCACATCTTCCTTCTCAGTTACAGCAAGCGCATCGGTTGGTGGAACTATATCTTATCAGTGGCAACGAAGTACAGATGGGACTAGCTTTTCAAACCTAAGTGGAGAAACCAATAGTTCTTTAAGTTTGAGCAGTCTCACATACGCTACCAACAATCAAAACCAATATCGTTGCGTGGTGTCTGGCAATTACAACGCATCTTCTGTCACTTCAAGCGCAGCAGTTTTGACTGTTTATGATTCGACAACTGCGATGGCCACATGGACATCGGCAACACTAAGCGGTTCTTATGGTGGTCTTACTTATGCTAAAGAACTGGGATTGTTTGTAGCAGTCGGGGGCAGTACCACTAGGGCCAGCGTATCAAATGATGGAACGAATTGGAGTGATACAACTGGAGCAGTAGTAAATCTACAGACAGTAGCATGGTCTCCTGAGCTTGGAATGTTCGCAGCAGTGGGAAACATTGGTGGGATTGCTACTTCTTATGATGGTTACAACTGGACACAGAGAACATCTCCAACAACAAACAATTTAAAAAGGGTTCGTTGGATTCCAGAAAAAGGATTTTTTCTAGCCTGTTCTACAGCCGTTTCCGCTTCTAATAAATTTGTTAAATCCACAGATGGTATTACTTGGACTGGATTTAGTGGGCCATCAACCGAAGCCGTTTATGACTTTGACTATGCTCCAAGTTTAAATTCATTTTTCGCTCTTGGTTACAGTTCAAATAAGATTTTTACATCTTCAGATGGTGAAACTTGGACAACAAGTGCATCCACAATGCCTAGTTCTGGAACTTGGTATGCAATTAAATGGTCTTCTCAAAAATCCTTATTTGTCGCTGGGGCGTGGGATGGTGGATATTTAGCAACATCTCCAGATGGTGCGAATTGGACAACTAGAACCAAAGTAGACACAACCCAGTCTGGTGTTACGGCTATTGATTATTCACCAGAGTTGGGCTACTTCGCAATGAGCATAAATGGCAATGCTGGCTATAATAGAGTTCACATATCACCAGATGGCATCAACTGGACTGGAAAAATATCTTCTAGTGCAGCTAACTGGGATGTTTGCTGGTCTTCTGATGTGGGAAAATTTGTCTGTATCGGTGGTAGCGGGTTCACTGCAACATCGACCAGTGTTTACAGTGCATCCAATGTCATTAAGCTTACTGCTTTCACATTACCATCTACATACAGAAACGATACTGCAAGCTCATCTTATATTGCGACAGCATCAATAGCTTCTGGCAGCATCTCTTATCAATGGGAAAAGAGTACAAATTCTGGTGTAAGTTTTTCAAGCGTAGCTGGTGCAACGGCTGGAACGCTAACCCTTACCCAAACAGAACGAAATGCTGCGGTCGATGGATCTCATTTTTACAGATTAAAAATGACATCTGCGACAGCCAAGTACAGTCCAGTCTATGCTGGATATTTTGTACCATCAGCAAATGATGCAATTTACTATGTCAGTAATTGGTCTTCGTCTTCCCTAACCAACCAAAACTGGTATTCTATCTGTTATGCCAAAGAGCTTGGTCTTTTTGTTGCTGTATCTTCTACTGGTACAAACAGAATTGCAGTTTCAAACAATGGAACAACTTGGACAGAGCTAACAGGACAAGCTGCATCGGCCTACGCACTTAACTATGTCGCATGGTCGCCAACATTAGGAATGTTTGTAGCCGTGGGATCTTCTGGTTCAATTTTCACTTCTTATGATGGGTATAACTGGACACAGAGAACTTCACCCACTACCTCAAATCAGCTTTATACTGTCAAATGGATTGCAGAAAAAAGCTTCTTTTTGATTACATCAAATAGTGCTGGGACGGCTAATAAGATTTTAAAATCCACAGATGGTATTACTTGGACTGGGTATTCTTCCCTAAGCACTACCGCTCTTTCGGACTTTGATTATTCACCATCTCTTGATTTGATAGTTGTGCAAGTTTATGGTGCCAGCAATTTTATCACTTCTTCGGATGGTCAAAACTGGTCATCTGTTTCGGTAGGATCGGGTACAAATAGAAACTGGGACGGGATAAAATGGTCTGCCTCGCAAGGCAAGTTCGTGGCGACTTCATCAAATAGCAATTCCGTTGCAACATCGACAGATGGAACTAACTGGACGATAGTTTCTACTGGTGTTTCGCTAAACAAAATTGATTATTCTCCAGAGTTTAATTTATATGTTTCAAACACTGTAAATACGGGAGGCTCGACAAAAGTTTGGAGTTCTCCAGATGGTGTTACTTGGACTGCCCGTGGCCCCTCTCTTGGCACTTCAGTAACATTTAGAAACATTCTGTGGGTTCCTGATTATAAAAAGTTTTATGCCATATCACAAGACGGGGCGCAGTTAACTTCTGCCACTGTTTCAGATCCAGAAAATGTTATTAAATTGTCTTCGTTCTCTCTGCCTACAATCACATATAGAAATAATACTGCGAATACAACTTATGTAACTACTTCAACAATCGCTTCTGGTTCAATTTCTTATCAGTGGCAGTTGAGTACAAACTCAGGATCAACTTTCTCAGATGTTGCTGGAGCTACGAGCAGCACCCTAACGCTTTCTCAGGCTGATAGAAATGCAGCCCTAGACGCAGGTAATTATGTCTACAGATTAAAAATGACATCTGCCACAGCTAAGTATAGTCCAGTTTATGCTGGATATTACGATGCTAGGGTTCAAGAAAATAATATTTATGCGCTAAATAATTACAACTTAGGATCTATTTCTGACTCAAGTTGGGCTGGGCTTGTTTGGTCTTCTAAGCGTGGCGTTTTTGTAACCGCATCTTTTAGTGGTAACGACAAAATCGCAGTATCAGCAAACGGCCTGAATTGGCAGTATGTTAATACCGACACCTCTGGGGCTACTATAACCCCAGGAAACGCAGAATTGGTATATTCAGAAGAAAAAGATCTGTTTGTGCAATCTGGGCCATCTAGTTATGTTTATACTTCAACAGACGGTTTGAATTGGACTCAAAGAGCATCTTCAACAACCCAAACATTAGCGAGCGGTGCCTACTCCCCTTCCTTGGGGCTTTTTGTTTATGTATCGAGAACTGCTACGTCTAACGTAGTGGTAACATCGTCTAATGGAACTACTTGGTCAAACTCCTCTACTGGGGTTTCACAAGCCATGTGGGGTGTCGCATGGTCTCCCACATTAGGATTATTCGCAGCAGTAGGGGACAATGGGACAATCATCACTTCAACTAATGGAACTTCTTGGACAACAAGAACCTCTCCCAACACGAACGCATACAAGTCTATCGCATGGTCTCCCACATTAGGAATGTTCGCAGCAGTATCAAATGGTGGAACCAATAGGGTCATGACATCTACGGATGGCATCACTTGGACTGCAAGGACTTCAGCAGCAGAAACCTACGCATGGAGAAGAATAATTTGGGTTTCCGATCTGGGGATGTTTGTCGCAGGGTCAGAGTCAACTGGAGTGAGTTGTGTTATGTACTCTGCCAATGGCACATCTTGGACTTTAAGCGCAATCAACAACAGATCGACCACTTCTTCAGTGACTGGGTTGGCTTGGTCTTCAGAGCTAAAACGCTTGGGTCAAGTTGGTTTTTATGGAACAGGAGTTAGAAACTACGCAACTGCTGATATTTACACCAACAAAACAACCGTTGCAGGATTTACTGCGCTACCAAAATTAACAACCACAAACTACCTGTCTTCGACAGCAGATGTCACCCTGTCTTCAACTGCACTTGTTTCGGACGGAAGCTCCCCAAGCTATCAGTGGCAACGAAGTTCTGACAACGGATCTACTTGGGCTGATTTGTCTGAAAAAACATCTGCAAACCTTGTTTTAACTGATGCCGAATCAGAAACCGCTTCAACAAGTAATTACAAGTATCGAGTTAAAGTTTTAAACGGCACAAACAACTTAATAAGTACCACATTTTCTGTTGTCGTACAGTCTGATGGCGTTTATGCCGTCAACAACTGGACGGTTTCATCACCAGGAGATCGCTACTGGTGTGGTGTCGCATGGTCTCCTAAGTTAGGCTTATTCGCAGCAGTGTCTTATGCAGATGCCTCTTCGGCCACGACTTTACAAAGAGTTAGGATTGGAATTTCAAAAGACGGGGTTAATTGGACTTACCCAACCTACTGGTCTACTAGCGGATTTTTTCCAAACGACATTTTGTGGGTTGGTGGTTCTGTAAATATGTTTGTAGTTGTTGGCCAAGTTTGTATTTTAACCTCTCCAGACGGTATCAACTGGACTTCAAGAAAAAACACAAATATGTTGATTTGGGAAACAGCCGCATATTCTTCTACCCAAGGAATTGTTGCCGTTTTTAATGGCACCTATGCCGCAAACGCTGTTTTAAAAAGCACCAACGGTATTACTTGGACGACAAGTGCTGGGCTTGGTTTTACGCAAGCTATGTGGGGTATCGCATGGTCTCCTTCTCTTAGCTTGTTTGTAATGGTTGGAGCGGGTGGAAGAATTATGTCGTCACCAGATGGTACGACATGGACTCAAAGAACTAGCAATACGACCAACACTCTAACTTCGATTGCTTGGTCTCCAGAACTAAGTCTTTTTGTAGCTGTTGCAAACACTGGAACGAGCCGAGTGGTCACATCACCAGACGGTATCAACTGGACGACAAGGACTTCGGCAGCAGAAACCTACTCATGGAGAAAAGTAATTTGGGTTTCTGATCTGGGATTGTTTATAGCTGGAGCACAAACCACAGTAGCAAATAACTTAATGTATTCTTCAGATGGAATTAACTGGAGTATTGCATCAATGTCACCATCGGCTACGGCTGCTTGGAGAGTGCCGATGGCATGGTCTCCAGAGTTAAAACGACTTTTAGTTCTTTCTCAAAGCACCACACAGAACGCAGTTGGAACTGCGGCGTTAAGTGCTGACATATTTGCTGGCAAGACAAGCTATATGTCAATCACGGCTGCTCCTTCAAACTACGAAACATGGCTTGATAACACTGCAAGCACCACGCTTACTGCGGCAGCATCGGTTTCGACGGGGGCTACACCAAGCTATCAGTGGCAACGAAGTTCTGACAATGGAACGAATTGGAGTGACTTAGCAGGACAAACTTCAACAAGCCTTGTTTTAACTGATGCAGAAACAGAAACGGCTTCCACAAATAGTTATAAGTATCGTTTCAGTGCATCATCGGCTGGAATTTCGAACTCACCAGTAGTAAGTGATAAGGTTTCTCTAACAGTAAGAAGCACTACAAAAGATTACTGTGTTGAAAATTGGACGATGTATTCGGCTGCCAATAGCAATCAATTAAGATCTGTTGTTTGGGCTCCGAGCTTGTCACTCTTTTGTGCAATTGGGGATAGTGGAACTAATAACAGAGCGCAAACATCTCCAGATGGTATCACTTGGACTGTGAGAACTACTCCGTCTGCTGCAAACAATAACTGGCAAGGTTTGGCCTGGTCTCCAGAGCTAAGTCTTTTTGTAGCTGTTGCTGGATCTGGAACCAATAACAGAGTCATGACATCTCCAGACGGTATTACTTGGACTGCAAGGACTTCGGCAGCAGACAATAACTGGCAAAGCGTATGCTGGTCTAAAGAAAAAACTTTATTTGTAGCTGTTGCTGGATCTGGAACCAATAACAGAGTCATGACATCTCCAGACGGTATTGCTTGGACTGCAAGGACTTCGGCACAAGACAATAATTGGACATCGGTGTGTTGGTCGCCAACCGCCAATGGTACTGGTCTTTTTGTGGCAGTATCAAATGGTGGAACCAATAGGGTTATGACATCCCCTGATGGTATCAACTGGACAGTAAGAACATCGTCTATCACCACATATTGCGTGTGCTGGTCGGCAGAAGTGGGATTGTTTGTGGCTGCTGGATTTAATAGCATGGCCACATCTCCAGACGGTATTAACTGGACTTTAAGAAATCCAGCAGCGATCGCTGCGGGGGCTTTCGTATCTGTCTGCTGGTCAAAAGAACTTGGGCTCTTTTGTGCCTTCCCATCTGCAACGTCAAATGGAAAAGTGGTCACATCACCAGACGGTATCAACTGGACTGCAAGAATGTCACAACAAGATGTATTTTTCCAATCACAGTTTTTTGGAAATGGTATCGCATGGTCTCCAGGCGTAGGTCGTTTCGTCCAAGTTGGTTTGTATGCTAACATGAGCGCAATAGTTTCAAACGTCTATATGGCAACACCCGCTTTCAGTTTAGCTGCTGGCACCTATACAGGAACTCAGTCAGTTACACTTAGCGTGGCAAATTCTGGGGCAACAATTTACTACACAACCGACGGTAGTACGCCAACAACGTCGTCTACGGTATATTCGGGGGCTATTTCTGTACCAAGCAGCAGAACCATAAAAGCGATTGCAGTTAAATCGGGATACCCAGATTCAACTATCGCCTCGGCTGCTTATACAATTAACTAGCACTTCGACTAAGCCTGTTTATTAGGTAAAATAAATTAACAGCTATCTCTTGAGATACAATCCTCTCGTCAAGACCTGATCGATCTTGGCGAGGGGGCTGGGAAATTAAACAAACAGTATCAAAACCGATAGATGGGCATAAGGAATCATTATGGCCTATAAACCGCCTAGCCAGAACATCATTGATAACGAGACTGGAGCAATACCGAGCTCTGAGGCGGTATTTGAGGCCTTACGACAAAAGGTAGATGTCACAAGTGGTTACGATATCAACCCCCAATTCTATAACGCTGGAAGCGTTACCGGGAGCTTTGCCGTAGATTTTGCCTTAGGCCCGGTTCAGCAGGTCACTTTATCCGCAAGTGGCGAGCACCAAGCCTCCTTTAGTAACCCAGTTCTAGGCGGCGTATATATGCTTAAAATCGTCCACGATGGGTTAAGCGGAACGATTAGCTGGCCTGAGACCGTCAGGTGGCCCGCAGAAGGGGAACCCACCCTAAGCGCCTCCTCAGGCACTATAGACCTCGTTAGCTTTGTCTACGATGGCAGCGATTACTTTGGTTCCTATTCCTTAGGTTATTGATCGCTCAACTACTCTGGTAAATACTCCGATAAGAAGTACACGCCCACTTCTACTCTCTCGAGTCCGCCGATTAGCTGGCTGACTAACACATTAAACAAAAGGTAAAACTATGAAATACTTAATGGCCCTACTTATAGGGACTTTTGCGCTTTCTCCTGAATATCAAAAAGGCTACGAAGAAATCCACGGCACTGGCAAATATACAAGGGCGCAGCTTGAAGAGGCGGAGCCTAAAATCAGAATGGCAGAACAAAATCTTCAAACGCTAGAAGACGTCGCTATTCAGTCGAACCTTGCTCTACGAACCATCTTCTCGGTTGCAGTTAAAAACCTACACCGAAAAGGATATACACGAACAGCAAGAGAAATCGAATCTGGCTGGGAAGAACGAGACGGCGAGATAGTCAGACTTGCCTATAGAGGTGAAAGAAACATCGGGGATTTTGAACCGCTATCGAAATGGCTTGCTGACGCATACGATAAAATCGAATCGAAGTTAGGATATCAACTATGCCTAGCGTTACGCCTGTCAGATATCAAAACCATCAACTTCGGTCTTGTCGTTGTATTTAGGCCATGTAAGTATGGCGAGGAAGAATTTAAGAAGCATTTTATTCATGATGAAAAATACCGAGGGCTTGCTCCGGTAGTCGCCTACTGGACGACTATTGTGGCTTGTTCGTTTGGTACTTACGGGATTGGATATTTCTTTATCTGCTCTCCGATAGGAATGATAGTGGAGCTTGGAGTAGATAAAAAAATAGCGCCGTATCTGGCCCCTAAAATTTATAATCTTGCTTGTGAGGAATAAATGACAAGAGAACAATGTCTCGACAGACTCGATGCCATACAACGTGCATTAGAGTTTTTCAAAAACAAAGAAAACTACGAAATTGGCGAAGTCATAAGCTCGGTCGAAATGCGAGGAATAGAAACGGCCAAAGAAGCCTTAGACGAAGTTTTAAAACTAAGGCTTTATTTGGTATCGATTGCTTTTCCAGAAGGTAAACTGTGATGGACCCTATCGTAGTAGAGCTGTTCGCGCTTGGAGTTTTTATGGTTTTGGTAACGCTTATCATGGTTGCCATTTATGGGGAATTTAAAAAATGAAATACAAAATATTGAAAGACGGCCTTGTGCAAGGCGGGTCAGCTCAATACCTGTATGACGAAGACGGACAAATATTCTGGGAGGCGAGCATTAAAGTGGGGATGGGTTTTTTAGCTAAAACCTATTCTAAAAAGGGTACCCTTCTTTTAGAGGACCCCGACTTAATGCTTTCTGAAAACCTAAAAGAAGGCATGGAGCATATCTTTGGCCCCGTCCTTATTAAAACCATTAAGCGTGGGGAAGACGGGCTTATGGAATGTCTCATCAGCGTCGAAGGCGGGGCTATAGAAGGTCCCGTCTTTGTCGACTACTCAGACCACTATATCAATCCTCGGCACGCTGAAATCGTAGCGAAGGTATCCGGCCTTACCCTAAATATTAAACTGGTGCCTGAAGAATGATATAATTCAAAAAACCTTAAATTTGGGGGAGCGTACAAATGAAGTACATGGTCACCGGCGGTCACGGCTTTATTGGATCAAACCTTTGTAGGCTCCTTCTAGAACAAAATAAAGATATCGTTGTTGTCGATTCCCTCACCTACGCCTCAAACCAAGCCTACTTAAAGAATTGGGCCAAAGAGAATAATAAAAAGTTTGAAGAAGAAATCCTAGATATCAGAGACCACGTTTCTGTCGCAAGGATGATGCAAAAACATAAGCCCGATGTCATTTTTCATTTAGCCGCTGAAAGCCATGTTTGCCGAAGCATCTCTGGGCCCAAAGACTTTGTCACAACAAACGTTCTAGGCACCTTTCATTTGATTGAAGAGTTTCGGCAGCTTTGGGGAGATAACGCTTCTAAAAAGTTTGTTCACGTTTCAACTGATGAGGTCTACGGGGAGCTTGAGCTAAACGAGCCGCCTTTTTGTGAATATACTCCAATCAAACCTAGAAGCCCCTATTCCGCCACAAAAGCCGGAAGCGATCACATCGTCCAGTCTTACTTTCACACCTACGGTGTTTCGACCATCATTACGAATTGCTCGAACAACTTTGGTCCCAACCAGCATAAAGAAAAACTAATTCCTGCAACCATTCAACGCCTTCATAGAAATAAACCTGTAAGGCTTTATGGCAACGGCCAGAATATCCGCGACTGGCTCTGGGTGGAAGACCATGCAAGAGGCCTTATGCTTCTTGCTGAAAAAGGAACGCCTGGTCAAAAGTATTGCATTGGGGGTGAGTGTGAAAAAACTAACCTCCAAATTATCAACGCTGTCTTTGACGCTATGGCTACAAGATTTGGAAAATTAGAACTTACTATTGAATTTACAAACGACAGGCCGACAGATGATAAAAGATATGCTATTAATTGCGACAGACTAAAAGCACTGGGCTGGGCCCCGTCCAGCAATTTAAAAGAAAATCTCTTGAAGACAGTCGATTATTATTTGGTAGAATTTAAACGGGGTTGAGTCAGCGCTTCATTTAACATTAACCGTGTTAAGAGAGAGCAAAGAACTATGGAGTGCCGTGATACAACCCCAATCATCAACTGCTACACACTCAAGAGAGAAGTCTACAACGACCCAAGAGGGCACTTCTCAGAGCTCTTTCGAGCTTGTGACTTCGATGAGAAGTTCGTCCAAAGAAACGTCTCCCTATCTAAAAAGAATGTTCTAAGAGGGATGCACACCATGACTAGGCAACCCCAAGGAAAGCTTGTGACCTGTGTCTATGGCAGTGTGTGGGATGTGGTTTTTGACGCAAGGCCCATGAGCCCCACCTTTATGAAAGGATATGCAATCGAGCTAGATCACAAGAAGCTAAACGCTATCTACGTGCCGCCAGGCTGCCTACACGGATTTTTCACGCTTTCAGATATCGCAGTCGTGGAGTATGATTGCACTACTTATTACCAACAAAAATTTGACGGGGGTGTTAAATGGACTTCTTCGGAAATCAAAAAACTTTTTCCACCGAGTATCAATCCGGTTTTGAGTTCTAAAGATGATGGGCTTCCATCTCTTCAGGAATTTTTAAGATCAAAATGATACCACTTCTAAGACCAGATTTTCCAAGTCTTGATTTAGTAAACCAGTATTTTTCGTCTTGCTACGACAAGAAGATATTTACTAACTTTGGCTCCGTCTTTGATGAGTCCGTAAAACAACTTTCAAAACTAATGAACGGGGAAGCGCTTCCCTGCACTTCAGGAACGACAGCTATTCAAGCCGCTCTTTCTGTTATGTCAGCTAAAGGAAAAAGAGTCGCTATCCCAGACTACACCCACTCAGGAACGATGCTTGCTGTAATTGGCGCACAAGCTACTCCAGTTCTTTTTGCCGTCAATCCTAAAACTTGGGTCATTTCAATTGATGACTTAAAAGCAAACTTTGACCAATACGACATGGTCGTTGTGGTTTCTCCCTTTGGTTATGAAATTGATTTCCAAGCTTTTGAAACATTATCGTATGAATTAAAAAAACCCATCGTTTACGACATGGCAGGATGCTTTGGGAGCTTCCCAGATACCATTAACCCCAGAGCTTATTCTTTTCATGCCACAAAAAACTTTGCGGTCGGTGAAGGGGGATGCCTTGTTCTTCCTGACACCAAAATGTGGGAGCACGCTAGAAAAATTATCAACTTTGGAACGAACCTAGACAGATCCCTTTTTAGTGATGTGGGCTTTAATGGAAAGGTAGATGAGCTTCGATGCGCTATTATTTTAGCTATGCTCCACGAAGAGAACTTGTCGAAAGTGTGGGCCAGGATCAAGAACAAAAAAGCAACGCTTCAGTTCTACCAAGAGCAACTAAAGGGGGTTGTACCTGAAGGAGAGAAATACACTTCTCTTTGTGTGGTGGGCGGCGTTCCTGCTAAAGAGCTGGAAGAGCACTGCCTTAAAAACGACATCATTAGTAAATCCTACTACCCACTTCTTTCTAAGATGCCAGGTCTTGCGCACATCGAACGGGTAACTACGAGCGGCCCTGAAATGGAAAAGTGCCTTGCACTTCCGTCTGATGTTTCAATCGCGGAAGCTTACGAAGTCGTTGAGTGTATATCCGAGTATCGTCCTTAAACTAGTTCAAGAACGCCTTTTTTTCTTTCTTTCTTTTCTTCGGCAGGATTTCCCCAAGCAAACATCCAAGGAGATATCTTTTGATTAGCTCTGGTCTGGCTCATGGCCCCAAGAACCGAGCCCTCCCCAAAGTGGGTTCCCGGCATCACGCAACAGTGGGCTGTGATGTGGGAATGGTCTTCCATGACGATTGGGGCGTAATAGACATTGGTAAATTCTTTAGGGTTTTGAGGACCAATTAAGTAGTCCCCTGAGAAATTATCAGAAGAGGAAATAAGGGTAGAACCAAAACTAATCGTGCAGTTATCGCCTATCCGAATCCCCCCGCCACAGGATAGGGTCACACGGGAGGCGATGTGGATATTGCTACCTATTTTTAAATATCCTTTTAAACAAAGTAGGATACAGCCAGCATCGATTCTAACATTACTACCTAGCTCAATCTGTTCAGCCCCCATGACGATAACGCTTCTATCTACAAGGACTTTCTCCCCTATTCGTTTAAAACCACACAGAAAGAGTTCTTCTTTAGTTAAAAAGGCCATAGGTAATCTATTTTGGTTACGCACCCTTAATGGTATCTTATTTAGTATATATGAGCAAAATATGCGTAGTCACATTGGGGTTTATGAATTGGCGTGTAATGGCTAGTTCCTTTAAACAGCTTTATCAAACCAAGATTTTAAATTGGGAGCACCACGTTTTAGACCAGCACTACCCACTTAATGAAAAAGAAAACCGAGATAGCCTAAAGGCCATGTGTAAGGACTACGGAGCTATCTTACATGACGCTGGAAAAAACTTAGGCCTCCACGAAGGGGTCAACTACTTAATTAGACAATCAAAACCAGATATCGTCATTGGATATGACCCAGACTCTTTCCCCAATAGAATTTGCTGGGATGAAGCCCTGACCAAAGTCATTGATGAGAATGTGGTCTGGTCCACACTAGCAAACCCACGAACAATGGGAGATATTAAAGCAAGAGGATATACAGAGTTTACCTCTAATGGAGTAAAGCTCTGGAAGACCAAAACGGCCATTACAAACTCAGTTTGCGCTTGGTCCGTTCCTTGGTTAGAATCAGTAGGATTTGTTTCTGAATCTAGGCCGTTTTACGGGCATCTAGAAACTACCATGTTTGGTAGGCTAAAAAACAAAAGTTGGGTTGTACTTCCTGAATACAGCGAATCTGATCACTTACGGCACGACCACGACAAAGACTACGCGCTCTACAAGTGGGCTCATGCCATCTTAAGAATCTGGGACGGTGACTTTAAAAGCTGGCTCGAAGCTGGAAAACCGCACGAAGAAAAAATAAAAATAAGTTAAGGAGAAAGCATGAATCCTACACCCGAACAATGGGGAACAGTTGTCGTTAATTTAACCAAGGGCGAACTGGGGATTTTAGCTGCTGTTGGAATTGCCGTTCAATTTTTGATGCTATTATTAAAAGGCCCCTTAGGAGAAAAAGCAGGTAAGTGGAGGCTTATGGCGGTCTCTGGGCTTACAATGGTGGGCTGTGTACTCGCTCTAAGAACGCAGGGAATGGACTGGGCGTCTATTTTAGCCCACTCTTCTACCCTTGCTGCATCACAAGTTTTTATTCATCAAATTTTTAAACAAAGCTCTGAACAGCCTGTTAATGAGGTGGCAGAGCCAAAAAGAAGAAAAAGAAAATGAACGACTTATTTAAGGAGCTGGTTTTTGATGTGGTCATAAAAGAAGCGATTAGGCGTCTTTTTTTAGCAGTTCCGTTTCTAGAAATGGGGCCAATTGGATACATTGTAAGCCTTCTTTTGACCCGATTTGCTGATAGCCTTTATGAGTATCAAAAGACGGTTGTTCGGTTTTACAAGTTTGAGTTTGTTAATTCCAAGAATCAAAAACAATTTGATCAAGAAATGAAAAACTTGCAAACATTACAAAAAAACCCAAATGCCACACCAGAGGAAATAAATGAAGCCATTCAAAAAGCTAAAGAACGCTTGGCCGATCTTGTTCGTTATTCTAGCTAGTTGTTCAACAACTGTAACAATTCCTGATGTGGAGTGGTGCACTTCTACTGGAAACCACGGGGCTATATGCCAGAACTCTTCTTCAGATACCAACCGTACCCTAACTGATAAAGAGTGGATTGATTTTTTAGAAAATGGGCCCGCACTTTGTACTTCTTCGAAAGACTTTTCAAGAATTAAGACTGCTATCCAGCAGCTCTGCAATGAAAACTCCAAATGCAAATTTGAGACGTTGAAGGCAACTTTTAAAAGGCTTGATAAACTTAGTTCTCGAAACCGTTAAAGCCTTCTGCCAAATGCTCGACAGAGTAGAACTTAAGGCCATTTCTAAACATCTCCATAGATAAGGACAGTGATCCACCAGGGCCAGTCTTTCCACCTCTTGGAAACACAGGACCACCCGAAACTTCGTGGTGTCCAAAAATGTTTTCTATTTTAAACCTATCGTGCGGGTCGTTTGCTTGAAGCCAAACTAAAAGCGACCAGAGCGCTCTTTCTTGTTCGATACTAAACGTATGATAGTAGCCAGGCTCACATCCGTAAGAGCCTTCTACTTTTCTAACTTCATACTGGGGAACGATAATTCCGTTTTTATTTTTATAAAGGCCATTTCGGTGCGGCTCTACTTTTCCTGCCCCACAAAGAGATATCCCGATGAGTTTTGAAGAGAGGCTCTTTCCTAACGACGGCCAGTAGCTTTGGCCGGCATGATATCCCCATTCATTTAAAGAGTGGGCTTGGACGAGTTTACCGTCCCTACTAATACACAAGAACGTATACTCATCAGATATACCAGCTTGCACAGCGTCGAGAGCGTCTTGAAGACCTTTCTGGCTTGAGCCTCCGGTTGCGTGAATAATAGCCCCTGCCGGATATCCGTCGGCGTAAAGTCCGCGGGTCGGCATTGTTTCACGTGGAACAATGGCTTTAGGGTGCCACAAAAACAAGTGCCCAGGCTCATCATCCGTAGGTCGATGCTTTTCTTTTTTCGACATAGTTTAAAAAATTAAACTAGCGCGAACTAACCCCACATTTTTTGTAAGATATCTTTTCGAAGAACGTTTACTTTTTCTAAGGTCAGGGTGTCTTGAACAAATTCCCAGCCCTCTTGGGCAAGTTTTAAGGTGTCTACTTCACCTCGCATAACTAAATCGAGTTTATCCGCAAAGTCTTTTTGGTCCTTGTAGTTGATAATACCAGGCCTTCGCCACTCTTCCCAATCTGGACCCAAACACGCAGCGCCCGCATGAATGCCCTCAATCCAAGCAATGTTGGACTTAGAGTGGTTGAATGGACAATTCCAAAGGGGAACAAACACCAGGCTCGGATTAAAATTATTAAGGGCTTTCCAATAATCAACGGGATCTAGTGGATTGGTAAGCTTTAACTGTTCTATACTAAATCCCTCAATCGACAACATTTGTTCGACAGTGTACCAAAAGTGATGGCCCACAAAATTAATCGACCAATCTTTGAAGTGTCTGGCATAGGCGTGCTTTAAAGCTGCCGTATATACCCACAAATCTTTGTCATGCGTGTTGCTGCCTCGCCACAAAATCATCTTATTTTGTTTAGTTGTTGGGGTTCTGCCCACCGCAAAGGCTTGATTATAGGCATTTGGAATTACTTGTATTTTGTCCGGGTTTGAACTGCTTTTAATCTGGTTTAACACCCAGCGCATTCTATTTGCAAGCGCTGCAGTAGAAACCGAGACATGGTCTGCCGTATCAATCATCCGTCCCACAAGTTGTCTTACCGAAGATTGCGAATAAAGCTTAAAAGCCCTATTTTCAAAGGGAACTGCAAACAGGTCGTCATCGTAATCAATCCAAACCTTTTTCCCATTAGCTTTTGCCATATTCATGATGTTTAGGTGCGCCCCCGAATAGGGGCGCTGCATAAAGATTGCGTCCACATAAGAAAGCTTCACCCAATCAATCGAATCTCCCTTTTCCATATAAAAGTCACATTCTTTCATTAAAGGAGAAAGAGGGCCGAAAGCTCTATAAAACGAGGTTGAATCAGTCGGGTGCGGGGCAAAAACTAGAAGGGTTTTCATGGTTTTTATTATATCATTTCTTAGATACAATACCTCTATGCCAAAAACGCAAATTCAAAGCACGCAAGAAGTAAATGATGCGGAACTCCCTAGACTGGGTCTTGCGGCTAGATCCACTGACGCAGATATCGAAGGCCTAACCGATCAGGAGCTTGATTTCCCTTTAAGACTCTCGGCAGCCTTTCCAACTGCAAATTCAAGACTTTATATTAGAAGCTCTCTAATTGCCTCTGCTGACGGCTCTAAAAAAAGTGCGCCCCCCATCGCTTCTCAGATTTTTGATATCGCTGACTCCTATATTGACTTTCAAACCAAAACCACAAGCGGGCCCATTTTAATTACCTGGCCGACGGTTACAAGCGGCCAATACATTAAAGCAGGCCTTACCCTCCTACCTAGCGGATTCATTCAAGTTATTTTTAGCCCCAGCGGTGCTACGAACTCCAGCACCTTACCAGCCAACCCAGGGACGTTATTTATTAACGGCGGTCAGCCTATTGGTTGGGTCAACCTGCAATCTACAGGAAGCGGATTTAAAACCGCCGATTCCGTTACCAATATTATTGAAGCAAGCGGCATCAACCGATTTGGAGTAGGCGGCGCACCTTCCGCCTCTGGCAACGCCAACGAAGTTCTTGAGAGATTAAAAGACTGGCACTTAAGTAGCGTTTATTCGTGGATGGATACCAATGTCTTTTCTATCGATACCATCACTAAAGTAGATTCGGGAACTGCTACTTATGATGTCGCTTCTCAGAGCTACAAATTTCAAGCAGGACAAACCTTAATTTCTAAAAACTGCCTTGATGAAGATTTTAAATCAGAAGGCGTTGAAGTTCTTCAAGCAGAAGTCAGCGTTGTAAGAGACACAGCGCTTTCATCAGATAAAGTTGAGCTTTCAAGAGACGGTGTCAACTACGTGACGGTCACAACGTCCAAAGTTGGAAATGATACCCTTGTTGGCAACGCCACTTTTTCTGATCCAACTTATCCTGAACAGCTTGTTGCAAATACCTCAAACAATATCAACCAAGCTTACACTTCTTTTAAAGTTACGTTTTCAAATCAAACGGTAAGTTCGATTGGTCTTTTCATGTACAGACTTGGAACACCGGCGGGTACACTCACTTTGCAAATCCGACCCGATAACGCTGGCGTTCCCTCAAATACTATTACTGCCACTTCTGCTGGCGTTTCAGCAGCCACACTTACCACTGGCTTAACTAGGTTTTCTTTTTCTGATGTTGCTCTAAACGGTGTCTATCATTTAATTTTGGTTGCAGATAATCAGTACTTAAATTCTGTAGTGCTTGGAACCACCAACGTAGGTTTGATGTCGAGCTCCTTAAGTTCTGGCATCTCTGGCACAAGCTCCAACGGAACGACTTGGGTTTCTGGCACCTTAGCTTATTCCTTCTCGGTAATGCCAAAACCAGAACTCTCTCAGTACCTAAATGAGAGCACAGTCTACAAACTTTTAGGCTCTGGTTCAGGCACAATTCGAGCACAGCAATTTACTATCACAGAAGCCATGGCGGTCGAGTATGTGACCTTAAGAACTACTCGGGCGGGAAGTGCAAACGGAAGCCTCTATGCTACGCTTGTTAAATCTGTTTCTAATAATCCTTCAAGCTCAAGCTTAGATATCTTATCTACTACTAGCTCTCGTCCTATCGCAAACAATGTAATGAACTTATCGTTCCCCTCTCCGGTTCTTCTAACCCCGGGAAGTTACTTTTTAGTTTTCTATACAGATGCCACTTATAAAACAAATTTTAATACCAACACCAACTACCTAGGGCTTTTAGGAAACTCGGTTGCTATAGCTGGGGTGGGGCTTGGAAAAGAAAGCACTACCGGAGATAGCTGGACGACGGTGCCGCCTCTTAGTTATTCCCTAGTTGGATACAAAAGAGATTTAAGAGTGAGAATCACCGCTAACGAAGGTGCGGTATTAGGATACGGGGTTCTTTACGGAGCAAAGACAGGTCTTGTGACCGGCGTCTTAAATAAAGAAACTCAGTGGGCCTCGATTAACCAAACGACATTTACTGTCAGTAAGTTCCTGCCCAGTTCCGATTTATTAAAAGTCTACGACACAAGCGGTCGATGTTTTGTATCTCCATTTTTTACTATTCAAGGACAACAGGTTATATTTCCAGCAGGTACTTTTACAGTAGCTGGTCCTATTGTATTTGACCAAACACAAGGAAGTAGTTTCGATAATTCCGATAGAAACGCTTCCTTACTAGCTGCTAATTTCTTAGGCTCGTTAGATGGAAACATCGACAAGTCAGCTCCTGGACGGGGTATTCTATTAAGAGACCCCACAGGTCAGCTTTATGAAATCACAGTAAGAACTGGCGGAACAGGTTTTGATATCTACATGGTGACAGCGTGATCATTTCTAAAGGCAAACAAAGTTATAAAAAGAAAGACACCGATACCCAGCTTCCTATTGCAGTCGGTGCTACAAGAATTTCTTTTATGCATCTAGCAATGGGTGGTGAGACAAGTCTCGACCTCTATGCTTTGTCCGCTCCCACAAGTGCTGTCAATTTAGGCTTTGTACAACCGGGGGTGCAAACCCTTCTTGCAGCCAACATCTATCAAAATAGAAACAATTTAAACTTAACTAGAAACTCAACGCCGCTTGTTCCTTTTGTAGATTACGTTGTTTTATCTAACTCTAAGATTTCTTTTCTTTCTTTTACAGCAGCCCCAGGCGATGTTTTTTATGGCTCGATTACTCCGATTGTCGCTTCAGGTCTTAATGTTGTAAGCGGCCAAGTTATCAACACAACAGGAACCCTTGCAGTCGGCGCTACCGAGTTTACGGTGTCAGTTCCTTTTGAAACTAATAAATACCCAGGCTCTCAAATTGGGGCGGTCCTTGTATATCGAGACGGCGTTCTTCAAATGAGAAACACTGGGAACGTGACAGCAGATCCATCCGCAGATGGTAACTATCAAGAAGTGCCTGGCGCAAATGGGATGAGTACGGTTATTAAATTTAATAGCCCGTCTGTCATTAGCTCCTCTGCTATCATCGTGATTAGTAATGGGCTTTTAGTAAATAATCCAACCGACTCTTTGCAATCTCAAATTGAATCTATCAGTAACGTTGCTAATAACGCCTACAACGAGGCGATGAGCGTTGATACGAATCAAATAGTAGATTCAGCCGTCACAGAACCAAAGATTGCCGCAGACTCTGTCACTACCACAAAGATTAAAGACTTAAACGTTACGGGAGCTAAGCTTAAAGATGCGAGCGTTTCTTATGCAAAGCTTGCAAGTGACGTAACAAACAAATTTGTCGCAAGCTACATCGCAAACGGAAGTGCCGAAGTAGATACAGCCGGATGGCTTACTTACAATGATGGCGGAGCCACTCCTACCGATGGTATTGGCGGGTCTCCACAAACAAATCTGTGGATTAGAAACACCTCCTCTCCTTTAAGAGGAGCAGCAAGTTTTAATCTTTCAAAAACAGGAAGTGCCTCTCGTATTGGGCAAGGAGTTGCTTACGACTTTACGATTGAAAAAGCCGACCAAGCAAAAGTTTTATCTATTAGCTTTGATTATGAAGTATTAACCGGAACCTACGCGAATAACGACATTGCTGTTTGGGTTTATGACAAAACAAACTTGGCGATGATTCAACCTGCCGGCTATCAACTAAAAAACGTTGCAATAGGAACAAGAAATAAATTCATTGCGACTTTTCAGACGGCTTTTAATTCCACAAGCTACCGCCTTTGCCTCCATATCGCTTCTAACAGCGCTTTAGACTACAGTTTAGGAATAGACAACGTTATTGTTAGTCAACAAAATGTAATAGTAGGTGAAATTAAAAATCCAGTAGGAACTATTATATCGTTTGGTAGTTTAACACCGCCTCGTGGTTATTTGTATTGCGATGGCTCGGCAATATCTAGGTCGCAATTTTCGGATCTTTTTTCCGCCATAGGAACTACTTATGGTAGTGGAGATGGTTCAACTACTTTTAATATACCTGATTTAAGAGGGATATTTGCTAGAGGTGCCGGCACACAAACCATTAACGGAATTACCTACTCACGATCACTCGATGGTACAAAACAAGGAGACCAATATCAAGGCCACACTCACGGCGTTGGGTCAACCATCTCTGGCTCAGGGGGGATAGTTTATTTACAACCTCCCGGATTAAGTAACGATCAGCCAGGTGGTTACGTTACTAAAGGAAATTTTAATGATGGCACAAATGGCACTCCTAGAACAGGCTCAGAAACCAGACCTGCTAACCAAGCTGTTGCTTATCATATTTGTTTTTCCTCTGGTAATGTTCAGCTAAGTGATTCGACGGATACGAGAGTCGTGGCTGCTCATGTGCACACTACTTCTGCACAAACCGTATCGAATAGCGTATATACTAAATTCGTACCCACCAACATCGAGTATGATACGCACGGGGCATTCTCTATCGCCAATAGCCGATATATCTGCCCTGTTCCTGGATTTTACAGAATTACTGGCGCAGTAAGCTTTAATGCAAGTCCTATTGGGATTCGCTCTTTAGCTTTATATCAAAACGGGTCTATTAAAAAAACAATGGGAGAGATATGCCCCAGCAGTAACAATACAACCGCTGTGTCTGGAGCTACTGTCGTTTATTGTAATGCCGGAGATTATTTAGAAGCCTTTATATGGCAGGGTAGCGGATCAAACTTAAACACCTATGCTGGTCAATCCTCGTCTTGGCTGTCTTTTGAACGCTTGTCTGGCCCATCAACGATTGCTGCGAGTGAGACGGTGGCGATGAGCTGCATGAAAACCGCCACTCAGTCAATAGGCCCTGGCGGAACTGTCATTATTTTAAATTGGGATTCTCCGATGGTTGATACCCACGGTGCTTTCGTTAACTCGACAGGTGTGTATACAGTGCCGGTTAGTGGAATCTACGACATGTACGCGTTCATAATGTACAGCCCCTTCGCTGCCACCGCCAGTGCCGAAATGTATATTATGGTAGACGGGTCGGCAGTCGCTTACGATTCGGATTCCAAAAACACAAACGGAAGCTCTACTTTTTGGTGTACCAAAGCACAAGCTACACTGAGGTTAGTAGCCGGCCAGAAAATAAACGTGGTTGTACAGCAAAATAGCGGCGCCTCTCGCAGCACTTACAACGCCTATAACACCCTCCAGATAAAACGAATTGGTAACTAACTATGCCAAAAACACCAGACATAAATACGATTATCAATCCGGTCGTAGATAACACCACGCTTGAGCTCAGCGCCCAAACGATTAAAGTTAAAGACCAGGGGATTAGCGGCGATAAGATTCAAGACAACATTATTAGTACCAATAAGCTTAGTAGCGACGTTAGGGATCTCATTCTTCCTGGCTACGTCAGTAACGGAAGTGCGGACGCGGATACTTCTTTGTGGAATGTCTACCGAGGTGCTGCGACGGATGCAGCTCCTTCAAGCGGGTCTGGGAATAGCCCTACTCCTACGGTAACCTGGACAAGAACAACGACAAATCCTCTTCGAGGACAAGGAAGCTTTTTATTTACAAAAACGGCTATCGATTCTCGTGGACAAGGAGTCGCTTACGATTTCACGGTTGAGAAAGCAGACCTTGGAAAAGTTTTAAGTATTACCTTTGATTATGAAGTCAGGTCTGCTGTTGGAACCTCTGGTTACGAAACTGGAGATTTAATCGTATATATCATTCAAAACCCAACTGGCACATCAGTTCAAATTCAGCCGACTGGATACCAAATTGTAAGTGGCTCGATAAGAATGCAGCACATCGCCACTTTTCAAACCGACTCTTCTATCCAGACGTATCGGCTTTGTATCCATGTTGCCACCCAAAAAACGGCTATCTACTCTTTAGCTTTTGACAAAGTAAGAATCGAACCACAAAAAGCGGTTGTTGCTCCGGGTGGGTTTGTAGGGGAGATTATTGCTTTCGGAAGTAAAACTTCTCCCCCAGGTTTTTTGTACTGTGATGGAAGCCCAGTTCTTATTTCTCAGTATCAAGATCTTTACAATGTCGTCGGACAAAGTTTTGGAGACGGTACTAAAAAAGCTGACGGCACTTCTTCTGGATATACTTCAAGCCAAGCTTTTAATCTTCCCAACTTGTGCGGCGTGTTTTTGCGCGGCTCTGATAGCCGAAACATCACAGTCGGAAGCACAACGCTTACTTATGCTGGCGGGAATGTGGGTCGAGAACAGCAGGATCAAACCCAAGGACATAAACACAACTATACCGATCCAACTATTCCGATGGTCGCTGGATCTTTAATTGGTGTGGTTTATGATGGAACTGGAAACACAGCAGAATATGTTGCTGGTAATGCGGGTACTACCACAAACCCAATAACCGATGGCACCAACGGCACACCACGCACCGGCACTCAAACCCACCCAGCTAACGTCACCGTCGCCTATCACATTCGATTCAGGTCTACCTTTGTTATGTCTAGTGAGGCGGATACGAGGGTTGTGGCTTTTCAGTCTAGCCTTCTTAACACCGTATCTTGTACCGGGAACAGCTTGGGAACACCTGTAAAAGTCAACGGAATAACATCCACACTAGATACGCATGGACAATGGTCAAACGCAAACAATAGATACACCATAAGCGTTCCTGGTATTTATCAAATCAACGCTTCTGTATCAACAGATGTGCAAGTGGCCACGAAACAGTTATATATTACTAAAAATGGCACAACGGTAAATTTGGGGGAGATGACCCAAGCCTACGCACAATTATCTCCCACAGCAATCGTCAGTTGTGTGGCTGGTGATCAGATAGAGTTTTATTTAGCGTGTTCCGGAGTAGCGGCCAACTGGACTTGGCGTGGAGCCTCCATTCAAAGAATTTCTGGTCCAACAGCGATTGCTGCGAGTGAGAAGATAGCGGCTAGATACAAGGCGGTTTCAACAAGCACTACTTGCGCCACCGGGTCTTTTACAAATATTAACTTTAACACCAAAGACATCGACACCCACAACGCTGTTACAACGGGTTCCGGGGTTTGGAAATTTACTGCGCCCGCAGTCGGCATTTACCGAGTTTCTGCTTTAGTAACTATGACAACCGCGGATTATAATGGGAGCTCCGGGTTTTATTGCACCCTATACAAAACAAGCAGCGGGGTTGCTACACAATACTGTGATGGAAAAAGAGACTTCGACCAAAGCACAGGCATTCCCTGGACCCCATCTTCTTCACTGGATACGTTGGTGAATCTGTTAGCTGGAGAATCTATTGATATTAGAATGTTTCAGGGGTCGGGTAGCAACGCCACTACTCTTAACGACACTAATGGGTGGTCTACCTATGTAGCGATTGAAAGAATCGGGAACTAACTATGGCACGCACACTAGTCACAAGTATTTCAGCAGTCGGTGGAAGAAACCTCATCAAAGATGTTTTTTCTGGTAACGGCGTACAAAAAGTTTTCACTTTAAGTATCGACCCAGCCGCTCAGTCAAACACCATGGTCTATGTTTCTGGGGTCTACCAAAACCAAGACACCTACACTCTTGTTGGAACGACCTTGACCTTTAGTGAAGCGCCCCCTCTTGGTACCAACAACATCGAGGTCATGAGCGGGGAACAACTAGATATTAACGTTCCTGGAAACGACACGGTCAGTACGATTAAGATAAAAGACTTAAACGTTACTGGAGCGAAACTTGCTGATGGCAACGTTTCGTATGCAAAGCTAGCAAGCGATGTCACTAACAAATTTTCTGCCGGATATATTGCGAACGGCAGCGCTGAAGTGGACACCGCAGGATGGGCTAGCTATAACGATGGCGCAGTGGCGATGCCCGTGGACGGTACGGGCGGTGCTGCGACACTCACATGGACACGATCTACTTCTTCTCCAATAAGAGGCGTTGCAAGTTTTAGATTAACAAAAACGGCTGCGAATTCTCAAGGACAGGGCGTTTCTTATCCATTCACCATTGAAAAAGCAGATCAGGCCAAGGTTTTAACTATTAGTTTTGATTATGAAGTGGTGAGTGGCACCTATGCTGATGGGGATGTGACGGTTTATATTTACGATGTAACCAATTCTCAAATTATTCAACCTGCTGGTTATACAATTCAGAATGTTGCTAGCGGAATTGAAAACAAACACATTGCCACATTTCAAACTTCAGCAACGGGCACAAGCTACCGTCTTGTATTCCATGTCGCTTCAACAAGCGCATCTGCTTATGTTTTAGGAATAGATAATGTAGTGGTGGGCCCACAAACAGTTCAGTACGGTGCTCCTATAACAGATTGGGTAACTGAAACCAGAGTCGCCTGGGCCGGATCTTTAACTTCTTTGGGGAATGGCACTGCTGTTTATAAATCAAGAAGGGTTGGAGATTCTTTAGAAATTGAAGCATCGTTAAATGTTGGATCTACGACTGCTACTACAAGCACGGCAGCATTACGACTTGATTTAACTGGGATCACAATAGATGGGAACAAGGGAACCGAATATTACGGGAATTCTGCGTTGGGCGGATCTGGTTACTTTTTAGATTCTTCTACAAATATTAGATACGTTTTGTCTCCATACAGAGCAAGTACATCACAAATAACATTTCACTCCTCTGCCAACTCAAATGATGTTTTTAAATCCGGAATACCAGTGGCATTTGCCAGTGGAGATGTGGTCACAGTTAGAGCTTTAATACCGATTACTGGCTGGTCTAGTTCACTTCAGCTAAGTGACTCTACTGATACGAGAGTTGTGGCTACGCGGGCTTTTAGAAGTGGAACAGATCAATCTATCGCATCTACACTTAACGCTTACACAAAAATTCAATTTAATGGCGCAAGTTTTGATGAAACCGGAAGTTTTAATACTACCGATAGTAGGTTTTCAGTTCCGGTCCCGGGCGTCTTTAAAATTAGCGGAACCGTAATGTTAAGGGCAACCACAGCAACGGGAGAATTGGGGATAGTTCTTTACAAAAACGGAGTTCAAGTAAGCAATGTCTACGGTTCTAAACAGAGCGCCTCAAGTTTATCTACTAGTTACCTCTTTGTTTTTTACGAAAAAGCAAACGCGGGGGATTACTTTGAGATTTTTATTTTAAATGCTACCTCGTCTGCTCTAAGCATTGCCGGATCAAACGCAATAGCCGGAGGAAGTTATGTAAATTTTCAACGAATCTCCGGCCCATCAACGATTGCTGCGACAGAAACAGTTGTGGCTCAGTTTGGAGCAAGTACAGCAAACTTATCTGTTTCTGGTGCTGCTGGTGCGGTAATTGTGTGGCCGAGCGTGGCCTACGACACTCACGGATGCTACAACCCATCAACAGGAGTTTATACTGTCCCTGTTAGCGGCTATTATAATGTCAGAATTACAGAAGCCTATACAGTAACGGCTGGTTCGCATTATCTAAATTTATTTAAAAATGGATCGTACCTTCAAAATGTCATCATGTATTGCCCAACTGCTGCAACGGTAGAAAGCGGATTTACTCAGGCATACTTTAATGCTGGTGATTTGATAACGATCAGATCGTCTTCAAATCACACAATTCAATACATAAATCAAGGCTATCAGGCCAAGGTATTTATAGAACGAGTTAAATAAGGGGTTAGCCTATGGCACTAACAAAAGTACAAAAAGAACTGGTAAAACCTGCTGATTCTTTAAATCCCGCTGGGGCTATTTTAATGTTTGCTGGTAGCGTTGCTCCAACTGGGTGGCTTCTTTGTGACGGGACCGAGTATTCAAAAACTCTATATCCAGACTTAGACGCTATATTATCAGTAGGCGGAACGTACCCACACGGCCAAACAAACGGCTCAGGTGGTGCTGGTACATCTCATTTTAAAGTGCCAGATTGTCGTGGAGTTTTTGTTAGAGGTGTCGGATCTCAAACCATAAGTGGAACTTCTTATACTGGTGCTCTTGGTACAAAACAGGGCGATCAGATGCAGGGGCATATTCACAAAACATCTAGCGTGGCTCAGGCGGGACTTGCTGGAGCAAACAACTATGGCACTGGGCCGTACCCCGTAAATAACACCGAACTAAGCTCTGCCGCCCCCGCATCGGACGGCACCAACGGCACGCCACGCACAGGTGCAGAGACTAGACCTGCAAACATAGCTTTAAACTACATCATCAAATACTAATGAATCCTCAATGCACAGGCGGCATTCACGTATTCATCAACTCCAAGCAGATTTGTGTCTGCGGTGAGGAGAGAAAAGATTTAAAGTCTTTAAAAGATTGGGGATGGGTTTGCCCCATGTGTGGCAAATCTAACTCCCCTACCATCGCTCAATGCCATTGCGAGAATATTGTAAAAACAGATTAAGGGCTTACAGATATACGTAGCGTCAATTTACGGCTATGCTATACTAGTTCTTGTTCTTCTTTAGTCCTTGTGCATAATACCTAACATTTCGGAGGAGCTCGTGAGGGAGCCATCAATGAAGGAACGTATTGCACGTATTGAGGAAATTACGAAACACCTAAAAGACGGCCAAGAAAAAATGCAGTCTAAACTAGACGAGCATTTTCACTTCATCAATGAAAAGGCTATCGTATGGCTTCAAACCCACGACAAGGAAATCACTAACCTTAAACGTGACCGCTGGTGGGTAATTAGTATCTGCAGCACTTTTTTTGCAATTGCTTTGGCAATGATTAAACGCGGGTAACCGCTTTTTAAGAGGAAAACATTATGTCTATGATGGAATTTATTTTTCAAATCATTAAATCTTTTGGTCAATTTCAAGGCATGCAAGCAAGCATCATCGCTTCTACCATGCTGACCCTTCTTATCTCTTCTATTAAAGTTTCCCCACTCTCTGGCCTTTGGGACAGGCTTGGTCAATTTAAAGTACTTGCCGCCCCCATCATGAGTATGGCAATCGCAGCTTTGGCTATTAAGCCCTTTAGCATGGAAGCCATGATGACCGCCTTTATTACGGGCGCCGGCTCCGTAGCTGTTCACGAATTCCTAAGCGCTGCCAAATCTATTCCAGGCATGTCAAAAATTGCAGATATGTTGGAATCGCTTCTTGATATGCTAACCCCAAAAAAATAAAAAGCCCGAAAACCCGCACGGCGCACCGCCTTTACGCGACGGTCAATATAAGTTGTTTTTGATTTTTTTAAAACCGTCGTACAATTAGTACGTTCTTTACGCTTCACTTTAAAAACGTACAACATGGCGGTGTATATTGGCTTCGCTAAAACGAGTCTTACACGTTTCTGATTGCCATCATCCATTTGTAAATAAAGCCTCCTGGCAACTTCTTCTTGATGTGGGAAAACAACTCAAACCCCATCTCATAGTGGTGCACGGAGATTTTTTTGATTTTTACTCTGTAAGCCGGCACGCAAAAGATCCGATGGTTGATTTCAAAACTTGGAAAGATGAAATGCAAGAGGCAAGGGGCGCACTTGATGAGCTCATCTCTAAAGTGCCTCACCGAGAATTGGTTTTCCTAGAGGGAAATCACGAAAAAAGGCTTGTAAGATATATTAACGATCATGCTCCAAAACTTGCTGGTATTTTTAAACCAGAAGAAATCATGGGGCTTCCTAAAGACATCAAATACATCAACTACGGGCAAAACGGAAAATTCGTCATTGGAGATTTGGTCTGTGTGCACGGATCACGTGCTGGAGAAAACCCAGCAGCTTCAATGGTTAAAAAATTTAGAAGCTCCGTTATTTTTGGACACACTCACAAAATCCAAGAATACCATATACAAAACGCTCATGGACAAGACTTCGTCGCTCTGAATATTGGCTGGCTAGGAAATCAATCAAAAGCCGCCGAATATATCATGGATATCTCCGACTGGACGCAAGGTTTCGGTATCACGTGGCATAGACCCAACGGTGGATTTTTCCACCAGCTCATTCAAATCTATGCGCATAGGGGAGTTCACGAATGTCAGTTTCAAGACGTCGTCTTCCGAAAGTAAAACGGGGCGACTTATTAGAGATTGTTTTCTTAGACCACGCCTGCACAGTGGGGGGCCTGTCTTCCCCCATTCTTTGTAGGGCCATCGGAGAGCTTGTCAATGAAGATAAGCAAGCCTACTACCTAGCAAGCTGGATGACCGAAGAGAATGACGTTACTAACCTAGATTCCCACACCGTATTAAAATCCACTATTAAAACCATAGTAAAAATCAGAAGCAAAAAGAGGTAATTTCTTTTATAAAACAAGAAGAAGAGCACAATCTAAAAAAACCTGATATTCTATGCGTTGAAACTACAATGAAAAGAAAGGATACTTAAGCCATGTATCAATATGTATCTGTAGAACCCACAGCTGTTGTTCACCAAATGAACGCTGGAGCTGCCCTAGATGGGGCACTTCCTGGCACAAATCCTTCAGTCTCTTCTGGGGAAATGAAGTGGGCTTCTCTTACACACGGCGGGCTTTTTTCCTTTCAAGGGCAACCAGTTATTGTCGAGAGCTTGTCAGCTCAAAACTCAACCGTCACTTGGTCTATTATTGACAGCGACGGCAACTCTTTAAGAGCTGTCCCACAAACACCTTTTTTACTCTCAGCTAACGAATCTTTAAAAGCTACAGGCAACGCCTCGAGCCCTTCTAGTAAAGCCACCGCAAGAGTCATTGCCAGACTTGCAGGTCAAAAGGTGCTCTAATGTTTCAAGGACAAGGCTACGAAACGGTTATTCAATTAAGCGCAGAAGGCGTTTCAAATAGCTCTGTCGAAATGAAATATTGGAAACAAGGCGACACAGCCCTTACGACTAGGCCTGTCAATTCTAGCGAATGGACCGAACTAGAAGCAGGTCTATATATCTTAAAACTTCCCAATGACCTTTTTACAACACTTGGTTCCTTTGCGCTCTACCTCACGGGGCCCTTCGAACCCATCTTAATAAAAGAATACGTCGAGCCGGCCCCTGTGGGGTTGCTCACCACCCCAGACCATTGCATAGTGTCTGGGAACCTTGCCGACTTAGGCGGTAATCCCGCCCAAAGCCATAGAATCGTTTTTAGAATTGCGGGCTTTCCAAGAAGGTCCGGAAGCAGCCTTTTAGTGTCAGATAGACTGGTTACCTATGCTGACGCCCAGGGCAATTTTAGTGCGAGATTAGTTAGGGGTTCTACTGTTATAATCGAGATAGATCAGGCAGGAATCAAGAACCAGATAGAAGTACCAAATCAACCAACAGCTCTACTTCTTGATTTGCTACCCTCTATCCCCTAAGCTTATGTATTAGGAGAACATCATGTTCAAGATAGCTAACCAGGTCTTAGACGCGTATGACGACGTAGACCACAAAATTTTAAGAAAGGTCGCTAAACTCGATCCGAAGATCTACCTTATGTCCAACGACGAGCGACAAAAGCTATCTGACAACGACTTTGCTCTTTCCGTCATTACTAAGAAGGCCTCTAAGCTTAATAAGTTTCCTGTAGATACTTACGACAACGCCTGGCTTTCAAATCAATACTTTAATGAAACTCACTTAAGGCTTCCTAAAGAGGCCGCAGAAATCGCAGCCTACCACATTAAAAAGGCTTGCGAACAACACGAGATTGAAACCACCCCAGCCGTTGAGGGAATGGCTAAAGAGGCTTACTCCAACGTGTACTACGAAGGGGATTTAACCAGTAACGACAAAACCCAAAAAGTCGTTGATGTCGATTTAAGTAAGTTTGCAGAAGTCGAAAAAATTTCTGATAGCTACACCTTTGCTCAATACGCTTTTCCCACACAAGCCCATGTGAAGCTTGCCAATATGTACTTTGATAAGTACGCAGAAGCTATGCCGCTTGAAGTAAGACATGGATACGCTTCTAACCTGCAAAAGCGAGCAGGCGAGCTTGGAATTAACCTCAAAGGCAAAATCAGCAAGTACGCTGCTAATGCTTACGGCGCTCATGTAAATGCTCACCTATCGAGCCGAAAGTCCCTACTCGAAGTAGCAGACCCAAAATACGCTGCCGCTTTAGAAAAACTAGGGCACATGAAAGATTCTTTGTCCCCAAGCGAGTTCGCAAAGCTCCTTCACGGATTTGATAAAAGAGCTGGCCTTGATAAGTACTACGGCGGCTACCTCTTAAATCCTTACGAAGCAACCTTTGCCAATCAGCACAACCCAAGCTATGAGTACAAGAGTGCTTCATACAACAGTTTAAGTGCTGACATGATTGGTAAGATTTCTTCTGAAAAGTACGCAAAGATTAAAGAATATTTCGGAAGCAGTGTTGCTGACGCTCTTAAAAAAGAAGGCGCCCCTGTTTTTGAATCCCTGCCTAACGATGCCAAAGAGATTATAGCGGGTATTGCAGATGGCTCGCTATGATGAAGACACGCAGAAATTCATAGACGAAGTTTCTGACGATAGAAGCACCAAAGAAAAACTCATCCGAGGCGCAGTCAACGTTGCTAAAGACGTAGCAAGAAAACAGCCTCTTGTTCCCACAATCGCAAGGCGAGCCGTACAAGCTGGAACCCACAAGGTACTTGAAAAAGAAAGTAACGTCCCAGTCCTTAAACTCTTTGAGGAACTAAACGACGAATTTAAAGATGGCTGGTGGGATTGGGAACCAGAAACCCTTTGGCAAACCTTTGAGGGCATTAGGCCCTCTGACGAATTAAAGAACATGATTCAAGCACTCCAAGTGGTCGTTAAAACAAACGCCGCTTTTGAGAACTGGCATGTCTTTGAAAAAGTCTCTCACGCCTTTAACGAAAACCCCGTCCTCTTTAGCGCCATCCAACCACTAGAGCTTGATGAGATTGCCTACACCCACAAGATTTTAAAAACCATTAGGCCAAAAGAAGAATACGAAGACGAAGTTTTGGGCTACATCGCCTCCTGTGCTAAACGGTCTGGCGTTGTATATCTTCCAGAGGGGGTCTTTCCTAAAGGGTGCCAGAAGTTTCTAGATGACTTAGGAAATGACCTAAGCCTTAAAAATGAAGTAGCCAAAATCTGGCCAAAGTGCGAAGACGGAGAAGAAGCTGCAGGAGTTCAGTGCTCAAGGCTTTCTGAAATCGTCCAGTACGTCGCACGAAGAATCAGAGACTAACGCGCTGCTTACTGACAGCTGTGTGCTAAAATAACCTCGATATGGATCTAACTAACAACGACATTTTAGTAACCTCTTGGGAAATCGATGAGCTTGATAATACGCTCACTTTGACCTTCAAAGATGTGACAGAAGCCACAACCCTTGGCACAATGGTAGTTGATACAACAAAGTTTAGAAGCCTGGTCGACGCACTCAATCAAGTGGGGCAAGCTCTGTTCCCAACAGAACAAAACCTCACCACCAGAGAAAAACACCGAACCAGCTTCAATACAAAAACACAGAAATCAACGACAGAGTTTTTATGACACCACAAGCGGTACTTCAAGTAACGGGCACGCTGAACCCACCGAAGGTGGTAGGATTTTATGGTTATGAAGAATAACTTTTGGAACGGCTTTGAGAAGAAGGCTTCTTTTAAAAGAATGCTCCTTCACAGCATCATGACGGGGAAACCACTTCGCATGAAAGGGCATAGCCGAAAAAGTATTTTTAGAACAAGTGTTGGAAAGTCGACCCGATGATTACTTTAAAGTGGCAAAAATATCCAGGTAGCACCGTTGGTAGTTTTAAAATATACCGAAGCATTATGGGTTTTATGGCACCTTTAAGTGGCGTAACCTACGGCGCAACTTTAATTTTAAAAATAAACGGCAAGCCACAACAGACTGTCACCTTTGAAGATGATCCGGTAGCAGATATCAATGCTGCCATCACAGGCGGTAAAGCCTTTCTTTCAAATTCCGGCACACACTTTATTTTTAGATCAGATATCCGACAAGCTCCGGGGTCTGTGGAGATTGTGGGGGGAACTGCAATGGGTCCTTTGGGACTTACTGCACGGCTTATCACCCAGACCTCGGAAGATACCCTAGTCGCCACACTCTCTGACACGACAACTGAATATACAGACCTAGACGGAGTGCTCTGCGATTACTACGCTATCTCAACCGTCACAGACGGGGTTGAGAGCGACAAGTCAGGCTACCAACGACCTATTGAGGCAACAGGTCCCATCTGCGTCATTGAAGGGACTATCACAAACTTACAAGGCACAGCAGCCTCCGATGTCGAGGTCAAAGCTACCATTCAAGTGCCTACAGAAATCGTGAGTGGTACAGCCATTACTTTAAAGCCCATTACGACACGCACCGACAAATTTGGAAAATTCAGTCTTCCTCTTTTACAAAAGGCCCTAATTAAACTAGAAATACCAGATATAGGGTTTATGCAATTATTTAAAGTTCCAGAACAGACTTGTGTATTCTTATCTGATTTAGTGTCGGACGAGGATGCCTATTATCCAATCGGATATAGAGGGGCAACCTGATGGCAGATTTACTGACAGGGAGCGAAGGCGCGCTTGATCCGAGTTTATCTATCGGCAGCAGCATGGTCGGTCAAAGATATCCGAACCAGTTCTTTGACTTGGCTCAACAGTACATGCCCCCAACGATTAAAGAGCTTTTTCGTTGGTGTACCTTTTACTATTACAACTCTCCGCTTATCGGAAGCACGATTAGTAAAATCAGCAGATATCCAATTACAGACCTCATTTTTGAATCCCACTTAGAGAGTACTAGACACCTTTGGGATAAAATCTTTAATCATGAACTAAAGATTAAAAACCAGCTCATGGAAATAAACCTTGATTACCACGCTTATGGAAATGCTTTTGTTTCAGTTCACCTTCCCTTCACAAGATTTCTTATTTGTAAAAGCTGTAAATCCAGAGAGACCATCCAAAACGCCGACTGGTCTTTTAATACTTCAGCCTATGACTTTAATCTGAATTGCTCCAAATGCGGTACCAACGCAGCAGCCGAAGTAAAAGACGTTCCCTACAAAGACCGAAAAGGGATTCGTATCATTCGTTGGAACCCAGAAAATATTCAAGTTAAATACAACGAGTACACCGGAAAAAGAATCTACATGTACTCGATTCCTTACCGACTTAAAAACGCTATCCAAAGAGGCGACAAAGACATCGTAGAAGATGTGCCTCTTATTGTTCTTCAAGCGCTAAAAAGCCGAAGGCTCATTAGGTTTAACAGCGACAACTTCATGCACCTAAGAAGACCCTCTCTGGCAGAACAAGACCAGGGTTGGGGTAAGCCGCTTATTATCCATGTCCTAAAAGACATGTACTACCTCTACACTTTAAGAAGAGCGCAAGAAGCTATCGCCATGGAACACATTGTTCCGTTCGATATCATCTACCCTCTTCCTAACGCCCAACAAGACCCCTACCTGCACTTAGACCTTGCAAACTGGAGGGTTCAGATTGAGGGGATCATCCGAAAGCACAGGCGTGATCCAAACTTCAAAGGCGTTATTCCGATTCCTGTTGGCTTTGGACGGCTTGGCGGCGATGGCAAGGCTATGCTCCTTACCCCAGAGCTTAACTACTTAACACAGACCATTGTGGGCGGTATGGGGATTCCTCAGGAGTTCCTATTTGGGGGACTTAACTGGACTGGCAGTAGCATCAGCTTACGCACCCTTGAAAACGACTTTATTCAAAACAGATCCCAACTTTTAGATTTCGTAAACTGGATTAAAAATAAAATTCGAGTCTGGCAAAACTTACCTGATTTAGAAGAAATAAGATTTGCTGACTTTAGAATGGCTGATGACGTTCAAAGAAACCAGCAACTCATTGGACTAAATGCTTCTTTCAAAGTCTCAGACCAAACACTTCTGACTGAACTTGGGTTTGATTACGACCAAGAGATTAAAAAGATGGTCGAAGAGGTTTACTTACAAAACTACTTAAATGACATGAGAGCGAAAGCTTCAGCACGAAGCCAAGGCGAGTCTCAGCTCATTCAGTACAACTATCAAAACAAGATTCAGGAGCTAGCTCAAAAGGCTCAAGAAAAAGTTCAGCAGACGATGCCACAGATGGATCAAATGGAACAGCAAGCACCACAAGGATGGCAGCAAGCCATGCCAGAAGCGCTCCCTCAACAGGGAGACCCTTCTACTCAAGGAGTCGAGCAAGATATCAAAGTAAGAGTGCGAAGATGGGCTAACAAGTTAATGAACTTTGCTCCCACAGAAGCTAGAACCGCCATCAATGAATTAAAATCTAAGATGCCAGATATCGGAAGCGCTGTAGAACAAGAATACAACGCCCTAACAGCTGCTGAAACCCAAGGCGGTGGAAAAAGCATGGACAACGCTAAAAGCGTAATGCCAAACATGGCACCCTTACCAGAAAAGGGAGCGCCAACAAGAGCTGGAATGGTCTAGTATGTATGACATACAGCGACATACCCGCAGGTTTAATACGGAAAATACTTTGGACATGCAGTCGTATGACACTATCCTAAATAACCCTCTGTGCAGTATCATTAGAGAGGCGAGCGAAAAAATAACCGAAAAAGACTTTCAAGACGGCCAAATGGTGAACGTACACGAGATGGTCATACTGGTGGTGACATGGGACGAAAAGATTCTTTTATAGCGGGCTTTGAAAAACGCGCTGCTTTTAAGTGGTATGAAAACCTAAAAGCACAACAAGCAAAGCCCATCTCTAAATTAAAACGTACGCTTGGGTGGGGTGCCATAGGAGGCGCCGCAGGGTTTTACGGTGTTCATAAGCTGACGCAAGATCCAGAGGAGAAAATGCTTAGTGACCAACAAAGACAAAATCAGGCAAGACATTAAGACGTACGAGAAGTATAAGCGTCTTAAAAACTTGGGTAATGTCGGCCTTGTGGGCAGCTTGGGCGGACTTCCAATCGCGGGTTATAAACAAAACAAACCTGCAGCAGCAGCTCTTTTGGGAACGAGTTTTCTATCCGGATTTGTAGCTAAAAGATCCGAAAGAGAAGAGCGGGCTGCGCTAAACAGAATTAAAAGATTCTACGATTTAAGAGACACTAACCCCATGTTTAACTTACCGGAGATTTTGCCTCTTCAAGAAAAGCGAGCCGCCACTGGAATTGTTGGGGCAGCTGCTATGGGGCTGGGGCACGCGTTGGGAATTAATGTTACGCCAGCAGAAGCAGTGGCAGCGGATTTTTTAGCTACTCCGGCCATGTTAGGTTTGGGTCTCTGGGCCACAAAACAAGGTATTAGAGTGTCCGCTAAAAGACATCTTGGTCAAAAGTTATCACCACACGGAAAAGCATATGCTCTAAGCATTGCTCCGCTTGGGGGTTTGAAGACTTTGTGGAATAAAAAGGTTGTTGATAGATTTATAAGATATAAACCTAAGTCCGAAAGGGTTTTAAACGAGATTATTGAAAAACAAAACTTGGGCCAAGAGTTAACCCCACCACAAAAAATACTTTATGGCCTATACAAAAAACACCTGGCAGGGGAAAAACTTCCAAAAGAGCAACTAAAAAGGATCGTCCCGTCTTTACCTCAAAAGGCTCTTCAAAAAGTAACAGGCGGCCTTGCGTACCTTGCAGACTACCCGTTTCAGTTTTTCGGCCCATTTGCGGAAAGCCAACATATAGCAAAAAACTATGTGGTGCCGGCGCACAAGTTTCTTTCTAAGTATTCTCCAAAACACGCAGACTTGATGTTGGATGTGATTGGTGGGGGACAAAAAGGAAAAGACGCCATTACAAAACTTAAAATGGATAAGATAGATGTTGATAACTTCATCAAAGACTTGGGAAAAATCAGAAGCGTAGGCAAGGCTGCCGAGAATGCGGACAGGGCGGCAGAAGATATTGTTAAAAAATACTTCCTTCCAGAAAAACTAAAAGATACAAGCCAGAAGATGTTTGATATCAGAAACAGGTCTATCAGTGCTGCAAAGATGACAGGTCTTGGGGTGGGGGCTGGGCTTACTGGCAGTTTGCTTGGTAGCAGAAAAAAGAAAAACAAACGCGAAGAAGTAGCTTCTCATCTTGCCCTTATGAAATAGCTAAAAAAAAGAGAGCCGGTACAGCACTCTCTTTTTGTCCTTTATCTGAACCCTGGAAACCTCGAATCTCCAGAGGAATAGGTTGGATTGTTGGTGAAAGAAGAGCTTGGGGAAAACCCACCACCAAACGCTTTACTAGCCGTTTGGTTTGGCTCTGCTTCCATGCCTGATAGGATATCTTTATTCTGACGCTTGCGGCCATGAAATAATAATGTCCCTCCGGCTGCCATCATAATGGCGGCAAACATCTGGTTTACGAAATCTTTCACAACTTGCTTCCAGAATTCGCAAGTTACGAGTTGACCGAATATTTCTCTTAATACCCTCCCTGTATTAGCAAGAAATTTGTTTTCCTTCTTTACTGTCACTGCGTCATTAGTGCCGTGTTCCATTCTCCCCTCCCATGGTTAGTTGTGGTAGACTTTTAGAGATGATTTTAAGTAGTATTTGTATTGCTATTTCTGGTAGCTCTAGCATAGCGTTCCTTTGTTAGAGTTTCTAAAAACCTTATACCAACTAAATGAGATTATTTGATTCAAAGCAGGAGTTCGAAGCGATAAAAAAATCTGCTACAGAAGCAGTGCAAAGTGTATTCCCCATCGAAGGAAAAAATAGAATCATAAAACTCGACGGCGTTTCCATCGACGACAACTTAAGAATAGACGATTACAAAAGCCAAGCAGAAATGAAATCAAAACAAGGGACTTGGGGCGTTCCGGTATATGCAAGCCTGTCCTTGATTGATAAAGCGAGCGGCAGAGTCATCAACAAAAATAATAAGGTTCGGCTCTTTATCCTGCCTAAAGCCACCGACCGATTCTCCTATATCGTTGGCGGAAACGAATACCAAGTTAATAACCAGCTGCGTTTAAAGTCTGGGGTCTACACCGTTAAAAAACAAAACGGCGAATTAAAGACCATGGTGAATCTAGCCCAAGGTAAAAACTTTGACTTGGTGTTCGATGAGAAAAAGGGAACCTTTGCTATTTCTAAAATCGGTGGCGGACAGGCCAACATCCCTCTTTACCCAATCCTTTCTGATTTAGGCGTCAGTGACCAGGCGATGAGCCAGTCTTGGAGCCCAGAGCTTTTAGCTGCCAATAAAACCTCAGACCCAAGGGTCATGCAAAGAGCTACCACGGCGTTTGGTTTAAGAGAGGGCTCTCTCAAAGAATACTTTGGAAAGACAAAACTGAACCCCGAAATGACCAAGCTCACCCTTGGCGGCGAATATGACAAAGTCTCAGGACCCATGCTTTTGTCAGCAGCCAAAAAGCTTTTAGAGGTGCACTTAGGAAAAGAAGAGCCCCAAGACTTAAACTCGCTTGAGTATAAAGAGCTCCACTCACTAGAAGATTTCATCAAAGAACGACTTGAAAAAAATAAAACAACGCTATCGTTTAAAATTCAACGCAGCATTGATAACCCTAAAAGAACAACCATCTCTCAAATCGTAAATCCAGAAGCCTTTAATTCCACGATTGAAACTTTCTTCACTCAAGATGATAAGTCCTCAACCCCAGAGCAAACCAATCCGCTTGATATGCTCTCAGGCCAATACAAGGCCACCATCATGGGTTCAGGAGGGGTCACAAGCGAGCACGCTGTCACAGACTCCATGCGAGAGATTCATCCGACACATTACGGTTTATTAGACCCGATTCACACGCCGGAAAGTAAAAGAATCGGTGCTAACCTTCATTTGCCCCTCGGCGCTGTGAAGGGGGGCAAAGAGCTTAAAGCCATCTTCACCGACAAAAAAGGCAAGCCAGCCGTTCTATCGCCAACTGAAATTTATAATTCCAAAATAGCATTCCCAGGAGAAAAGGGAGAAAGGGTAAAGGTCCTCTACAAAGGAAGCCCGATGGTAGTCGATAGAAAAGAAGTCGACTACTTCAGCCCCGCTCCCCAAGCGCTCTTTTCTTGGAGCACAAACCTAGTTCCTTACCTTCCCTCCAACCAAGGAAACAGGGCCATGATGGCCGCTAAGATGTTAGAGCAAGCAACTTCATTAAAACACCGAGAAGCCCCCCTTGTTCAAGTCCGGTATGGAAATGAAACCTTGGAAAACCGAATTGGAAAAAGCTCGGCTGTTGTGTCACCGCTCGACGGAGTTGTAACTAAAATCACGGACGACGAGATAACTCTCAATACCAAAGAAGGCGCTAAGGTAATCGGTCTTTACAACAACTTTGTTTTAAATAGAAAGAGCTACCTAAAAAACGAAGTAAAAGTAAAAGTAGGAGAGAAAGTAAAAGCGGGCCAGCTTCTTGCTGACAACAACTTTACGAAAGACGGTACCCTTGCGCTTGGGGTCAACTTAAGAGCTGCTTACCTTCCCTACAAAGGTCTTAATTTTGAAGACGGGATAGTCATTACAGAAAGTGCTGCTGAGAAGCTCACTAGCACGCACTTACATCGAAAAGAAATTTCTACCGATGAAAACACCATTTTAAAGCTAAACGCCTACCGCACCCAGTACCCGAATGTGCTTACTCCTGAGAACTTGCGAAAGCTCGATGAAGACGGAGTTATTAAAAAAGGCCAAAGAGTAAAAATGGGCGAGGCAGTTATTGCAGCACTTAGAAAAAGAGACCCCTCTAAGATGCTCCAGGTCATAAACAAAAAGCTCTCTGACAGACCAAAAGATGAAAGCATTTATTGGACGTTTGAAGATGAAGGAGAAGTCATCGACGTACAAAAAGGGTCTAAGGGCGTCACTGTGTTTATCAGAACAGAAGAAAAAGCAAAGATTGGGGATAAGCTTGCTGGACGGATGGGGAACAAAGGGATTATCACAAAGATCATCCCAGATAGCGAAGCTCCTCGTAACAGCAAAGACGAACCAGTAGACATTCTTTTAAACCCACATGGGGTTATCTCTCGTATCAATATCGGACAGATATATGAGTCGGCTGCTGCTAAGGCCGCCAAAAAACAAAACAGGGTTCATGAGGTCGATAACTTTAGTGGGGAAGACTATTTAGAAACCACCAAAGATTTTGTTAGAAAAGCTAAGGTTGATGACAAAGAAGAGCTTTTTGATCCAGTGAGTGGAAAGAAACTGGGCAGAGTTCACGTTGGTAACCCCTACATTCTAAAACTCTTTAAACTGTCTCAAGGAAACTTCTCAGCAAGACAGGGGGGCCCTGGCAACCCTTACGATTTAAACTTGCAGCCTCTTAAAGTAGGCGGAGAAGAGAGCTCTAAGGCGCTCGACCTTCTGACCATGTACTCCATGCTTTCTCATGGTGCACGTGCCAACTTAAGAGAGATGACCAATTTAAAAGCAAGCCAAAACGACGAGTTCTGGACGGCCTTGAAATCGGGTCAGCCGCTTCCTCCACCTAAATCACCTTTCGTATATGACAAATTCTTAGCGTACTTAAAAGGTGCTGGAATCGATGTTAAAAAAGACGGCACTAAACTTACGCTTGCCCCATTAACTGACTCTGAAGTGACGTCGGCTAGCTCTGGGGAAGTCGAGAACCCTAACTTCTTCTATGCTAAAAACATGGCCCCTATTAAGGGTGGGTTTTTAGACCCTGTTAAGTTCGGCGGATTTAAAGGAACTAAATGGGGACACATCGAATTAAAAGAAGCCATCGTCAACCCTGTATTTGAAAACGCCGTGAAAAAGATAACGGGACTTGGAAGCCAGTTTGAAGAGATCATGGCAGGAAAGCTCTACGTAGATAAGAGCGGAAACCTAAATGCCGAAGGAAAGGGTGTAACAGGCGGCGCTGCTATTGAAATCCTTTTAAAGAAAATAGATGTGGATGAACAAATCAAAGTGCTCACCCTAAAAGCAAAAACATCTAAAGGTACGGCGCTTGATGATTTAAATAAAAGAATCCGGTACCTCACAGCCCTTAAAAAGTACGATCTTAAACCAGAAGAAGCCTACTTAAGAAAAAAGGTTCCGGTAGTGCCCCCTGTCTTTAGACCGATCTACACACTTCCTGACGGTAACACAGCCGCTTCTGATGTGAACTATATTTATCAGAACTTAGCGGTTCTAAATAAAATGCAAAACCTTCCTGTGATGGACATGCTGCCTGAAGAAGAAAAGTCCGTTATTAGAAAAGATATCTACCAACACGCAAAGGGCTTAAGCGGAATTACAGACCTTAATATCAAAGGCCGAGAGCGTGCCGGCTTTATCTCAGATATCAAAGGCGGCGGAGCCGAAGGTCAGCCCAAAGAAGGTTTCTTTATTAGTAAGCTACTTAGTAAACAGCAAGACTTTGCAGGTCGTGGAACCATCATTCCTGAACCAGAACTGGGCGTCGATGAGGTGGCTCTTCCCGAGCAAATGGCATGGAGGCTATTTGAACCGTTTGTAATTAAAGAGCTGGGCCGACTCGGTAAAACCCCAAACGCAGCTATGCAGGAAATTGAAAAAAGAACCGAGCTTGCTAAAAAAGCACTAGAGATTGTCATGCAACAAAGAAAGGTGCTACTCAACAGAGCGCCTTCTCTGCACAAGTTTTCTATCATGGCGTTTAAACCTAAAACTACTTCTGGTACAGCCATTAAAATCCCACCCCTTGTGGTTAAAGGCTTTAACGCAGATTTCGATGGCGACCAGCAATACGACTTTGTTCCTGTAACGCTTTCCAAAGAGTGTCAGCTTTGTTTTAATGCCGAGTATCTAGAGGAGAGACGGGTGGCAAGCCGATTTAAAGAAACGATACCCTGTCAAACAGATGGAGATGTCTTTTTGTTTCATCTAGAAGATTTCCCACATGGGGGGCTCGTTGCTTCCAAAAAAGGGGAAAAAGGCCGAATTGATTTTCACGCAGCACTTCCGGGAACAAAAGTCCTATCGTATGACGAAAAAACCCAACGAGTAGAATGGAAAGAAATCTCCCACTGGTCAAAGCACTATGACCGAGAAGTTGTTACAGTCAACCTGCAATCAGGCCTACAGATATTTACAGACGACGACCCAAGAGCGGTTTACGGGATTGAAAAGGGAACGCTCTCTTTTTCGAGGGCCACTCCAAAAGAAGCCATTGAAAAGGGAATGCTTGTTCCACGAGCTTCTATACTTGATCTTGAAGGAGACAAAAAAGAAATCGAAGTCCCACAAAGAGACCGCGGAAACCGTGCGCACCTACTTAATAAAAGGATCGCACTAGATGGTCTGCTGGGTTACTTCGTAGGAACTGTGGCAGGCGACGGATGGTGCTCAGATGAAAGACAGGTCTACATAGCCGGAATTACCGAAGAGATACTTAAAAAAACAGACCAAGCAGTGGCAGCCATTCACAAGACCTCGCCCGCTCGATATACAACAGAAAATCAAAGTTCTTACGGGAAAAGTAAAAAACACGCCTACTCTAGCGCAGCCTTGTGTGAGCTTATTGAGCCGTGGGTAGGGTCTCAAACCAAGAACAAACACCTTCCCCCCTTCTTTTTGTCCGCATGTAAAGAGTTTAGAGAGGGTCTTTTTGCTGGGCTTATGGACACAGACGGGAGTATCTCGGTATTCAACGCCAAAGATAAGCCGCAACTTATTTCTAGTTTTTCAAGCACCAGCTTAAGGCTTGCTCAAGAAGTACAGCTTTTAGCCGCAAGTCTTGGAATTAAAGGAAGGATCAGCGCCAGCAAAACCCCAGCAGAAAAAGACAGCTGGGTCCTTTCTTTTTCTTCTGCCGACATTAAAAAATGGAACGGCAAAGAAATGGTGCACCCAGAAAAATTAAATAAACTTGCTATAGCCGAAGTATCCGAAAACAGCGCCGTATCAGCAAAGTATGACGTTATTCCTATTTCTACCTCTCTGGCTGAAACAATAAGAAAAAATTTAGGTGCCCCAAGTGACGCCTCTCCAGAACAAAAATCGCTATATGCTGTATTACATAAGGCAGCAGAGACGGGAACTATCAGCCGACAAACAGCAAAGAAACTACCTGGATTTGTTTTCGTAGATATCTTAAATCACCCAGACGGAAAGACCTGGCTTGCAATTGTAGAAGATACACGCGTTCAGTGGGAATCTGTTGAGTCTATTGATGTCACGGGAATAAAAGAAACAGGATATGATTTGACGGTCCCGGGATACGAAACATTCATGAATGTGTCCGGGGTTATCCTATCTAACACCATGACGGTACACGTTCCAATTACAGAGGATGCAAACCAAGAGGCCGAGAAGCTTCTTCCTTCAAGAAATCTTTATCAGCCAGGCACCGGCAAGCTCATGATTACCCCAAGCCAAGAAGCGCAGATTGGGCTCTACTATCTTTCTAAAACGCCTCAAGGAAGAGCGAGAATTAATCAGATTGTAGGAAAACAAGCCGTGGGCGGGGTTCTTAATAAGAAGGCTACACAAGAGCTTCTTTTAAAACTAAGCAAAGAATTAAAGTCAAACGAGTTTGGAAGAGTCCTCACCGACCTAAAATCCGAAGGAGAAAAGATAGCCTTTGAGCGCGGCTTTACTTTAGGGCTAGACGATTTATCGGTGATGAAAAAAGAAAGAGACAAGGTCGTTACGACCATCAGAGCCCTTTTGCCTAAGACAACTCAGGAGCAGCTCCCAAAACTAAACGCCAAAGCTACCGAGTTAGTAGACAAGATTCTTTCTAAAAGATTTAAAGATAAGAACAACCCTCTCTACGACATGGTCGAGTCTGGTGCTAGAGGAGAGCCATCCCAGCTAAGACAAATACTAGCAACGCCACTTTTTGTAGCTGACGCAAAAGGAAAGATTGTTCCTTCGGTGATTCAGAAATCCTACGCAGAGGGGCTCGATGTCGGCGACTACTGGACGAGCATGTACGGAGCTCGTCGAGGGATGATGGATAGAGCGATTCAAACAAGTCTTCCAGGTGCTTTCTCAAAAGACATCATGGCAAACACCATCGATACAGTTATTTCTGATACCGACTGCGGCACCACAAGGGGCGTTTCCCAAAACATCGATAGCCCCGATGTATTAGACAGATATGCAGCCGGCGATTCATACGTAAGTAGAAATGTTTTAATTGATTCCGATGAAGTGAGTAGACTTAGAAAAAAGGGCGTAAAAACCATCTTGGTAAGAAGCCCCCTTACTTGCCTCAAACCAAAAGGCGTTTGCTCCAAGTGCTATGGGTTAGACGAACACGGACAAGCTCCAGAGGTTGGCGAGAACGTCGGAGCTAAAGCAGGGCAAACTATTTCTGAACCTCTTGTCCAGCTAGTCATGAATACGTTCCACACCGGAGGTGCTGCAGGAACAGGTGCTGACGTTCAAGGCTACAAACGAATCGACCAGCTTTTAAAACTACCTAAAGCCGTACCAGGAGCAGCGTCCCTAGCTCCAATTCCAGGAAAGATTACTAAAATCCAACGGGGGATTGCGGGCGGTTTTGATGTGTTTGTAGGGGACAAAAAAGTCCATACCCCACAGGGTAAAGCGCTTAAGGTAAAAATAGGGGACGAAGTTTCTGCCGGAGATGCTCTTTCAGAAGGGGTGATTAAACCACAAGACTTGGTCCAATTAAAAGGAATGCAGCCGGCCCAAGAATATATCGTAAATGAACTTCACGGGGCTTACGCAAATCAAGGTGTCAAAATCCACCGAAAGGTTTTTGAAACTATTATCAGGTCGTTTGGAAATACTACGAAAGTCATCAACAACCCCAAACAGTCCTACTTTGTGCCGGGTGATGTGGTGCCTTACACAGTAGCCCAACACTACAATGAAAACTTAAACGAAGAAGTGCCCACAGAAAATGCGGTTGGTTATGTGCTTTCTAAAAACTATGGATTACTTAGAGCGGGTCACGAAGTCACCCAAAAGGATACGATTCTTTTAAAAGCCTTAGGCCATAAAAAAGTTTTAATAAAAAAAGAAGCTCTACAGCACGCACCTCTTTTAAAGAGCGTCACAACTCTTCCACTTCTAAAACGAAACTGGATGAGCGCTCTTGGATATCGAAACTTAGCCAAAGCCCTCACCGAAGGAGCGGGTCAAGGCTGGAGCACCGACCTCGAAGACTACCACCCAATCCCAGCGTTTGCTCACAGCACGACGTTTGGAAAAGGCAAAGACGGTAAATACTAGCCGATGGAACACTTTCTAAAAAAGTTTGCGGCCCTTAAAAAAGATGTGGAACTAAAACCACATCAAAAAAGGGTAGTTAAAAGAACCGAAGACTCGGGCTCCATGCTAGTTGCTCACGCCACAGGAAGCGGAAAGACCCTCACCGGAATCGCGGCTTTTGAAAACCTTAAACAAAAAGGCAAGGCCAAACGAGCTATCGTCGTCGTCCCTGCTGCTTTAAGAAGTAATTTCATCGAACAAGGAATTAAACAGTTCACTGACTCTTCTTTTAGTATGTATGGGCCTAAAGGAGAGAAGGGCAGTAAAAAAATTGGGGATAAAAGTAGTTCTGATTACGTTATTGTCAGCTACGACCTATTTAGAACCCACGCCGACCAGATTCTAAAAGACACAGGTGCCGACACCCTCATCATGGATGAGATCCATAGAGCTAGAGCCACGGAAGGCGCTACTTACAAAAAGCTTGTTCAAATGAGACCCCAATTTAAAAACGCAATTACTCTAACAGGGTCTGTCGTCAACAATGAGCCAGGAGACGTAGTACCTTTATTAGACGTAACCTACGGAAAAGGAAATCACCTTTTAGGAGAAAAACAGGAGTTCTCTAGAAGATTTGTCACAAGTAAAGCGCAGAGCAGGGGGCTATTTGGGCCACAGGAGCAGGTTAAGTCTTTAAAGCACCAAGAGGAACTGGGTAATTACCTAAGAAACAAAGTCGACTATCTTTCACACGACGAGATTCAAGGCTCTCTGCCCAATAAAAAAGTAGAAACTATTGAAATACCTATGACGGAGGAGCAGAAACGAATCTACGACTTTACCATGAAGTCGGTAGACCCGATTACTCGGTGGAAAATTAAATACAACATCCCAGTAGGACAAAGAGAAGCAAGGGATGCTTTTGGAAAGCTTATGCAAGCAAGACAGGTTTCTACCGACCCAGGCATTTTGTCTAGGACGCTACAGAAGAAAAACCCTACAGAGTATTCCCCTAAAGTGAAATCCATTGTAGAGGACGCGGAAACCCATTTAAAAAAGACGCCTAAAAACAAAACCGTTATTTTCGGAAACCTCCTCACAGGCCAACTCCACGCTATCGAGCGCGGCCTACAAGCTAAAAAAATAGACTACTCAAAATTCTATGGCACAGGAAACGAAGGGTCTTCCGCAGCAGAGCGAGAAGAGGCTTTAAAACAATTTAAGAACAGTGACAAACGGGTGCTCCTCATTTCTGGGGCTGGTAGCGAGGGGCTTGATTTAAAAGATGTGAACCTCATGCAGCTTGCTGAAGGTCACTACAACCCAGAACGAATTGAGCAAGCAGAAGCTCGAGTCCGAAGAATGGGCTCACCACTAAAAAATGTGGCAATCAGAAGATATGTTTCGGTACCAGATGCCCCGGGGCTTATTACCAGCGCCAAGAAGTTTCTGGGCCGCGAAGACCAAGGAATTGATAAGTGGATATACAACATTGCTGAAAACAAAAACACCCTAAACTCTCAGTTTCGAGATGTACTAAAAGGAAAGCCGGGCAAGTTTAATGAGGCTTTCTTCAAGAAGTGGGATAAAAACAAACCTCTCGAACAACAACCAGAACAAAAAAAGAGCAGGCTATTCAAGAGGCTAGCGGTAGGTGCCCTTGTTGGCCTTCCACTTATGGCTTTAGCTTACAAAAAAATATAGAATATATACATGATAGTGAAGCTCTATGATGAAGTAGAGCTTTTGCGTGATCTACAAAAAGATACGCTGATACTCATCCGACACTGCACTAACATAGAGCCCGTTAAGCGATTTACTGAGTGCTACGATATACTTGGTCTAACGATCCACATCTCCAAACACTTCCCAATCGTAGCCAATAAACCGCCTGACTGTGATGAGGCTGCTTTACTACATCTGAGGCGGATCACCCAGGAGCTGGGTATTTTTTATCAACAGGACTTCCCACGCCCGCTATTTTTGGGGTATCTACACAAGGTCATTAGGCTTTTAACCCTCTACCAAGTTCCCCGTAATAGGTAAAAATTAACGGCCCCTTTTTGAGGGAGGCCATTCAGGCCAAAAAGGCTGACTACAGCTTTTTAGGTTGTAGAATCTCGTTAATACACCAACTTGCGTTGAAGTATTAACGAAACACTACCACAATATACTTATACCAATTTTTGGGGCCCACCGTATATACAGTAGGCCCCAATGGTTTTTTAGAATGGCATCTCACCACTCTCCGCGTCAGGCGTTGTCGCCTGCTCGGACTTGTTAGCACCGTCCCCGAGGAATTGGACGTTTTGCGCAACTATCTCTGTAGTATATCTTTTAACACCCTCTTTATCGGTCCATTCACGAGTTTGAAGTTCGCCCTCTACTAAGGCTTGTCTGCCTTTTTTAAGGTACTTTGCACAATTCTCAGCAGTTTTCTTCCAAACTACGATTCTGTGCCACTCTGTCTTTTGTTGTTTTTGACCGCTCTTGTCAGTCCAGCTCTTATTAGTAGCTAGGCTGAAGTTGGCGACCGATTCGCCAGCCGGTGTTTGCTTTAATTCTGGGTCATTTCCTAAACGGCCCAGTAACGTTACTCTGTTCATTTGTTTTCTCCTGATTAGGCGCCGATGCAATAGATTAAATCGACGCAGTTATTGAGCTTATACCACGACTTTGTTATTCTTCATCCATGTCTTCTCCACTAGAGCGCTCTAATCCAACCCGTGAACAACTGCACAGTAACCTGTGCTTTGGAAGAGTTACCCAAGTATTCCCAGAACGACGCACCTGCGAAGTAAAAACTTTTATGGGAAGAGGCGCAATGGATGACAACCACATCCCAGAATGCCGCTGGCTCAGCACCGACGCTAGCCCCCAAGGCGATGAATCGGGAACCATCCCAAGAATCAACTCCTACTGTGTCGTTGGATATATCGAATCCGAACCGTTCATTATTGGTTTTTGGAACCCAACTGACAAAACTGGATCTGCCAATGTCGGCGAAGTAAAAGAGGAGCTCAACGAAGGCGATAAAATTATTAAAACGATTGGGAAGAATAAAATTATTCTAAGAGCCCACGGAGAAATCCAAATCCAATCGACCGATACGAACAGAACCGTTTATTTTCCTGACCAACATCTAATCAATACTTTATGTAGAAATTATGAATTTCGTACGGACGGCGGAACAATTGATTGGCATAATATAAACGAAGATGATGAAACGTATTTCAAAGAAGAATTCAGAGACAATATCTCCAGATCTAATCTGGTTATCGAGGAGCGTGGAAAAGTTGATGGTACGATTGTATCCCGCACTACTGTTGGTGCTGGCGATAATTCTAGCCCTAGCATCAATCAACCCGTCTACACCGAAACTACCAAAAGCACCGGAGAAACCGAACTATTCATCAGAGCTCCCGGAGCTTCCAGTGGACACAAATACACCATCCTCCCTTCCGGCACTACCAAACTAAACATCGCAGATAAAACAACGGTCACGATAGATCAAAGTGGAGAGACCACCATAGATATCGGACCGGGAAAAGCGACTTTAAATATCAAACCAAACGGAGATACCACCTATACCACAAGTGGCAAAATTACGACCACCGCCACCGGCAATGTGGCCCTCACCACTTCAGGAAATTTAAACGTTACATCCAGCGGACCTACCAAAATTAAAGCTGCCACTATCAGCTTAAACGGTAGCTCTTCAGGAATTACCACCAAAAACTCCCACATGGGGGTCATCGATTTAATTACTGGGGTGCCAGTAAACCCAAGCCCCACCGTTACTTCGGATGTCTGATGGCGCTTAGTCCTGACATATATTCGGCTACCCTTCTTTCAAAGCTCAAAGCTCAAAGTTATAACGGCCACGCTTTTAATGGCGCGATGATGCCAGACTTCTGTAAAGCAGTAGGGGTCGGAGTCGTCACTACGACGCTTACTGTCAAGGGGGTTATTGGTGGACCAGCCGGCGCAGGTAACGCCAGCGGTGTAGGAATTACTGGATTCAGTGCGTCAGCGATTGCGGCTCTTATTCAATCTACCGCCAAGGCTCTTTTTGGTTCCGAAGGACCTTGCCTATATCAATTTTGCAAGGCTGTTGGAGATGCCACCGTTGAACACTTCGCGTTAGCTACACTCACTTCAGATGCCAACGGCACTGCTAAGTTCCCATCCTTTGCCGGAAAGATATCCCCCATGGCTTCAGCTATCCAAGCTGCCGCTCCGCATTTTAAAGGTGCGCTCTGGCCAGCTTTTACAACCGCGATTGCTACAGGTATCTGCACCATCGTCGGGGGTTCTGGAAAAGGATCTCTTTCTGGTGCAAGCGGGCCGTCCCCAGGCGGGGGTTCGGTTGTAGTTTCATAACCTTGCTAGTACAATAAAATGAAATAATAGGAGAAATATATGTCATTCCCAACCGGACTTTTTGTTGACGCCCCAGAGATGCCAGACGTCTCCATGCACCAATTGGAGCAGAACTCTGAAGTATGGCCTGAACAAGTAGTCCAAAAGCTAAAAGAGCGAGTTCCTCAATCAAACAACCTTAGCACCATCGTAAAGTTTATGAAAAAAGATGACGAGAACGGAGCTGCCACAGGGTCCATCGTCATTTCTAATGCAGAAAAACAAGCTATCGTACCTGTCATTATTAAAGACTTCATGCTTTATCCAATGGATGTCTTTATCTGCAATAAAAAACTTTTGCCACTAACCCCAGAATATTTCGACACTTGTTTTAATAACAACCAAGTATTCCAACAAATCGAAGAGTACCCAACCTTCGGTGGCCTTGGACGATTTGAAGATTCTAACCTTTGGAACGCAACTTACCCACCAAGCCTTGGGCGGTACGCCTATGCTTCCGCAGGCTACGATATCCTAGATTCGATCTCAGATACGATTGATGCCACAGAGTTTAAAAATTACTTAAAAGAAAACCCAGGCGTTGCAGCTAACTTCTACAAACACGGCCACACAGAAGTGATTAAGAAGCTTGCAAACCTAAGACCCGTCAACATGAACGAGTTCAGACAAAGTGCTGATAACCTCGTACGCCGAGATATCGTCATGCTGAGAAAAGAAGGGCCTAACAAGTACACTATTCTTTCTAATGCAGACCGCGTTTTCTCTCCAGCCATGATTAAAGGCATGTGCCGAGAAGAAGCCTGCAAGTTTGTTTCTAAAATTTCCGATAGCGCACAAGACGATGTAAACGATGTCGACCAGAATGGGGAAAAGCTCTTAAGGGTTCCTAAAGTGGAAAGCGACCAAGAAGTTTATATCGAAGAAGGCCAAAAGAGCATGGCAGAACCTGCCAACGAATTTGACCATTACGTTGTTAGAAAAAAGAACGGCGTAGAAGTAGAAGGCGTTGTAATTCCCAAAGTCATTAACTTTGACATGGGTGTTGTAAACTTAAAGATGTTCCTTGGAAAAACCCTTTCTACCGTACAGCCAGAGATTGCTGGCGTCAGAGTTCAAAATAGCCACTTTAATATTCCTTTCTCCATGCCAAAAGTCGGGCAAACAGGAACCTTCGTTCACATGCCTGATAAATCACACGCTCTTGCAACAGTGCCAGTCACAATCAAAATGATTGTAGAAGAAATGGGGACTTGCACCATGAGAGCTTTGGACATGCAGGGCGTTGAAATTAAAATAACAATGACATCTATAGATCTCAACCGCATAGCTGGTAACCGAGAAGTAGGATATCTGCTTCCTAAAAACAAGTTCCGATGGGTGGCGATGGAAGGATTTGATGAAGTCACAAATTCCCCAGTCGATTACGCTGTAAAGACCGCAGGATTTAAAAAGACCGCAAACCCTGTAAAACTCATCTATACAGGTCACGGCCAATACTCAATGAAGGGCGTAGATAAATACGCAGAAGCCATGAACTGGGATAAAACTAACTTGGAAGAATACCAAGCAAAGTTCCTCCTTGCTTCATTAGGTCTTTCCCAAGAAAAAATTGCGGCTTGTATGTGCAAAGCTAAAAGCTGTACTCAATGCACCATGCACAACTTAAAAACACCGCCATTAAAAGACGAGAAGATTGCAGCTGCGTTGCCACTCGCTCGTCAAATGGCTAAGATCGCAAAAGACTTAAGAGTTAACTTAATTAAAGAAGCAAGCTTTGTAGAAAACACACAAACCGTAGATGCGCTTCTTTCTTTAAATTTCGTTAACCCAGAGAATGTTTCTAAAATGGTTGAGAAGCTGCCATCGCTCAAATCGGCTATCTCAAACCTCGCAAGCCTTCTTGTGGCAAGTAGACTCGGTATTCAAGAAATACCAGAACAATCAGTCAGCGCTGCCATGATGAAGCTTGTAGATGTAGTAAACGGGCTTGAAGCACTAAGAGCGACACAAGGACAGTAAGATGGGTTTTTGGGACGGATTCATAAAACAAGCGGGGGTTTTAAGCTTTTTAAAAAACCTTGTGCCTAAAAACAAAGTTGGCCACCAAGGGATTAGTAGAAGACAACTTCGGATGGAACAACTCATGCCTTACAAAAAATTATCAAGGCAGAATCCAGAAAAGAAAGTCGTGACTAAACCTTTATTAGATCCAGATAAGGGTTGCTTTGTTACTTACACACTATGGAGGGGTAAAGTAGTCGGTGCCAAATAAGACTTACTTATGGTTACTCCATATGAACTTTACGTCCGATTCCTAATCACAAAAGGATGCTCTGAGTCAGAAATCAACTCTGACCTAAAGAAGCTGAGTCTCCAACCATTACCTACAGAAGAGTTTAGCAGGCACTACGACCTAGTTCACAGCCTTACTCCAACCGCCATTTCAAACCAAATCATCTCCAAGAAGCATGAAAAAGACTTCATGCGGTGGATGCACACCCTAGAAGTTGGAACGCTTTGGGAAGAAAAAGACACAAAGCTCGTCTTCGACATTCATAGCGATTTAAAGCTCAGAATGACCATCAACGCCCTTATCATGAAAAACACAGGGCCTACCGACATCTGCCAACTGGTAAACGCTAAGTTTAGTTACATGTTGAAAGCCGAGCATATCGTTCTTTACAATAAATACTTCTGGGACCCACGACGGATGACTAGGGCTGCCTGGAAAGCCTATCTAGTGGGCTGTGGCGACTTTGAACGAAACATCCTATTCACTGCCCTCACAGAACCTGCCGACATCGTTAAAACCCTTCTAGACCTCCCTAGTAAGGTAAATGTCTCAGACTCCCTTCAGTACATGTTCATGAACTCGTACCAGAAGGCTAAACACTACTTAAGGCTTAATACGAAAGAGTCTAATGCCGAGGCCCGGGCCTGGATTGCAATGTCCCTTACCCTAGCCGACAAATACGAGAAACATAGAAAAGGCGACTTAGAAGATTTCTCAAAAGCCCTTCAAATGGAGTTCGAGTTTATCGACTCGGCGTTCCCAACCCCAGACGAGGGAATCAAGGCCGAACTCCTCAAGCAACTAGAAAAAACCAAAGAAGCTATTTAATACGCAGCGTGTCAGCATCGCTTGGGTGGGATGACGCAGCGCTATTGCCTTTTTTAAGCCACTTACAACCGCTTGCAGCCACTTTTTTTTGAGAAGTGGTTGCATAGATAAGTTATTGATTTCTCATTTTAAAAAGGGTGTTTTTTAGTAAGTAAAGCCACTTATACATAATTAATTATAAACAGTAATATATATATTTATTTGTTATATACACGGTGTGTAATTGCGTTATTTTATTTCCCACTGTGTGTGAAGGTCTCAAAAAAGTGGCTTTGTGGTTGTTGCGATAAGTCATTAAAGCAAATTCAATTACTTAACTCCAACCACTGCCCGTTTTTCTTGGATGGGTGCTGGCTGACCCATGTATGTTGCTTTGAGTCTAAATCTTATTAGCGTTGTCTATTTAAGAGCTTACGTGTTTTAATTCTTATATGGACGAACTTCAGGATGAGTTAAACGATTACTGTGATAACCCACCTGAGGTGGACCCGAAACTTGCTGCCAAAGTTTCAAGCCTTATCAACAAAGACGGAACCCTTAGAAAAATTATCAAGGCTCGAAAAAGCACCTTTGTTTCCTCCATCATCCATCTAAACGGACAAAAGTTTGATTTCACAGGTCGTGGGTACTTAATGCCCATTTACGATAGACCCGACAGAAGCATTCTTCTTAAGACAGGTCGTCAGGTTGAGAAGTGCCAAACTAAAGATTCGTTAGTCCATCTTGCTTCTGGTAAAGAAAAACGGATTTGTGATTTGGTTCCTGGGGAACAGGTTCTAGGAATAGGAGCTTCTGGGTATCAAGTTCTAGACACCGTGGTTGCATCCGAGAGTAACGGATCTCAACCCTGTTTAAAAATAAAGACGCGGCTTGGTTCTGTTTTAGAGGTAACTCACAACCACCCACTTCGAAAGCTTTTACAGTGGGAAGAAGCCAGGAATTTAAAAGTGGGCGATAAGATCGCATCGCTAAGAACGATTGGTGAGTTTGGTTCTTTAAGTCACACCCCTGTGGATTACTCAGGCACCTTACCAGACGAAGTTTTTTCTTATGATAGAGAATCTACAAGAGATTTGATTTGCAGACTTTGGGCCGATGGCGGGTACTGTAAAAACATTTCGGGCTATAAATTAGACATTGGCTATTGTTCTAAGAACCTTGAACTGACTCGACAGGTACAAATCCTTTTGAGAAAGTTCGGGGTTGTTACTGTTTTAGAAGAACAAAAAGATAAAAAATCACACCTAATCAAATTAATTACTGCCAGGTCAATTAGCTCGTTTTATTACAATGTTGCCCCTATCCCAGGAATTCAGTTTAATCTTCCCTACCAACTACCAACTAGTGATTTTGATGTCTTTCCAGAAATGGAACATTTAAACGACCCCACCCTACAAAAAATCCTATGGCGTTACCTGGACTCCGACACCGTGTGGGATGAAATCGTTGAGATTGAAGATGTGGGTGTAAAAGAAACCTGGGCTCTACAAACGGCTTCTCAAACTTATCTCTCTGATTTTGTGGTGAATCACAATACGACTTTCTTGGGCAACAACCTTGTTATCTCAGCAGCTGTTCAACCCTATAATAAAGCTCTCTATGTTTCGCCTTCTCATTCCCAGACTAGGCAATTTTCAAATGAAAAGCTAAAACCAGCGATTGAGCAAAGCCCCCTTATTAGGCGCTACCTTATCGACAACAACGTAAGCTCCCAAGTATTTGAAAAGGGGTTTACGAACGGCTCTTACATCTTTTTAAGGTCGGCTTTTAGAACAGCGGATAGAGCGCGTGGTATCTCAGCAAGAGAGCTGTGCTTAGATGAGGTGCAGGACTTTTTAGGATCTGAAATACCCGTTATTTTAGAATGTACATCGCACTTTCCAGACTCAACGGTTTTAATGGCAGGTACGCCTAAATCAAATGACAACCCAATTGAAGTCTACTGGGAGAACACCACCCAAAATGAATGGATGGTTAAGTGCGAAGGCTGCAATCACTGGAACTTTTTAGATGAAAAGAACATTGCACCTACTGAGCTTTACATAGATAAAAAAATATCCCCAGGCCCAGTATGTAAAAAATGTCAGAAGTCTATTAACCCCGCAACGGGTCAGTGGATGTCCTTTTCTCCTAAGAAGAATGTGCAGGGCTACCGGATTCCTCAGCTCATGGTGCCTTGGATTGTGTCTACTTATGATCAGTGGAATAAACTTCTTTGGAAAAGAGACACTTATCCTTTTGGTCAGTTTTATAACGAGGTATTGGGACTTTCGTATGACCACGCTTCAAAACCTATTTCTAAAGATGAGCTGATATCTATTTGTGATCCAAATCATAAGATGCTTCCTGACTTACCAACTGCGGAAGATATGCAGTACGCAAGAAGGTTTATATTGTGTGGTGGAGTCGATTGGGGTGAAGGCAATGACGGCTCTGATAGAACCCCAACTGGTAAAGTTAGAGCGGCGTCATATTCCGTCTTTACGATTGGAACTTATATCGATCAAAAACGATTTAAAGTTCTATTTGCTAAAAGATATACAGGACAACAAGTAGACCCAGACTTCGTGGTGAAGGATATTGCAAGGCTCTGCCAGGCTTATGACGTTAGAATTGTGGGGGCTGATTGGGGGCATGGTTGGGGAGTGAATAACCACCTAATTAGAATCTTAGGACCGCAGAGACTAGTACAGTATCAGTATCTTCCAAAACAAAAAGAGCGCATCAAGTGGGACCCCATTGGGTTTAAGTATCAAGTTCAAAGAAACCTGACTATTTCAGAATACTTTTATGCCATGAAGCACGGAAACATTATCTACCCCAACTGGAAAGAGTTTGAGACATTTGGAAAAGATATTTTGTCTGTCTTTACTGAATACTCTGAGTATCGAAGAGAAATGAAGTATGATCATAGGCCTACGGACCCAGATGATGCTCTTCATAGTTTTATTTATTGCAAACTTGCTTGCGACTTATTCTTGGGAAGGAAACCAGCTGCATAAATAAGTGCTTATCAATTTTCAAGCAATAAAGGTTGGTTTTAGGTTATAATTTAATCAGTGCGGGCTCTTACGGTTTTTATCGTTTCCCGTTTTAATCAGTACCCGAAGCCGAACGATGTCAAGTTACTGAAGCCCGCATTTTTTGAGGAAAATCATGATTATACTTAAAAATAAAAACAAATCTGGCCCAATGTTAATAATGCAAATAAACGACGATGCTAGCTGGCCCGAAATAGCAGTAGATTTTGTAAATTTTTTGCAAGGGTGTGGTTACATTGTAAAAGGTATTGAAGTAGCACAACATTTGATGGAGGAGTACCAATTTCAAAAAGAGTTAGATTTTAACAAAAAAGATTTTATTGAAGAGAAACCGAAAAATAAAACGCGATAGTACGCAGCAGTAAAATCATTCATGGGCGGTAACTATGGCAAGACCTATGTGCCCTCACTGCGAGCAGCTAGATTCGGTAGTTAAAAGAGTCATCAAAGTAGATGGCTACCCTAAGCTTTATTGGCTTTGTCTTTATTGCAATTTGGTCGTTTCTGAAATCTTTATACACTAAAAAAATAAGGGCTACTATAAATAGCCCTTATTTTTAATCCTTTAAAGTTGCCCAATATAAAAAAGATTTTTTATCTTTTACAAAAATACCGGATAATCGCTCCGAACTTTCTTTATCCAATCCCGCATCTAAAAGAATAGCCAAGATTTTATTTTTGGTAGAATTTATATTTTTTCTAGTGCGGCTCAACCGGTCCCTCAATAAATTCACTTTTATCATATTGTTTCTCCATTAACAGTTTATTTTTACCAAGCCTCATCGCCAAGTTTCTAAGCCAAGCTCTGTCTGAGTTGCACAACAGATGAAACTCATCCACAAGCTCTTCAAAGAACCCAGCGTTACCAGAGTTAGGGCAAATATATACAAATTCAAGCTCCCCGAAATAAAGAGACACAAGTTGTTCTTTTGAGTTCTTTAGAAGGACTCTTCCCGAATCAATATCTAGTGCTGGCCTAACATCTACTGGTTCAAACTCTTTGGGAAGGCCTCGGTTAATCCAAGCCCAAAGAGTATGAGACAGATCCTCTTTTTGCCACCTATCAAATTTATATAAGTCTTCAGTTAGTTTCATTTGGTTTCTCTGGGATGGTAAAGGGTATATCAACTGTGCACAGGTGTTGTTGAAGCTCGTCTAGTTGTTTTTGAGTCTCGTCTATTTGGCGCATTACGGACATATCGTCCATAAATCTCTTTATAATATCTTTAACGTGTTCCATGTGCCCCCCTTAAATAAGTTTTGTTTCAGCATCTTTGTATTGTCGGCTTTCTAAAGGAACCCACCTTCCTTCGCAAACCCACTCAACGCCTTTGGTGGCTATCATTCGAGTAATAGCTTTGTAGCGTTTTTTACAGTAAAGACAGTTTGTTTTTCCACTTTTTAACACCATAGGTTTTACAAACTTTTCTGAGGGCTTTGAATGACACAAAAACCTCGGTGGCGTTTTAGCATCGCGGTAAGCAAGATGGATTATTTTCCCTTTTGGTTGTGACATTAAAAATAACTCGCTTGGTTTTGGTCGTATTTTCAAAGTATCCCCCTTTATTAGAAATGTTTGTGCGTTACGGTGAATAAAAACATGCTCTACTATGTTCTTATACCAATTTAAGAGTTCTCCCAAACTTCTAACCAATCTGGTGTTTGTGTGAAAGAACACCCAAGTTTAGAAGTAATTGGCCTCTCCATATCATAGAATTCGTCTTCACAGAACTGGTGGTTAGGAAGAATGATCCTTCCCCAATCTCTGACGGTGGTATTTCCAGAAGGGGCGCAGTGGTGGATAGTTGTTCCATTATTATTAAAAAGGTCTTGAGCGTTTTTAGCTAGCGTCTTAGCAAGCCAGCCTGTCGAGGTGGGAGTCACAGAATTGAGTGGAAGCCTAACAACCCCGTTTAGTTTTTGTATCTTTCCTGGAAAGGTACGTTCTGGTTTGTGTTTTCCGTAAAGAGAGCCAACTCGGATAATGACCCTATTGGGCAAATCTAAATTCAATATGATGTTTTCCATTTGAATTTTTTGCTTAGCATATTCGCTTCGTGGGGTTGGGGTTTGAGATAAAGGGTTGTTGGGTTTCTTTTCATTAGCTGCGTAGTCGGTAGAAAAGAAAACGACCTTAGTTGATTTTGGAAGGCAGCAGTTTAAAAAAGCGGGGAAGTCTTGGTTGATGTATTTAGCGTCTTTATACGTGGGGGAAGTAGGCTTACATTCCTGTACGCTACCTCCCCCGATGGCTACCCATACACAGTTAGGATAGAAAGCTTCTATTTTATTTATAATAGATAAATCTTTAACGTTGTCACCGTTTGATTGGGATAACAGAAGAGTCTCGTGTTCTTTAGTGAGCTCGCAAAGCAAGTCTTTACCTAAGTTCCCAGCACCGATAATTAAGTGTTTCATGTTAGTGAACCACTCCGTCCGCTCGGACTTCGTCGTGGCAATGGCCGTGATCTAGGTGTTCGTGAAAGATATCAAAGGTGTTTTCTGCAAGCGCACGATACTCGTCTGGTAGGGTTTTAGATTTACCAAGCCGCTTTGCAAGAGTAATCCAAGTCTTCCAGATATCTTCGTCCGTCATAGGCTTTCCTGTTTCGCCATCGATGGAAAATTCTGTCTGGTAAGTGTTGTGATGTGCTCTTCTAATAGATACCACTAAGAGGGCATCCGCAGGCGAATCCCCGTTTAGGTCCTTCATTGTAAACTTCCCACAGAAGTAGTGGAGTCTGTGCTTTAAAGTAAATCCATCCATAAAGATAATTTTTACAGGCTTTGTAGGGATTTGGCAAAAAAAGAGGCAGCCCGTGGAACCACAGGCTGCCAAATTTCTGATGGAAGAAATTCCACCATAAAAGGAGTGCTATAATTGAATTATACTCCTTACTATGCCAGACCCAAAAAAAATTCTAATTGACACAGCGACCAAATTTATCGGCATCAAAGAGGATACCGATATCCTTGTAATCAATGAGTTTAGAAAAGCTGTGACAGGACGCAGCTATGACCAGCCGTGGTGTATGAGCTTTGCTCAGTATTGTATTGCCCAAACCGAAAAAACCCTTGGGATTAAATCCAAGATTTTTAGATCCGACGGGGTTCTGATTGTGTGGGAAAAAAGCCCTATTTCCATAAGGTTAGAAAAGCCGGAGCCTGGGTGTTTGATGTTGTGGAATTTTGCTGGGACCAGAATGGGGCATGTGGGAATTGTGGTCGATATCACGCCCAACTTTATCGTGACCGTTGAAGGAAATACAACGGGAGGCCCAGGGATTAAACGTATGGGGGATGGGGTCTATAAAAAGAATCGGCTGCCAAACGGTTCTGACAAAATGAAGGTGCTTGGGTTTTTAAAGCCCTTTTCTTAAATGTCGCAGTAAGCGGTTGCAGTACCAGTACACTCCCAGCATTCTGGGTAGTATTCATCACACACGGTTTTTCCAAACTCGTATCTAAACTTACCTTGGCCGACTTCACAAAGATCTTCCCAGGTTTTTAGATCTTTTCTTAAGTAGTAACGAACCTTTCCGGCGGCCTCTTGGTCTGTATAACCAGAAGACGTATTTGAAAGTTCTTGTTTCCAAGGCATTTCAACCGGTCCAGCAATAGCGATGGGGACAAATAAAAGAAAAGAGAGGAGCTTCATTTTCTAAACCTCATTGCTTCTTCTAGGTTTTTTACCTTCGCAAGTTTTCCATCAGGAAGGCTTACCGTAAAGCTTGTGTCCTCACCGCTATCTTGAGCGATGATTTCTCTTAAGGTCTGATACATATAAAAAAGGCGGGTCGTGTTGGTTTCGGCTTCGACCTGTTTTAGTACGGAGCTGAAAGAACCGTCTCCAGTGGACTTTTCAAGCTGTTTGAGACACTGAATAATTCCCTCTTTGTAGCTTGCCCCAGTTCTTTTATCAGCCGGTCCTCGGTTATCTGCTTCCATTTGAGTCTCCTTTCTGACCATTCCTTAGTTTCCCAAGCTGTCTTCTTGCTTCGGACAAACGGCCAGTATCTTGCTCGGTGGATACCTATTTGCATTCCGACTTTATCTAATCCCTGAAACTGTTTTTCGCAAGGATATCCTTTGTTGTTAAGCCAGTCGTAGTGCGGGTATTTCTCATGAAGTTTTATCATGATCTCATCTCGGTAGACTTTGGAGACGATGCTAGCTGCTGCAACAGCCAGGCTTTTTTCGTCAGCTCTTCTAATGAGTTTGTGTGGAATAGTGGTTGGAAGAGTAATCTCTCCGTCTACTAATAAGAAGTCTGGAGTAATGGGTTTTTTATTAGGCTTTGTGCAAGCAGCAACTGCTCGTAGCATTGCAAGCTTTACGGCATTTAACTTTCCTAAGTAGTCTATTTCGGATGGATATACTTCCCCGATTCCAATTCCAAGAGCCACTTGCCAAACTATTTCAGCGTGCTGTTTTCTGTAGCGTTCTGGAATTTTTTTAGAATCATCTACCTCAAAAATTCTTAGGTCGTCTCTGTGAAGGTCTATCTTAGGTAAAATTACACAGGCAGCGCATAAGGGGCCAGCAATGTCGCTGACCCCAGATTCGTCAATTCCGCCTATGAACTCTCCCTCTTCATAAAACATTGAATCAAATGTGTTATCCATAAATTAACCAATTGGAGCTATCATTACGCAGCTACCCCAATTGACTCCCATAATCAAAGGACTTCTGTAACCAGAAAAGTCTTTTAAAACTGTGACGACAGGATACTGCGAAAGCTCTACTAGGGCAATGCCTAGATACTTTGCATTTAATTTAACTGGATGAGGAAAGTTAAACGGATATCTATACACGCCTTCTTCGTGCTGCAGGCCGTTGGCATCCATGTAAACAATATCGTCTGGTGATTCATCGCAGACTTGTTTCATATGGCCCATGGTCTCAGCATTTATTTGACAATGCGCTTTCAGAGTTTCAAAAGGCGGTTTAAAGGCCTCAATGTCTGGATACGCATCTTCAAACGAGGTGATGTGCGGAGACACGGGTATTACAGAATCGTGAAGCCCCGCCTGATAGAAACCATCAGGCAGGTTCACAAAACGTCTAATAAGCACGTGTCCGTTTGTGATATTACAGGTTTTATTTACAACCCTAATAAAACGATACTGGTCTTTATCGCACAAGGCTAAAAGACGAGAAGCGTTTGTGATTCGTGGCTGTGTTGCGAGCATAACTACCTCACAAGGCTTTTAAACCAGTCAGCTATCCGGTCTAGGTTTCTTACGGCCCCTATGCCAGAAGCTTTTGATTTGTGTGTTACGTAATACGTCATTTGGTTATAGAGGTCCCACGCGCTGTGTCCTTCTGATAGAACGTTCTCAACTGCTTTGGGAATAACGTTGTTGTTGATAGCTCGTTGGAGCTGCTCTCTATAAACTTCCGGAGTCCAAGTAATGTCGGTCAAGTTTTTCCAACTCTCAACACTCTTTTGGAATCCGTAAATGACAGAGTCTGGATCAGGAAATTCTATTCCTTTAGTTCCGGTGTGCCTAAAAGTCATGGAGAACATGTCTTTAGATGACATCATGCCGTTTAAGCATTTAAGCACTAAAGCGCCGACACGAAACTGTACCGACATGGAAGCGTTGTAGGCGTTCTTAATATAGACACGCATACCAACCACCTCTCCTGTTCTAACAGCAAGTGTTTTATTGGCGTAGGTATATTCTCCAATCAGAATGGCGCCGTTCTTGCTGGTCATGTACTTTCGTTCTGGTGTGCCTAGTTTTTGAACGAACCCTTCGGCAGCGTTCATCACATCTTTGTGAAGCACAAGGTTATACCGATTACTGACAGCAGCAATGGGAAGGTTATTATCTTCTCTGACAACAGCCCTTACCCTTGGAACCTCTACTCCATCTCTTGTGTAGACGTTTTGTAGCGATACGGGGAAATCGTAAGTTTGCATTGTGTTCTCCTTTTAGGCCCACAGGGCGTTAACGTTTTGAAGGTGCTTAGCAATACCCAGTTTTCTAGCTACTGAGTATTCGTTAGCCGTCCAAGCAAGTATTTTCTTTTTCTTTTTTAAATCTTGGATCTTGAAAATGGCAGCCATCAGGGTGTCAAAGTCTTTCACCCCGAACGCGATGCCTTCTTTCTTTTTGTATTTGACCCCGACAAAGTATTTATATCTAGCTTTCTTTTTCATTTTTTTTCCTTTTATTTTTTTGGTTTACTAGAAGAAACCGAAGTGGTTATTTTTTTTAAGAACCCGTATTTTTTTGCATCCGTGTACTCAAATACCCCCCAACCAATTACTCCTTCTTTGTTTTTTTTCTTTGTGGGCATTGCTAATGCCAGATCTATTAAGCAATTTAGGTCTTCGACCCCTAAGACACAGGACTTCCCATCTATATAGTCGACAACCATTACATATTTGTGTTTTTGCTTTTTCATGCGTACCTCATATAGAGCTCTTTGGCGTTAAAGAATAATAGAAGCTTTTTAATGTCCTCTAGGCTTGTTTTGACATCGGCTGTATCTCCGGTTTCTTCGTCGCAGCCCATGACTATTCCGTTTCCAATAAACGGCTGGTCGGCTCCGTCAACCTCGAAGGCGTACTGCCAAGGCTTTAAAAGGCCTTCATCATCACAGTAGAAGGTGTCGCCGTTCTCTAGAACGTAGGCAGAACAGATTCTTCCTCCGACAGCTTTTTGAGCGAACTCTAGGGTGTCACCCTCGATGTTTACTTCTTCAACGGTCTTGGTTTCGCTGTTAATTGTGTACGATTTCATGTGTGTCTCCTGTTTTCTTTCTTGAATAAATTGGGGCGTCATTCCCATCGATTAGTCTATCTATCTGATGAGATACCTCTTCCCAGTGGGCTCCGTTTGCGTGGCCCAATAAATCTAGCACCGTGCAGAACCCGCCGCTTGGGTTTAGAATGGTGTACCTCTGGTGAATCTCGGTTAGAGGCGCATCTTTCCACGTTGCTGTATATCCTCGGTATTCAAGTTTCTTTTCAGATAGTAAGACTGTTAGTTTGTGTTTGATTGCCATGGTTTATACTGGAAGCTCTTCTTGCTTCGTATCCTTTCTAATTAGTCGTTCTGCTGCACTAGACAGCATGGTTGATAGTCGTTCGGCCTCAAGCGGCGTCATTGCAAATGACTCCACCTTGGTTTCAAACTCTACGACCACGATGTTTTTCTTTTCGTCTATCCATATTTTTAATCCTAACCCTTCGCTCATATTTACCCCCTTGTAAAAAGCGATTGATTAAAAAGCCTTTGTTGAAAATTTACTGGCTCGTACACCGTTGCCTCGACTGAAAAGTCGCTGGGGCATCTGATGGGCGTTGACCAGTAAAATTTTTCTAACGCTTGCTTTTCTGAGTCTTGCAAACTTCTTCCCTCGACGTAGTAGTGATATACGCCATTGGGCCTGATGTGTTTATCATCAGGATGAAGTGCTTCGTCTGGAACAAGTTGTTTAACTACTATCGTGATTAACATTCTCTCCCCCTAGAGATTTAAGTAACCAAGTTTCACTAACATTAGTTGGAAAATGGTTGAGAACACTGCCATACCTAGTGCCGAAGAAAATTTCATCGTTCCTGAGTGGCCACGAACAATCGTCACCAAACCGGAAAGACAAAACCACCCTGTTGCATGAGCAAGCAGTAAACTTAAGATGTTGATATATTGCATGATTTCCTCCTTGGTTCTTATACCCTTAAAACAACGTTGGTTGATTACGCTGTTCCATTTCTTTTTTTAGCTTTTGATGAAGAGAAAGCGCCATCTCAGACGCTTCAATAATCACTCGAGCGATTAGCTCTTCATCCGTTTCGTTTTCTTGTCTTAAGGAATAGGCCCACCCAGGGATCTCGGATGTTCTACTGTATTTGGCAAGATCTAATAAAATCTTTTTTACAGTAGGAAACCCAAGATTCTGAATGAGCCCATCTTTTACGATGGGCATATATGTCTCCTTGTTATCCTTTAGTCCAGTAAGAATTTACTGTTCCGTCTACTTCCATGGGGACGACCTTCATCCACCGCTCGGCTGATTGGCGCATCAGTTTCAGTTTCTCTTCGTGGAAAGAAGCTGAGTCTGCTTTGTCTGTTCTTGTTACGATTTCGTCATAGATGGCATTTACAAAGTGTGTTCTGATGCGATTCTTTTTAGCGTAGTTTCGAATGTCGATCATGGCTTGTTTGGTAATATCCGCATTGACCGATTGAATAAGGAAGTTTCCTCCCTCTCGCTCAATCTTTGCGAGTGCGCCTTGGTAGTCTGGATCAGACGTTCCAAGTCGATAGCCGTTTGGGTCAGGTTTTGCCCAGTAACGCCTTCTGCCGTTTAGATTAGAAAGGTAGCCTTGGCTTACTGCCGTTCGGCCAGACTCCCTTAAGAAGTTCACAGCGGTTCGGTACTTTTCACAGTACTTGTAGTAGATGTTCTTGGCTTCTTCTCTTGTGATAGGAAAGCCGTCCCCTACAAGTTTTTCATATAGGCTGTAAGGACCCATACCGTAAGCAATACCGAAGTTCAGCGTCTTTGCTGGGGTTCTGAGTTTTTTATGCTCGTTGTTTTTGGTGACCTCAACCCCGTAGATATCTGAAGCAACCGCACAGTGGATATCTTCTCCCTTTTGAAATACTTCGATCATTTTTTGATCGCCTGATATCTCAGCTAGGATTCTAGACTCACAGCCAGAGAAGTCATCGCTCTCGACCACTTCGTTTTCAAAGCAAACAAAGCAGTGTCGAAAGTCGTTCTCTCTGGGGATGTTAAGTGGGTTCACATCACTTTCACCAGAAGCAGGGCGCCCGGTGTCAGTTCCTATCTGCCACATGTTTGGATGAATCATTCCTGTAGTGGGGTGAATTGCTTTTAGGAATGGTTCCCCGTATGTGTTGATTCTTTTTTGTAAACCTCTCCACTGTTTTAGCTGCTGCACAAAGGGGATGTCTTTTAATTTTTTAAGTACCTTGTCGCTGGTACTTTTAACAGGAACAAAGATATCTTCCCCAGTTACGGGGTCTTTTTCTTTGACTCTGATTTTCATCTGATTAAAAAGACTTACCATTTGGCTTGGTGAGCCATAGTTGATATCTACTTCGCCAAAAAGGTCGAGCCCTAAAAATTTAGAGGCATACTCGTCCATCTTGGCTTTGACTTCGTTAGCTTGTTTAGTGTGCTTAGTAATAAGCTCTCTCCAAGCCTCGACGTCGATTCGCATTCCAGCAAACTCCATATCTGCAAATGCCGAAAGCGCATTGCACTCTAAAAGCATAGTGGGGATAAGGCCATCTTGCTTTATCACTTCAACATACTTTTGCATGAGTGGGATTAAATGCTTTACGTCGTTTGCAGCGTACTCAAGTTGCTCTTTTGAGAAGTCGCCTTTGTGTCCAATGAAACTTTTTTGAAGCTCCTTGTCCATTTCAATTCCAAGCCTACCTCTCATGACATCTTCTAAACTAAAGCCATTTCTTTTAAGGCCGGCTGTGCAGATTTTTTCACAAAGAAGGGAATCCCTTAAGGCTTCCATTTCAATTTTGAAATTACCTTTCAGCATTTTGTAGTCGAACTTTAGGTTATGTCCGATTTTTAAAATTTCGTGGCTTTCAAAGAAAGGTCGTAGAGGCTCGATGCTTACTTTTCTAGCATCGATAACGTATTGTTCTTCAGGGCGTCCAATTTGAACAAGCGTGACTTTATCGGTGTGCGGATCTAATCCGGTGGTTTCGGTGTCAACTCCCCATGCTGGCTGCTTCAAGAGCAGTGGCAAAAGAGACTCGACATCTTTTGTGTCAGTTATGTATTTCATAATTCCCCCATGCGGTTCTTATACCCAATGGCGGAATGCTTTTTACTGTAGTTGTCGTATCTGGATGATCTTAGCTTCTTCTGTATCTGTAGCTCTTCTTTTTTCATGCCACGGATGACCCGGCCCTTCTCTGTAAAGAGATCGTGCTTCTTCGGTCCATTCTGCTATTTGGACGTTTGCGATCTTAGCTACTAGGCCATATATCATGTTGAATAAATCTCGTATAGCAGGGTTTGTGATTTTTGTTTTTTGATTGCTAAAGTGCTCCGGCGTAAAATGCCAGTCCATACTTTTGCTCCAAATTGGGTTGGTTTAATGAGCGGGTAAAAAAGCGAAGATAGTAGAATGATTCTACAGTATTTGCGTAGATTTTTCGTTCTGCGGTAGGTCGAGTTTATAGTTGATATCGTCTTTTTTTCTAAGGCCCTGCACCATGGATTTTCTAAAAGCGCTTCGTTGGTAGCCCACTTCTTTAAGATAGTTAAACACGAGTTTTTCAATGAGCTCGCTTTTGTTTACTTGGTTAGAGCCGCAGTAGTCGTAGAAGTCGTCTCTTAGCGTGCCGTGGATATACACGGTGACACATTTTCTCAAAGGTTCGTTGGGTTTTCTTCGGGGCCTAATTCTCATGCCATTATTATACATTACTTTATAAAATGTTTTGTATATACAACCACATGACTACATAGACTACCCATGTCAAATAGAAAATGATATACTGAGTCAAAGCTCGCTCAAATCATAAATCCATAACAATTCAGGGAGAGGAACTATGAAGGCACTTCTGTGCTTACTGGTGCTCTTTACTGCTGCGTATGCAGATGAAGCTGAGCTGTATGACGAAGACCAAGCATACTACGAAACAAAACAATTTTATTCGGGTGATGAAATATCGCCCTACCACGAACGACAGTTCTATTCTGACGGGGAAGTAGACTCAGATAGCCCGGGGCAGTTCTATTATACCCCGAACGAAGAACCTAATTATTCGAGCCTATTTACCGACCGGGAGTTTGAGGAAATTGTAGTTCCAAAGCTGATGGAAAAGCTCGACTCTCAATTAACCGAGTGATCTTGCTTGGGGTGTTGAAACAAAACCGTGTCGATGAGCTCCTGGTCCTGTTTTTTTACCTTTAAGATAAAGTCGTTCGCATCCTCGATTACCTTATGTTGGTAGGTAATAAAGTCGACTAGTTTTTGCTGGTGCTTACTGTATTTGTAATTCAAGTAAAAGCCTGCTGCGCAGGCTCCTTGTACAAAGAAGAAGAGATACCACCAGTATTCCATTAGAAGCAGCTCACATAGACTTGTCCACATCGCACCATCGGTTGATGTGGATTAGAATAATCACTTCCTACCATAACCTGATTTATGTAAGGGCAGGTATTGCCATAGTAAGTGAAAACTTGATTTATCTGGGCTTGGCAAAAAATCCTTGCTACTTCTTGCCCATAGGCCCGAAGAGCAATAACCCCCAGTAAAAGGATAGCTACAATCAGTAGCTTGGCGTGTGCGCTTAGTTTGAACATAGAGCCCCCTATTTTTTATTTAGCGGTTGAAAGTCAACAACGCAAACTGTGTGGGAGTCCCCGCCTATATTATAAGGTCGGATGTACCAAGGGTGCTTCCCGTTGCCCTTTTGGGCGTACCATCTGGGCTGTGCTGCCAACCACTCGGCCACTATCGCTTGTGCCACTTCGGCGGCTTCTTCGGCAGATTTGCCCTCAAATCTTTTTGGGTCGAATACTGGTTTGTCCATGATTTAAATAGAATACCAACGGCTCACATTTCTGTCGTTGGGTATTTACATGGTTTTTAAAGAACGCTAACGCATCGCATTTAATAGGTAAAAAAAAGATATCCGTACTTATTAAATACGCACGGGGCACCCAACCCCTGGGCACCCCGCCGTTGTTTGTTTCTCAACCACCTAGAGGAAACAAGTCATGAGCATTCATCTAAAAGCTCTAAAAACAATTTTCTTAGTTCGTTTAGAAGAACGGAAAAACACCCGACCGTAGCACACGCAATTACAATTGCAACCATTTTACCCCCCAGTATAAATAGTCTTACGTAATTCTTATTCCATACTTTGGTTTCTTTTTGATCCCACGCATACGTCATCTGGGTATTGTAAAACACAAAAACGCCCCTAAGAAGACCCAGAGAGTCTAAGGGGCGTTTTTCTTAAAGCTTATCCGTTTAACGATGCTTGAGTGATCCACTCAGTGACGTTGCCAGCCGTTTTGTTTTTGGCAAGCTTTTGGATAACTTTGAAATCCTGTTTTCTAAAACGAATCAGCTTTGCGATTGTTTTAGGAGCAGCGATTTTTTCTGTTTTCTTTGCGATTTTCTTTTTCATAAACTACCTGCATGTTTTAAGTATCAGAAACCGTTTCTGATATCTGGATACATACACCCATTAAAAATAAACGTCTACACTTAGTATGGTATATCCGTTTATCTTTCGTAAACCATGTTGAGTAGTTTTGGTTGATATCTGATCCAAGCCTTGCCAATCTGGTCTGAATCGAAACCAACGTAGGTATTGTCAGGCGCTTGAAACTTGACATACCCCTTTTGAGCCAGCCGGTCTAAACCGACGAGGCTTTTTGGCGCGGGAATCCCTGCGTGTTCAAACCCCCAAATAAGGTCGCCAATAAGCCCTTCTTGGACTTCTTTTTGCCTTTCAAAGCAGCTAAACAGCGCATGAAGAACGATTTGCGCTTCGGCGGGCAAGTCCGACGGGATTTCTTTGTGCGTTTCATAATAGGGCCTCACTTTCTTGAGTTCTTGTGGTTTGTTTTCTATCTGTGCTTCTAACGTCATCACCGACGCAGGAGGAGCAGCATCTTCTGGAGGAGTTGAATCAAGGTGTTTAAAGTCTTTCATAACTTTGTTTCCTTCTGTACCAGAAAATTTTTAACATCAGTCGGCAAGAGTTTTAAAAGCTCTGGCGTCACAGTAATTGTCATCGGTGGCAGTTTTACTCCTTGTTTGTAAGACCGCACCCAAGAGATTACTTTTTCTGCTAACTCTTTTAGCTCTTTCGACTCCACTTTTTATCCCCCGTTTGATGATATATACGTTATATAGCCGTGTTGGGTAAGTCCGTCACGAATTTTTAGTATTGGTAAAAATGCGTGTTCTCAACGTGGGACTTCTCACTGAAGTGAGGAACAGGCCCTGGCTTACCTAATACATAGTCGAGTGCGTGCAACATTTTAGAATCTAGGTTATCTAAATGATGCACCAAGATAGCTTCTAGCGTCGCCGGTTTTACTGGCGAACCCCAGTCAATTCTTCCGTGATGAGACGCAACGATATGCATTAAGTGGGCTTTTTCTAATTTATGATCTGACCCCTTTGGAGAAAACTTACTTGCCGTTTTATCTATCCAAGCAGGGCCCACAACGATGTGCGGAGTTAAGATCCCAACAGGGCTTAATCCCACGATGGGTTTAGAAAAATCGTACTCAACAATTTTTCCAGCATCGTGAAGCATGAGCCCAAAGAGAACTTTATCTCGGCTTATTTTTTCGCAGTACCTATCTTGATAGTGTTTAATGACGGGTTCTGCGATTAGACACAAAGAGTGCACGTGCTCTAAAAGGCCGCCGTGCCAGGCGTTGTGCATCTTAGCGGCAGCCGGCGCTCTTTTAAAAGCTTCTATCACCTCTTGGTGTTTCATCAGGATCTCTTCGGTCACATACTTAGTTAGGGGCTCTTTAAAGGTAGCAACGATGTTTACTAGATCATTCCACATCTCTTCGATGTCAAACTTGGAGGTTCTAATAAACTCGTGAAAGGGCCGTTCGCTTGGTTCAGCTTCTAATAAGTTGATTTGAAGGGCTCCGTTATATTCTTCAACTTGTCCGACAAGTTTAATAACCGACCCTTCTGTAATAAAACCGTGGACCTCTTGTTGGTAGTCCCATTTTTTTGCAACGATTGAGTGGTCTTTGTCTCTAAGGGTAATGTCTAGGTAAGGCTTTCCGTTTTTAGTTGTCGCTACTTTTAGTTTTTCAACAAGCGCATTAATTTTGGCAATATCGCCTTTAGAAAGTTTTGAAATCATGTGTCATCCTTGGTGTAACAATTTTAATAAGATATCTTTCTTTTGTACAATTTTAAACTCAGAACTTATATCCGAGTGTTTTTAAATGACACCCAAAGACATTTGCTGATAGCATTTTACGTTTGATGTAGAATAATAAAAACAATGAAGCCCGAAAAAAAGAAAAATAAAAAAGACGAGTCTTATTATAAAAGCCCCATGATGCGGGCATTTCAAGCTGGGACCGGCCTTGGGATGGTTAGAGGGAACCTAATTCCCGCCACCTCACCAATAAAAGGCTACACCAACCTGTGGCACGGTACGCCAATCGCCAATTTATATCCTGGGGAACACGGCAAGGGAATTTTTCAAGAGGGGCTTACCACAGAATTTGCTGGAAAAAATAAGCGCCTTAACTATGCCCTTATGTCTAATGCGGTAATGCGAGACACAGAAGAATTTTTAAAAAAGAAGAAAATTAAAATAACCCCAGAGATTGAAAAAGCGCTTTTTGAAGAAACCGAAAAAATGATGGAGCTTGGGGGCACCTCTTTTGAACGAATTCTAAAAAGCGCCCCCTCGGTAGCAAAGCGATTGGGATTAGACGAAAAAGAACTGGCTGAATTTTATAAAACCCGTGCGGGCGATTTAGGAAAACGTATTTATTTTGGTAAGTCGCCAGAGAGCGTTGCGTTTTGGGCAAACGAGGGAAAGAACGAAATCCACTTTTTGTTTGAAAAAATGAAACAAGAAGCAGGGCAGGACTTAAGCTCTCGTAGAAAGGCCGTTGTTTCAGGTTTAAAAAAAGGGTTTAAAGATTTTGGAGAAGTTTTAGCCGAGCAGTTTTCTGGTGGCATGTATTCAGACATAAGAGCAAAAACTCATTACGGAAAACCGGCAGAGGCTGTAAAAGTTAAAGACTTGGGCGAATTAGCCAACGCAATAAAACACCATAGCAAAGAAGACGTGAATGTTATTTTTAGATCCAGCGTCCCAACTAAATCGCTAGATTATTTAAAAGACTTTCCAGTATTAAGGCATGGGATAGCCTCTTTACCCAGCGTTAAAATGCTGCTTGGTAAGTATATTCCGCAAAGTGATCCCTCTAAAGACTTGTCGATTGCTGAAAACCTTTCGCCAGAGTTTATTAACCAGGCTCATGTAGTAGATAGAAAAACAGGAAAGCTATTAAAAAGCTTCCATGTCCAGTCAGCAAAAAAACAGCCCTTTCAGTTTTTAGGCGGCAAAGGAAATAGAATCGCCGGCCTTAAAAAAGCCACCATACCAATTATCATGACAGCCGCCGGCGCTAAGATTTTTTTAAATGCTTTTAAAGGAATAGGAAGTAAGCCCCCGAAAGAAGAAAAAACTGCTGCGGTAGATCCAAAAACACTAGCAAAAGTTTTTGCTGTTCCTGCTGCTGCTGTAGGAGGTTCCTTTGCAACTGCAGCCGCCATTCAAAAATTACTGGGTGTAAGAGAGCCTGCTCTTATTACAGAAGAAGAAGCAAAAAAAATGAAAATGGAACAGCTGCTCGCTCAACAGGCTGACGAAATTAGATATTTAAAAAACACAGCTCCTGCAGCAGGTTTAGCATCAGGAATTCTTGGGGCAGGTATCGGAGCTGCGTTAACAAAACATCGTGGGATTGGTGCTATAGCGGGCGGGTATCTTGGATCTACCTTGGGTATGGGCGCCGCAACCGTCCTACTTGAAGCTAGACAGAACCAGATAGATCCGGAAAACTCAGGCCTTGCCGGAATGCTTTTGAGTAACTCAGACAAAGGAAAAGAGTTTATCAGAAAGAACCCAAAACTATTTGCAGGTCTGTCGCAAACAGCGGCGACCGGATTGGCAGCTGCGTTGCCGTATTATGTTGCTAAAAAGTATTACCCTTGGCACGCGCAAAAAGTAAAACGATTGGTTAGCCGTGCGTCTAAACCAAGTGAAGCGCTCGTCCGATTTGTCGATGAAAATGCAACCAAAATTTTACCCCTTATTTTATTAGGCGGACCAGCATCACAGTATTTAAGTTATTTGGCAGCGGAGCAAACTACAAAAGGTATAGGAAAAGGTGTGGGGGCTGTTCGATCCGCGGCTAAATCTTTTGGTAGCGATAAAAAAGATGCTGCTTAAAAAGCTTTGTATATCTACTTTACTCAAACTTCTTGACGACCCCAATATCCTTCAATAGCCTTTTTCGTGGAAGACACAAAGGAGGCTATATGGACGAACAAGCAAAGGTAATTCCGTTTCCAACAAAAGAAGGCTTACTTTCTCCAGAACTGAGAAAGCGATTTGAACAATCAATTTCTGATAAAACAGAAAAGCCACAGGAAGTTGTGGCCATACTAGAAAAAGAAGCGTGCACCGCCATCATTGCATGGGAGCGCCGCGTTGCAAAAGAACTTGCAGAAAGATTGGTGAAGCTCTTTGTCTGATTTAATAGGACCAGATGGGAAGCCGATTCCCAAGACGCTATGTGTTGAATATGGCGGTAGGCTTTATCCCTACCGCCTTGTTAACCCGGAGCAGCTTAACAATAAAGACCCTCGCATTGGTCTTTTGGGTGTGCTGATTCAAATGGGTGACCAAACACAACTCACTTGGTTATCGCTTCTTGCACTTGCAAAAGATATCTATTCTCGAAACCCGAAAGGCACCAGAGAGTTTCAAAAACTGGCTGAATCGGTCGGTTTAGTTATAATAGACGGGGAGCGCCATGAGCTTGATGTTGCTCAGGAGCTGGGTAAAATATAAGATAAAATGTTGGCTCGCTCTTCGGTGTCGGGCTATACTCTTTTAAAGACGTCTAACTAATCCGCTGAAAAGGAAACGCTATGTTTTTCGATTCGAGCGATCTTGTCGAGTCTAAGTACTCGATGGATCATTATCGTGAGTGGGCCGGAGAGATTGCAAATTCGTACTTCAATGCGAATGCGCTTCCTACCGTTACATTAACTAAAATTGCACAAGTAGAAGAGCTCACACCCCACCAAATTCAACTTCTTGCCGCTGAAGCTAATAAACTTATTCATCACCATAAATATGGTTCAGCAGAAGAAAAGTATTTTGCAGCCGAGTTTCCTTTAGCTGATGCCAAAGCTGCTATTCAGTCCCTGCAATTAGATGGTGGGGAAGTAAAAGTAGCAAGCGAGTTTGTGGCACCAAAACTTTCGGACCAAGGCCCGGATGCCTATGAAATGTTTGGCATTAAGCCAGAAACCATGGACAAGACTGCGGAAGTAAAACACCGCCTAAAATACGCTGAAGAAAAGTCAGCGCTTCTTAATCAAAAACTAGAAGACCAGATTTTCATTACAAAAACCGCCATGGAAGACGCGTCTAGAGAATTTATTAAACAAGCCAGACAACACCTATTAGATGAGGGCAGCTCCCCTTCTAGAATGAAGGTGCTTGGCCTGTTTGACCACTTTGTAAAGGTAGCGCAAGTTCCAGCCGGAAAACGACTTCTTGCCAAGCTTGCTTACGTCCTTATGAAGGAAGGTAAGCTTGAACCCAAGCCAGCGCAAAAAGCCATTGATTACTTTACTAAAGAAGGTGATCAGAAGGCCCCCGCTGAAATGATAAGCGAAAACTTGCCTGCCCAAATCGTTAATGGCCAACACCCTTTGTATGTCACTTTACAGACTGTTGGAAAACATGAAGCAAACCTTCTTCGTTACACACAAGAGGGCGCGCTCGTTAAGGACAAGGCTCGAGTTCTCAAACAAAAAATTAGGTCTTTATAACATGATGAAAATGTTTGAGCTTGCCTCTAAACGCCATTCCGAAATTATGAAGTGTGCGTTTGTAGGATCTGTGGTTGGAGCAGCGGGAGGGTATATTGCCAAACATCCCATCAAGTCTTTGTTAGGCGGACTAACGGTTTATTCGACAGCCTCAGACATGGCGGCTGGTGCTAGAAGGCTTGCTAAGCCTGGGGTTCAGAGGGTTTTACCCGGAATGACCAGAACTTTTTAGTGGAGTGCTTATGAAATATTCGTGGCTTGAAAAATTAGCTGAAGAAGGAAAAATCAGCCGAGGTTGTTTAAACGACATCTATAAGGATGTTGACCAGCTAATCAAGGAAGCAGTTTCTCCAGAGAGAGCGGCTAAATTACAAGAGTGGGGAAAATTAGTTGGCAATTTAACTCTTTATGCTGGTGTTACCGGCGTTGTTAATCACGTATTAAAAGGCATCGATCAAAAGATGGAAGATTCTGACGTTGCAAAGACCATCCGACAAAACAAGTTGAATATTATGCAAATGCCAGAGTTTGCTAAAAACCCAGAGAAAACAGAAGCCAGATTTAATGAGATCGTTTCCGTAGCACCTCACGTAGCGGCAAATCAGAAGCTCATGGAAAATCTTCTAAGACACAAGATGCACAGTGGACTTACGGATTCGGACGTTCAATCTCTTTCAATGATTCAAGCTCAATACATGAGACAGCCATACCGAACAGAAAGAGTTCAAAAAAAATTAGCTTCTATTAGACCAGAGGTGTTGGGAAGTATTTTAGCTGATGTTCATTTATTAAAAACGGCAGAGCTGATTAGACCGGCAGTTGGCGTTGGACAAAGAATTAAAAACTTCGCAAGCCGTGTCGGCCACCTTGTGTCAGCCCCACTTTTTATTGGTGCTGGAGCCGCAGCAACAAACTCTGTTTTAAAGAAGCTTGATGAAATAAAACTAGAAAAAAGCTTAGAAACTTCTTTTAGAAAAGCTATGGCACTTAGCAGTGCTGACAAAGAACCGTTGCATGAAAACCCAGAAAAAGCCAGACAAGCCTTCAGTGCATTAGCCCATTTTGCCCCGCATGTGGCGCTAGAGCCACAAGCAGCTAGAGCCTTCATGGTAAAAATCGTTTCCTATGATCAGGGTGTAAACACGGGCGACATTAAAGACCTCAGCGAAATCCAAAAGAATCTGTCTGCTGTAGAACGAAGAAGCCCGCTTATTGAAGGTTTTGTTGCCGGCAGCAATTTTGTGGGAGCACCTGGAATTGCTCAAAATGCTTTCCAAGACGCCGGACAAAACTTTATGTTTGAGGGAAAAGACGAGTACCGAGACAAAGATAGTGGCAAACTTTACTATAAAAACCCCGCTCCGAAAGGCGATAAGAAATAAATGGATAAGCTTCTTTTATTTCGGGGAAAGTCCGAGAACGGCATTTTTACCTATGTCATCGACTCGGAAAGACCGTTCTTAGAAAAGACGGCGGCGGAATACCACCCAACTATTGCGGCTTATATCAACTCAGCAAAAAAGATGCCCGGAAAAACCCAGATCCTTCTGACAGCCTTGGGAGCCGGAGAGTGGTGGGGAAACAACGTCAACGGAGATTACTTTCCAGAAGCAGCCCTTGCTCATGAGGGGGATGACTACGGGTATAAAACCTTTGTCACGACCGCCAAGATATATAAGCACCACATAAACAAAGATCCAAAAGCCGCTTACGGGGATGTGGCTCTTTCTGTTTACAACCCCAAGTACCACCGGGTTGAGCTGATCGTAGTAATAGACAATGAAAAGGCACCCGACATCGCGTCTCGTATGGAGAGCGGAGATTATCCAGACTGGTCGATGGGGTGTCTGTTGTCTGGCAGCAAGATTCGGTTGGCAGACGGAAGAACCAAGCTTGTAGAGAATATTGCGGTTGGGGATTTTGTTCTAAACAAATTTGCAAAGCCAGGAAAAGTAACCGAGCTTCACCCAAGACCTTACGCTGGGGAGGTTTTCAGATTTCAGTTTGTAAATGGAGCTTCTTCTTGGATGACCCACGAGCATCCGGTACTGGTTTATAAGAAAGATCAGATAAAAAACGGAGCCCGCATTAAAGAAGGCTCTGAGTTTGGCTTGCCGGAATACCTTGGGGCCGACTCCGTGGAGCTGGGAGATTACCTCTGCACCCCGTATGATCAAACCGTTTTGACACCAGAATACGCTACAAAAGATTTGGCTAGGGTGTTGGGGTGGTATCTTGCCGAGGGCCACGTTGTTAGAAATAAAGAAAAAGAGCCCAGCGGAATTCAGTTTTCGGTGCATCAGGACGGTTCTATTTTTTCAGAGATAGAGACTCTCTGCAAAGCCTTGAATAGTCGAAATACCCCAGTTATTTCCAACCACTCTTCGTCGCCTGTTGGAAAAATTGTTTCTGTTTATGATGACCGAATTGCCAAGCTTTGTTTACAACTAGCCGGAAGCTACTCTCACAATAAGGTTTTAGATGCTACCGTAATGCAGTGGGACCCAGAGATTCAAATGCAGCTGTTGGGGACCTATTTGGAAGGGGATGGCTGGCAAGAACAGAATCCGGAATCCAAACATTATGGAAGTTGTTATTGGAGTACTTGCAACGAGACGTTGGCCTATCAAATTTCTCAGTTGCTGTTGAGAAATGGGATCGTTTCTAGAGTAGGCATTAATAACCACCAAGACACTGGTTTTAACCATGTGGATACCAGAGAGTACGTGGTAGAAATCCGGTCTAATTTTGCAAATCAGTTTGTGGGCATCGCCCCTAAAGTAATTCAAACCCCAGAGAGGGAAAAAAACTCCCAAAAAAGAATCGTACACAACGGCCTTTTGCTTGTTCCGGTGCGATCCGTTGAGCGGTCTTATTTTGAAGGCGCTGTTTTTAATTTTGAAGTTGAGGGAGAGCACTCCTATGTGGCAGACGGTATTGTCACGCACAACTGTCGAGTACCTTTCGATGTGTGCTCTATTTGTGGTAACAAAGCGCCTACAAGACAGCAATATTGCGAGCACTTAAAGTACTACATGGGAAAGATACACCCCGACACAGGAAAAATGGCTTACGCCATCAACACCCGTCCAAAGTTTTTTGATATCAGCCAAGTTCTAATTGGCGCTGACAAGATTGCAAAGACCTTAAAAAAAGTAGCGCACGCTTCACTTCCTATTAAGCCAGTTAGTTCTGCGCTTCTTGCTGAAAAAATGGCAGTCAATAAAGCCGCAGCCATTACTAAAGAAATACCTGCGTCTGAGCCCCCCGCTTCTCAAAAAGAATTGGGAGAGGGTATTGCTGCTGTAAAAGCCCAAGAGCCGGTTTTGCCGCGAGATGTTTTGGATTCCTTAGGTAAGCAGGATTTATCAAAGGTAATGTCCACACTATCTTTTATGGGCATTCTTCCAAAACCCCAAGAGTTTCAACGGGTCGTTTTAATATCGATAGGGAAAAAACAACTGGCAGATGATCTTGATTCAAAAAACATGTGTTTTGATCCTATGATGACCCCAGATCCAAAACCGGTTCATGAAAAGATTTTAAATATCAGCGGCGACTGTTTTTGCCCACACATCATGAAGATGATGATGCCGCACATGGAATCTCGAAGCTACGCGGCTCCCCACTTATCCAGACGGGTTATTATTTTAAGTAAGACAGCAAATAAAGAAGTTCTTCCCACCTTTATTAAATTTGCGGAAGACGGCGAACGAAAACCACTAGGTATTTTACCTTTAATGGCTTTGATAGCTGGCCTTTATGCTGCAATTGGTAAAAAGTCGCCTACCGAAGTTGTTGGTACGGTAGACAGAGTAATTGAAAAACACCCTATGTTGGCCGTCGCTTTAGCTGCATCCGCCCCCACCATTTTTAATCACGTGGCCGGAACTAATGTAATGGGACAAGGGGCTAACTCAATTCCTGTCGCTAACCCAGATACCAACGACATGGCACAGCGCATTGAAGAGCAACGACAGCAACCGTTTCTAAAAGTAGGTTCTTTTTTTGGTCCTTTTTCTAGACGGGTATTCTTAGGAATACCTGCGGTTTATATGGCTTCTGGAGTTTTGCAAAAACACAAGAATGCAAACCCCCACGATCAAGAATCCAGAATCAGAAAGTTTGTTCGACAATATCCAGACGTGGTTGGGATGGGTCTTGGAATTGATGCCCTTATGTCATTTAGAGGAAAAGGAACTAATCAGATATTTAGGGGAATCAAAAAAGGTTTAGATGCCGCATCAAAGCCTTTTGCAAAAACCGGAACTGATAAAACCGCTGGGCCGCAAGATTATATATCGGGCAGCGTCATTTGGCCGCTAGCTTACGGGCCAGCCGGATTGCCGGCAAGAATGATTGGTGGTTTTGCGGACCAAGTCATTTTGGATGGCGCCAAAAAGATTTTGTCAAACAAAAACAAGAGGAATAAACTTAATACAAACAACGGGGAGAATTAAAATGCCTACATTACAAGATATACTTGAAAAGGATTTAGGACTAGGTTCTGAACAGCCACAAACAGAAAAAGTGGCTTCTCAGGACGTTGCTGAAAGCGACGACATAGAGAAATTGGCGATGGAAATTGGGCTCATCAATGAAGAAGATGTAACCAACTCCGCGTCACAGGAGCAAACAACCGAACTTAAAAAGGAGGCAAAAATGTCACTCGATAATCTGTACAGTGAACTGTTTCCTGGTGACGCAGACGTAGTCGGCGCCACTCAGGAAAAAGTTGCAAGCGAAGAAAACGAAATGGAAAAACAAGCTGCCGCTGTTGAAGAAGCAATTGGCGAATTAGCTTATGACCATTTTGAAAATTTAGTAGATGCCCATATTACAAAAATGGCTTCTGCTATTTGGGAAGAAATGCAAAAAGAAGCTGGTGCTGATCAAGCTATGGCCAGCAACGAAGTTTCCGACGGACAGGGAGTTGATACAACCCCAGAAGTTGAAGACTCTGTAAAAGAAACAAGCCCAGAAGGCGCTGTTGGTGAATACGAACAGAAAAAAGGACCTATGGGAGAATTGAAACAGGCTGCACTGAGAAAACAAATTCTCTTGTCGCAACTTGAAGGATAAGGGGGAATACAAATGACATACGAACAATTAAGCGCAGAAGATCAGGCATTGTTAGATACCCAATTTCCAGCAGAACTTGAAAAAGAAGCTGCTGCAGAATTGCAACAAGCTCAGGAGCTATACAGCATTGGTTTTGAAAAACTAGCTGTTGAAGCTGCTGATACCTTGGACAAATTGGCAGAAGAAAAAGAAGAAGAAGAAGAGAAAGAAGAAAAGCCAGAGCTTTCTGAAGAGCACAAGAAAGAAGCTGCTGCTAGAGCTTCTTTTATCGCCAGAGCTTATTGCGATGGTTTGATGAAGCTTGGACAGGAAAGACACGGAAACGAGCTTCATTATTTCATTCCCGCAATTGACGAAAAAATTGCTGGTTGGAAAGAATGGCCACGACAAGCTTGGGAATCTACTAAAGGTATGGCTTCCAAAGGCGTCGGCAAAGCTAAAGAGCTTGGCGGAAAGCTAAAAGATAAAACTAAAGGGCACGGCGAAAAAGCAAAAGAAATGGTTGAGAAACATCCTCACCGTTACGCTGCTGGTGCTTTTACTGGTGGTGCACTTGTTGGATCATACGCACACCACAAAATGACTAAGAAAAAAGATAAGAAGAAGTAGTTCTATTTTTAAAGGGACGGGTTTAACGATCCGTCCCTTTTAAAAATACTCTCCGAGGTTACCTATGACAAAAGAAGCAAAACAATCATTCTTGGGGTGTCTAAACAGCGCCGAAATCGATGCCTCTGGCAGATTGCAAGTTGAAAAAAGCGCTGGCGTTTTTGGGACTTCGATTTTGGGTGATACCGCGAAAAAAACTGTTGCTGGCGTGGCTAACCTTGGAAAAAGCCTTTCTAATAAATCTTCTGGTTGGGCCAATTCTAGCGGAGTTAAACGTGTTGTTGGCAACGCAGGTAAAACCGTAGGTGGCTTTGTACAACGAAACCCTGGGGAAACTTTAGCGGGTGCCGGACTGCTTGGTGCCTACCAGCTAGGAAAAAGAAGCGGGGAGAGCAAAAGACGATGAGAAACTTAGAACAACTTTTAGCTGATGCAGATGCTATTATTGAAAAAAGAGCTTCTGTAAATCAGCCAGAAACACAAAACACAGAAACCGATGAAGATATTGCTAAATTAGCAAACTATCTCTTGGCTGGCGAAGAAAAGACAACCGAGTCACAAGAAGAAACGATTTTTGAAAAAGCCGCTCACGCAGTAGCTATTGTTGAAACGATTCAGAACATTGAACAGATTAAAAAGCTTGCTGAGTTTGAAAAGCGTGCTTTAGAAGCAGGGCACCCACAAGAAGAGGTGGATGCTTATATTGATAAACTAGCTTTAACGATACCCACTAAATATGTGGCCGGATTAACAGCGTTGGGCGGGGCCGGGGCACTTGGCGCACACGCAGGTAAAAAACGCGGATATAACAAAGCCTTAAAAGACATCAATACTGCGCTTGAGGCTTATGAAAGTCAGCCCGAATGACAGAGTTTTTTTTAAATGGGTTTATTAAACAGGCGGCTAAGTATAGCCCCACCCATTTAGATTTTAAATCTATGTCTAAGCGTCTACGAGCTGGATATAGAAAACAAACGGGCGGGGTGTCTGGATTAGGTGGGATGTTGATGATGTTGCCTGCAGAGCTTGCGGCTAAAGTGGTTGGCAAAAAAGCAAGGTTAGCTAGAGCCGTACGACGAGCTAATACGGCAGCGCTGGCGGCAGACACAGCTCTTGGAAAATATCCCCACAAATTTATGTCCAAGATGCCGTTTGGAAAAGAGTTGTTTGTTCAAAAAGATATGCTGCCGATGGGAAAGGGCATTCATAAAGAAGTGAAGCGCACTTCTGTTTTAGCACCAGCAAGTAAGTTAACGTCAGTCGCTTCTCCCGTTATTGTTGGAATAACGCTGGATAAGCAGATGAGAAAACTAAAAAGAAAACCTGAGCAAAATGGATAACCAGCTAAGAAAACTAGCCGCTGAGAAAATGCTTCAGCTTCATAAGACGAATAAGGAGCATGAAAAGCGGGCACACGCGCTTCGTTTGATTTACAAACAAGCGGAACTTGGCTTTGGCGAAGTCCCTCGCTCATATCGGGAGCTACAAGAAAAGGTAGCATCTCTCTTAAATCAAGACCTAAACGTAGTGGAAAAAGCCCTGGAACTGACCGGTGGTAACATGAAGCTTGGAGAACTTGCACAGCAAGACTTCTCCGTTAGCGCAGATGCCACAGAGCAATTTCAGGCAGCCATAATTGGCGAACTGTAACATAGGAGAAAAACAATGACTGGTATTTCAGAAATCAGAACAGTTCCAGTCGGCGAAGACCTGACTAGCGAAAGCCTTGCGCTGTCTGTCGTGCGTGGGATGGAAAGAGCCCACCGCGTAGACCACAAAGCCCATGCTGGTTTGAGCTTAGCCGCTGGGGAATGGGGAGTATTGGGTAACGATGGTACGGTATCACGTCCTGGCACTTCTTCCGTCGCTAACACTTATTTGTGCCTTGCAGGTACAGATCGTTTCGACGCAAAAGCAACTGGGAATGTAACTCTTGCAGTTAGCTCTCCTCTAGTTGTTAAGTCAAACAAGTATCATGTCGGCGGCTCGTACGCTGCTGGTACTTTGTTAACCGTAAAAGATCTCGGCGGCGGCGAAGCTAGTGTTTCACCTGCTGCTGACGGCGATCATGTGGTGGCAATGGTGGTCAGTGTTGGATCAGGATACCTGGTCTATCAAGTGGTCCCCACACCATTTAAGAAATAAGGGAGGCGACCATGAACGAACTAGACGCAACCACGTTTAACAATCTCTTTATCGAGAGATTGGATACTACCGAAGGGCTGCAAAAAACTGCAGCCGCTGGTGCGGCATTCGTCCGAGCCAAAATCCGTGAAATCGGATTTGCTCGACGAGTTCTTCCACCTGAATCTGTAACCCGCGCCGATACGACACGATCCACCGATCACGATACGTTGATCAAGATCGTAGACATCGAGCACGACTCTAAAGCAATGGCTGTGAACTTCGCATCCGAAGCTGATGAGCGATATATCCAAGGCAAGCGCTATGCTCTTCCTTTCTTCAAGGTTGAATCCGAGAAGTTTGTGAAAAGCGAAGGCGAACTTCTTGCTTATGATTATCCAATCACTAAGGTCATCGAAGAAAACAGCATCAAAGATATTCAACGCGTTGAAGACGAAAAATTCGTTGAATATGCTGAAGCTGCTGTCACCATCACCGGAAAACGGTTGGTGTCTGCTGCTACTGCTGTAGACAGAAAAGCGCTAACCTCGCTTTTCAAAATGATCGATTACGATCAGTTGGTGTCTGCTACTGTTCTTATGAACACTGTAGACTTCGACGACTACATGGTTCAGCCAGCAACTGAAGTCGGTTCTCCGCTAGCTTCGGAAGTCACTGTAAATGGATACAAATATCCTACAGTGATGAAACGAAAGCTCGTGGTTACCAACAAGCACGATATCGTACTTCCCGGACATATCTGGGGATTCACAGATCCTGCTTACCTTGGTAACTTCTTCATCTTGAACGATGTAAAGTTCTGGATTAAGAAAGAAGCTGACTTGGTAATCTGGAAGACATGGGAATATGTTGCTGAAGGTTTCGGTAACATTAAGGCAATGGCAAAGTTAGAACTTGCTGTTCCAAGCCCAATTCCAGATTAAGTGAATTGTTGGGTGGGTACTCCCTCTGGGGGTACTCACCCGGCTTTAATTGAGGAGAACACAAATGGAAAAATACAGAATTATCAATACCACCGTTAAGCCAGTTCGATTAGATGCGAATGGAAAAGACACTAGAAAAACCATTGAGCGTGTAGGACACGGAGTTCAGTGGCGAGACGAACAAGATAGGGTCATCAATCTTCAAGCCAACAAACAGTATTTCGTAAATAGAATTGACGGCGGGCTTTTAGGGCTTGCTAGAGCAGGTTTGATTAAAATTGAAAAGGTAGATGACGTCACAGACGTTTTAAGTGAGCATGTCTACCAACCAAAGACCGTCGTGGCACAAGCGACTGCCAAAAAAGCCACAGCTGTTCAAATGGGTTTAGATGACCACGCTGAAGCAAGCGGAAAAGAGTACGAAGGCGCAGTCAACCCGGACGGAGATCCTAACTTCTTAGTCACCGCTCACAGAGATAAGTCGAAGAGAGTAAGGAGACAAAGAAATGCCGACACCACAGGAACAGAGATCTCAGGAAAGGCTGAACAAAGCGAAGAAGTATCTGCGACTCTTTCTTAGAGATACCCCAGAATTAAATAGGCTAATTGGAAAGCAAGAGTCGGATGACGACTTGTTGCAGTTTGCTATTGAGATGGCGATAGACGATTGGAACACCACTGTTCCAGTTATCGGCAACACTAGCATCTGCAACTTTCCAAGCCTGTATCTTTTAATGACGGCTGCCACAATCCAAGTCCTTAAAATGCAGGGGTTGTATCAGGCTCGAAACGAACTTAATTACAATAGTGGCGGCTCTAGCTTTATTCGTTCCAACAAAACAAACTACTATCAGTCTTGGATGCTTAACTTTGCCAACGAGTATGAGCTAAAGAAAAGAAACTTAAAAATTTACCAGAACGTAATGCGCGGTTGGGGAGGCATTGCTTCGGAATATGACAGGATTGGGTATAGCTGGTGAGCTGCGGTACTTTACAGAATATTAGCTTTTCTGATTTAAAGACGGCGGTTCTAAGCACAGGGCCTATCTCTCGAATCCTTGTTAAGTGGGATATTGCACCCACCACTCAAAACCTAAATAACCTTTTATTTCATGTATATCGTGGTGAGAGCCCAAACGAGCTTACTCAGATATCAGAAAAGCCTATTCCGGCAAATGGACTTCGAGAGTTTGTAGACTACACCGGAAAGCTAAAGAACTTTGAGAAGGTTTATTACTATCAAGTAAAAGCCCATGAAATCATAGACGGGGTAACGGTTCAGACTTTTCCTTCTCCTGTAGAGTCGATGGAGGGGAATCCAGACTTAGTGGCTATGTACATTATTGAGGAGCATCTATTTGCTTTTCAAAAAGTATTTGGAACCCCTATTATTATTTTTAAAAAGATGCGAGAAGGCGACTCTTGCCCAGTGTGCTGGGACCCTGTTTTAAAGCGGGTGACTAAAAGTAATTGCAAGACCTGTCACGGAACAGGTTTTGTGCAGGGGTACTACGCCCCTCTTGAGGGATGGGCCGATTTAAATCCAGACCCTAAGCTTTACCAGATAGCTGATTGGGGCCAGAAACAGCCCAGCCAAACAGATATGCAGTTTACGAACTATCCGCTGCTTGGCGTCGGGGATGTGGTGGTCGAGCTAAAGCAGAATAGGTACTGGAGAATAGTAAACGTAAGGAACACTGAAAAGAATAGGACCACGATTCTTCAGGTTGCTCGCCTTGATGAGATTAATAGATCCGATGTGGAGTTAAGCCTTAATATACCAGACGAGATGCGTATGAGGCTTTTAAACGAATTAGATGCTAGAGAAAAGACGCCGGAGTTCTAATGAACAAATTAGCCGAACCATCATTAAACGCACAGCTGCCGGAAACCCACGAAGATATTCAACAAATGTATAGCTCTACAAAAAATACGCCTAAGAGTGATGGGTATTTCTGGGATGGGTTTAACAAAGCTGCGGCGGCCCGCGTTAATTTAGGAATGAAGTCTTTACGTTCTTATGGGGGTGCTCCTGGGCTAAAACCCACATCCGGGGTAGCCACAGCCGCTGCCTTTAAACCCAATCAACTACCTCTTCCAAAGCCGGTGGCGGCCAACAGAAACTTAGATGCGGCGGTTTTAAAACCACAGGCAAAGCATCAGGTTCATCACACCGGAAGGCTAAACATATGAAAAAGAAGAAACTAGTCTTGCCGGGTCAAAAAACGGTCAAAACCTTGAAAGAAGCCTTCGAGGATATTAAACAAACTTTGGGTACCCTACACGTACAAACCCGTGATAATCTCAAGAGAAAACACAGATGATTACTGACGGAAATATAGGTAAGGGCGCCCTTCGAAAAAGCACTATTGTGGACGCACAATCTATTCCGAATGTAGCTATCTTTCTTAAGCGCACTACGATAGAATTTTTACAGATTCTATTCTCTCAACGAGCAGAGGGTAGCTATCATTACGATAAGGATGACACAAGAACTGAAATACAGATATCCGATCAGCATACAGCTGACTTGGAAGCGATACACGTTAGGCCAGCAATCGTGGGCGTAAGAGGCCCATTAAGTTGGCAAGGGCTGGGATTAGGCGGCAACGCTTTTGAACAGCAAAGTAGAACGACAGGAAATACAACATTTAATGATCTGCTTACAGGATCAGTGGCTTTTTCATGTTTGAGTAGAGAAGGAACTGAGGCAGAGCAGTTGGCGCACTTAGTGTTCAACAGCTTTAAGTTTTTTCGACCCGTCCTTCAAAAATACGGATTTTTTTCTATCAAAAGCCTCAACATCGGTAGCGAGTCATTAATAGTTCAAGAAGGGGATGACGATGATCTCTATCTTGTTCCTGTTTATGTAACGGCGCAAATTCAAGACAGATGGACGCTGACGGATGATGCAGCTAGAAAACTAGAAAAAATCATCACAGAAGTATTAACAAGTCCATAAGGAGAAACTATGGCGTATCGTCGACCCGCAGTAACAGTTATTCAAGAGTTTATCGGATTAGTCCCTGCTCTTGCACCATTCACTCTTCCTACTGTAGCAGTAGGCCCATGCTACCAATTGGTAGACAACGATTTAGTGGGCACTTACTCAGGAGTGCAAAGAGATTATGAATTTGCAAGCATGATGCCTGGAGCACACCCAGATATCCAGCCGCTTGATCCAAAAGATCCAATGCCAGCAACTAAGAAGCCAGTTTCTATGGTTTTAAAAAACGTAGAGCTTGGAGTGGTCGCTGAGAGCACAACAGGAGCTGCAAGCGGAGTTAACTTTACAGACGCAACCCCTAACAAATTTCAAAACGTACAAGCGGGCGATGTAGTCGTCGTTATGGAGTCTGAAGAAGTGGTGGTTGTAGAAGCGCAGACAGACGGAGCAAGCGTTTCAACACCCGGCTCACGCGATGTTTTGACTGCCGGAACAGCAGGCCAATTTGCAAACGTAAAAGCTGGTGACAGCGTTACGGTAGTCAGTGGAACTAACACTAACACCGGAACCTACTCAGTTTTGGTAAACGTAGGCGGTAACTCTATTAAATTAGACGGCGATATCAACACCGGCGGCGGCGCTGCTTCAGACGTTGCTTACCATATTAATGGGAACAGAGGAACAGACACTGCTGGAAACTATGTAGTTAGAAGCGTGACTGATAAAAACACTTTGGTTCTTCAAAGCGCTTTTGAACAAGCAGAAGCTCCTTTGACCTACATGGTAAAAAGAAAAGTTTCTCAGCTTGCTTGGACAGAGTTCTCAGTTTCTGAAGACGGGGTTAGCATGGCTGCTGACTTGCAAACTGAAGGATATCCAATCTTAGCTGCTGATGTAAGACTGAGCTACCGCGCTTTGAGAAATGATAAAGCTTCTAGCATCAGGCAATATTCAAGACTTGCAGACCTCCAAGCAGATTTCGGTGTGACACAAATCACCCCTCAAAATCCGCTTGCTTATGGATTGTCCATCATGCTCCAAAACACCACAACACCTGTGTATGGACTAGGACTTGATGAGAACGCAATCCCGGACGAAACTCTTTCTTACCAAAGAGCTGCCGACGTACTTGCTCAAAGCGATATGTACGCAATCGTCCCTCTCACACAAAATCCGGTAATTCACCAATCGATGAAAGCTCATGTTGAGGGAATGTCCTCTGAACAAAAAGAGCGAGTCGTTTTGGTAAACAGAACTTTAAAAAGAGAAGAAACAGTACAGCTTCGATCCACAATGGAAACAGGCCTTCCTGGATCTCGAGTAGTCGTGAACACTCAATTAGCTGGTTCTGTATCAGGACTTAGCTTAAACGTTCTAAACGACGCAACAGCCGATGTTTTCATGAACGTCCTTCCTGGCGACACGCTGGTAGTCGTCGGAGGCGCAACTGAAGGCAACTACGTAGTAGAGAGCAAAACCAACTCTAACTCAATTACCTTAGATAGCAATATCGCAACTGGTTCCGCTAGCGGAGTTAGCTATTACATTGCTCGACAAGACGGACTTGGAGCAGATGGAGTGACCCTCTATGATAGAAGCGCAACCTTCATCAGCGACGGAATTGCCGCTGGCATGATGGTTAGAATCTTCTCTGGCGAATTAGCTGGGGACCATAAGATTGCTTCCGTAGTCAGCGAAACAACCCTTTCTTTAGCACAAGTACCTGGCGTCACAAGCCTTCAAACAGGTCTTGATTACTCGGTAGTAAGAGAGCTTACAAAATATGAACAGTCTGAGTTCTTAAAAGGCTACAGCGCCGCTCTTGCTTCACGAAGAGTGGTCAACGTATGGCCTGATGTGCTCGTAGCTCCAGTTGGTCAAGTATTGCAAGACTTGCCTGGTTTTTACGGCGCCTGTGCTTTGGGTGGAATGACTTCTGGTCTTCCAACACAGCAAGGGTTCACAAATTTATCCATCAGCGGTTTCTTAGGACTAAGACACAGCTCTGGATATTTCAATGATGATTTGTTGGATAACATTGCAGATGGCGGAACCTTGATTCTTGCACAAGATGTAGATCAAGCTCCTCTTTATGTAAGACACCAATTATCCACAGACCGATCTGCGATTAAGTTCCAAGAGTATAGCTTCACAAAGAACGTGGACTATGTCTCTAAGTTCTTAAGAAAAACCTATGCAGGGTTTATCGGTAAATGGAACATTGTTGATTCAACAAAAGACGAGCTTAGAAGCACAGCGAAAGCAGCTCTTTCGTTTTTAAAGGATGATACTCGGCTACCGAGAATTGGCGGGGTCATTAAGGGCGGAAGGTTAACTCAGTTAGTGGAAGATCCGGCTAACATCGACACGTTGTTGATGACGTTCGCCCTTGATATGCCGATTCCATTGAATAACTTAAAAATCACCGTCCAGGTCTAATCGGAGGAATAAATGGCAACAACTTCTTTTTCAAACTGGGACTTTTACAATTATCATGTACAAAGTGACCTTATCGGTGGGCAGTTCGTTAGTGCAGAATCGACACTGGTAGCTGCAGGTCCCCCATCAGTATCTCAAACTTCTGGTGGTGGAACAAACGGCGGCGTATATCCGATTGGGCTTTTAGAGTCGGTCGGTCTTCAACAGTCTAAACAACTTCAAAGAATCTTTGAAATTGGTTCTTCCAGATCCTACTTCATTCCTGGAAGAGTGATCGGGTCCTTATCGATTGGACGAACTTTCTACTTTGGGCCGAGCCTTCTAAGAGTTCTTTACGCTTACTATCGAAGCAACGCCAACAACATCGTGTTTGGTCAAACACCGGCAGGTTCTACAACAGTAGTAGACGGACTTACAGTTCCAGATCCAAATGCTGTATTGTTAGATGTTGTCGATCAAGCCTCTTTACACTCTTTAAAGCGAAGCCCCGGTGAAGACTACTTCTTCATTGAGCTTGCCTCAGATTTATTTAACCAGCCAACTGGTATGGCGATTTATTTTAAAGACCAGAACGCAGTAAGTGTCGGAGCTCTTTACCTAGAGTTCTGCTACGTCCAAGGACACCAGATGTCGATTTCATCGGGATCGGTTCTTGTGATGGAAGGCGTTTCGATGCAGTACGACAGAATCGTTCCAATCAAAGTATTGGTTTAATTTTGAGTATATGCGCGGCGCGTTCACTTTAGATATGTTCTTCCTAGGGTTTATCAAAAGAGCCTATCAAGAAAGTTCTGACGAAACTTTAAATCTATTTTTTAAGCCAGAAAAGAAATTGCCTACTCTTGTTGATGGTATAGAGTTTAGCCCAGAAGAAGATGCGGTAGACGCTTCTTCTGGACAACCTACTATGTTTAGTCATATGGGCGGAGTCTTATGAACAATAATTTTTGGGCGGATTTGAAAAGCGAGCTTGGTTCTGGTCTAAAAAGAAGTCAGAGCCAGCTGAAACTAAACCCGCTTCCGGCGGTGTTGAATATTTGGGCTCGACAACTGCGGAGAAAAGACAATGTGCTGACCAAACAACATGATAAGAATTTAAAAAAAATGGAAGCACAAATAAAAAAAGATTACCCCGGAATATATCTTTATAACTGACGAGGAGACAGCCATGTTCAAAATCGCAAAAGACGCCACCAAAGAAGAGATTAGAGAAACACTACAAAAACACGAAGATCGTGAGACCCCAGAGCAAGAAGCTCAGGAGTCAAAAAAAGAACAAAAGATTGAAATGAAGGCAGGCATTCACGAGAAGCACGCTTTCTTTTTAAACGGATTTGAAAAGCGCGCCAAAGAAATGACGGAAAAAGAAAGATCGAAGCTGATTTGGAATGTGTCTGCTGACGTTGGGTCACTTGCTGGAGCGGGCGTTGGTGCTTACAAAGCCTATGGAGCATTGCCAGAATCTGTTAAAGCCCCCATCAGAGAGGGCGCCGCAGGTTACATAAGAGGGGTTTTATTGGGGTCGTTAGCAGGCGCATTAACCGCCGGTTTGCTGACCCGTAATAAAAAAAGAAAGGTAAAAAATGAATACTGATAAATTTTTAAAGGGGTTTGAAAAGCGAGCAAGGCTACTTGAAAATGCAAATGCGAACGCTGTTGCTGATGGAGCTATTGGGCTTCATCCTTTTGGCACTACCGTTTCTTCGTTGCTCTCAGACAGGCCGGAGGGGCACAGCCGTGGATCAGAGTGGTTAGGTAGGACGGCAGGCTCGCTGGCTGGTGGGTTGGCTGGTGGGTTGGCTGGATACCGTCTCAATTCTAATTCTGGGCTAAACTCTATACCATTAACAGCGGCATCGCTACAGGCAGCTATTATGTTAGGATCTTTTCTGGGAGAGGCTGGCGCTAGCAGGTTGCTAAATAAAAAATACTACGAGAACGGAAGATTAAAACCTGAGTACAAAAAAGGAAAACAAAAATTACCACCTCCAGTTCCTTTAAAACAACCAAAGCAGGAATATGCTAAAAAAACTCAAGAAGGAAAATAGTTATGGAATATTTCATCAAAGGATTTGAAAATCGGGCAATGCAAAAAGAAGCGTCCCTCGCCAACATAGGCGGCAAGCTTATTGGAAGAACTGTCGGTGCGGCAAAAAAAACTACATCCGCTGCTAAAAGCCTAGTGGGAAAAACTACCGCGGCGGTCAAAAATACCATAAACACAACTAAAAAATCCCTTGATGAAGGTCGGCGTCTTTCGCGCATCAACTATAAAAGAGGTCTGCAAGGGCGCGGCGATATCAACATGGCCAAACGACCTAAAGTTCCTGCTGGTGGGGTTATGGGACCAACTTTAAAAGGAGTCGCCGGAAACAAGTCTACTATGTCAGCTACTAAAGCAGACGTTCCTTCTCTAAAACCAAGTTCTGATGGGATTATGGGACCAACTTTAAAAGGAGTCGCCGGAAACAAGTCTACTATGTCAGCTACTAAAGCAGACGTTCCTTCTCTAAAACCAAGTTCTGATGGGATTAATCCATGGTGGGCAGCAGCTGGCGTAGGAGCGGGCATGGCGGGGAGCTCTCTCTTACATAGACAAAAAGAAGAATCTAGATAATGAAAAAGTTTTTTATTGGATTTGAAAAGCGCGCTTCTAACTTTATAAAAAGTTTTGTGAGGTAACTTGTGGGTTTCTGGGAAGGTTTTGAAAAAAAAGCTCGCTGCTGGAAAGGCTACAAACCCGTACCTGGAAAAAAACCGCTTAGCAAAGGCTCGTGTGAAAAGATAGCTGACGACAAAACACTATATCGACCAAAGCCTTCTACCCGACCTGGGAAGAAATACATGGTCTACGTAAAAGGCCAGTCTGGAAACCCAAGGCTCATTCATTTTGGAGCGACAGGTTACAAACACAATTATTCAGAAGAAGCTAAGAAAAACTTTAGAGCTCGCCACAATTGCGAGGGAGCAAGTAAAGACACCCCTAAGTGGTGGGCCTGTAATTATCTGTGGGGCACCAAACAACCTGTTGGTACAAAGACAAATAAAAGCATTACAAAATCCGCAGGGGCTAAAACCAAAGCTTTAGTCAAATACATAGGGTCCACAGCGAAGGAAGAAGCATTGCACGAGCCAGAAAATGTATATCGCTGGCTTAGACGAGAAGTACACAGAAAATCGCTTAGAGACGCGGCCATAGGGGGAATTGGCGGAGCTGTTGCAGGAGCTGCACTCCCACAATCCGGCCCAGACAAGATTACACCAGAGCAAAAAGAAAAGAATAAAGAGTTTATGAACTGGTGGTCGTCACTCTCAAACTATGAACGTTCTAAAGAAGAAAACCGGCGCATCTTTAACTCTGGCTACGTACAAACTAAAGGCCAAAAAAGGCTTGGTGCGGCTATTGCTGGCGGATTAGGTTTGGGGACGGGTACTTTATTAGCAAGTGGCGTTGCTAGAAATGCGCGCGCAACTAGGGCGCAATTAAAATATGAAAACAGTTTGAAGGGGGCGTTTTGGCACACACCTAGCGGAATGGTGACGAGTCTCGACCCAAATGAAACTGCCAAGAACATTATAACTAAGTTTAAGGACGTAATTCATAAGCGCCCGCCAATTACTGTAAGGCACGGATTTTCTAATGACGTCGAACAAGTACCAGCAGCCGATGCTTACAACGAGCTTATGCAGCGTTACAAAAGACGGAGACCGGCGTTTATGACCAGTGGTCCTTTTGCATCCCCCGAATCCCGAGCCGCCGACATACTACAAAATGAGATTGCAGGAAAAGTTTTTGAACAAGCGCGTACGGCAACAAAAGGTAATATCCCTGGAATTGTTAGCCGCCTTAAAGCTGAAGGAATAAAAGACTACAAGCAATTTGCTAGGAAGTACCACCCCGACGTACAGAGCGCAGATACGCCAAAAGAAATATCGGATAACTTTAGCGAGATATACAAAGCCTTTAGAGGAAATACCAACGACTCGGATGAAATTATTGAAAAGATTATTCGAGAGAATCAGGAAAAGATTAGAGCCGCAAATGCTGCCGTGAAGAAGTTTAAGCCTAGAGGAGAGTGATTAGGCTTCTCAATACAACAATACCTACTTTAATATGAGCAAATTCTGGAAGGGCTTTCGAAAGCATGTCTCCACTGTAGCTATCATTTGTGGGGACGAAATGCTGATTGGACGTAGAAAAGATAACGGCAAGTGGACCAATCCGGGCGGGCATTTGAATAAAGACGAAGACCCCGCGGCTGGCGCTATTAGAGAGGTCAAAGAAGAGTCCGGTGTCGACTGTGAAAAATTAGAACACCTCGTCACAAAAAAAGTCATAAGCCCAATAGGGAAGCGCCTAGTCATTCATGCCTTTAAATGCAAACTTTCCAAAAAACCTAAAACAACTACTGAGCTAGATCCAGATAATGAGATATCATCATGGAAGTGGATATCTATTAAAGATGGCCTTCCAGACGAAATCTTAAAGAATCTCCACAGCCCTAAGAATGTTTTACTAGAGGCTTTGGGGCTTCAGAAAAAGGCCGCCACAATAACGCAGAGCGGTAGTGGCGAGTTCTGGTCTGGGTTTAATAAGCACGCATCCACCAACCCCCTTTAAGGAGGACGGACCCTTGAGAGTCAAAGCCGAAGACCTAAAGATGCTCATGGACTATCTAGAAAAAGAAATTGTTGATACAGTAGATATAGATATCGGAAGCGACAAATTCTCTATTGGCTTCAAATTTGTAGATGAAGAAAACAGAGAGTGCAACATCATTATCTATCAAGATATCAGAGACATGAAGCCAGACCTGATAAAAAAGATGGCTTTAAATACCAGGATCAAAAAGTGAAAAAACTTCAGTTTGAAGTAGACGAACAAACCTACCAAGATGTTGAGGCAGCAGCTAAGTCTCTTAAAGTGTCTGTGGAAGATTTTGTAAAGTCTATGTTCATTCAGGGCTTGCTCGCTCTTAATACTGCTGTGGAGGTTATGCGCAAAAAACAACAAGGGGGATAAATGAAATGTTTCATTCTCTTGCTCTTTATTTGCACATCGTTACACGCTTTAGATAGAGGGATAGTCGATAGTCCAAAAACAAAAAACTCAGCACTTCTAGTCAGCGCCGCAAACGGCCTTCCCGGCCTTGAATACGACATCAAAAACTTAGAAGAAATCACTACCCACAAAAGCAACAACTTCTTTGTAAAGAAGCTTCAAAAAGGAAAAGGTACAGCAAGTAACATTGCTGAATCTCTTTTTGAGTTGGCCAACGACTCAACTAAAGACGCTACCTATCTTTTTTATTTTACAGGCCATGGGTCCAAAGGATCTATTCTTACTGAAGATAAGACCCTGCGGATTGAACAGATTAGACAGGCCCTCGTACTTGGCCGCCAGAATCACGGACCTATGAAAAGGCTCGTGTTTATTTTGGACTCTTGCTTCTCGGGCTCTTTGATCGACCCGCTTAGAAACCTAAAACCCTTTGCCCTGTTAGATTCGGAGATTGCTTCTCAGAGTATGCTTCAAGATGTCATTGATATTTTTGAAACAAGAGACGGGGAGGAGCCTCTGTATCAGTCCCTTCTAGCTTTTGTATCGGCTCAATCCGACGAGACTTGCCTTGCTGGAAGCTCGGGTTCTGCCTTTACGGTAGCTCTAAAGAAAGCTTGGATCAAAGGAATGGAAAGCGGATATACCATCAATCAGCTTATCTCTGAAACCAAGAAACTCACCAATGGCAGCCACCCAGCCGCAAGGCTTGTGCCTAGTTCATTAGGTGAGGAGAAGCTGTATGTTGAAGAGGTAAAATAAAAGAGGTCTTTAACCTTCCCGACTTAGCGGCTCTTACGTTCTCATATCTAATTCGGCTGTAGTGTTTTTTACAGAGCCCCTTAGAAAAAGCTGCTACCCCTGTCTCACATTGAAGACAGTGTTTTATTTTGACGGGCCGTTCGTAGTCCATAGCGAGGCCTTTTTTGTATCGATAGTAGTGTATCGAGCAAAGACCTCGGCACCGGGCGGGCTTGTTGCATCCTGTAGTTTTATCAACCCCAAACTTGCAGGTCTTTCCTTTATTTTTTATTTCTTTTACCAAAGGTTTTTTTAAGATGTGCCTTGCGTAGTGAGTGCGGCAAAGGAGCTTACAGTAAGCTGGTTTTTGGCAGACCTTACAAACCTTGCCTTGGTTTTTAAAAAGTCGTGGTTTTAATCGATTGCCATGAAAGTCATACACACCGCGAACGTGGGAATCGATATGCTTTTTACAAAACCCGTTCCCCCGTGGCCTCTTACCACACCCAACAACTTTGCAGATATCTAGCTCCCCGTATTTCCAAATACGGATTCGCTTCCCAGTCTCTCTTCCCTCAAAGTCGATAATCCCTTTTCGATACTGGTTGTAGTGGGTCGGGCAAAAGCCTTTTGTAATCTTTCCTTTCTTACCACACACAAAACAAGGAAAGTCCCTAGCATACCGAACACGGCGAATATTAGGGTTCTGTGTTCCATCAGAAAGAAGTGCCCCTCGTTTATAAGCCCAGGAGTGCCTCTCACAAAACCCATGCCTTCTTGTTTTCTCTTCACACTCTTCAACTTTACACGTGCCACCCCTGACTTGAATGGGTTTGATAATCACTAGGTCTTGGGTCATGTTTCCTTTTTCAACCCACTTCCTGTGTTTATTACAAAGACCCCACCGCTGTATCCTCATGTTGTAGCATGAAGGAAAGCGACATCTCATACTAGGGTACCTAACACTTCAAAGAGCTTAAGATTTAGTTTGTTGATGGATTCTTCAGATACATTCCACGAGCTTGCTAGGTCGACCGCTTTAAAAGTAATCTCTTGGATTTCCCAATCTTGCATAGGAAGCCAAATTTTTACTTCTACCGTTTGGGGAATAACGTCATTCATCACTTTAGCAATCGCATATACCACTCTATCAATTGAAACTTTAAACGGCTTCTTCGTGTGATGGGCGCTAATGTGCCAGACGTAATCTTCCCCATGCCAGCCATGCTGAATCCTTATCCACCCAGATACCTGGTCAACCAAAGAGGGAGCCGAAATCTGATCGGGCTGACCCCCTGTGACTCGTGAGAAGCTATTTGGATCTGTGACTAGCGGTTTAATCACCTCCATAAAAGTTTCTACTTGTTCTTCCGGAGTATTGAATATGTCATCAAGGATGTTCTTTTCCATTACGCCCCCAAAGTTTGGTAGATTAAATCCTGAGGATCTAACCACATAGTTTTAAAACGACTAAGCCCATCTTTAAAAGAACCCGTATCCCAATTACCATTTTCTGGTATAGCGGTATGCGGGATTAAAAACATTTCTTTTGTTTCGCCAATAGCCACAAGACCAAATGCCAAATTGCCAGAGAGCTTAACACTTTCTAAAAAGGTTTGCTGCTCTCCAGTAAAAGGGTGTTTTAGTAGTTGTGCTTTGTCGCTGGGCCATTCTCTTGCGTATTTACATTCGAGTGCCAGCGTCTTTCCAAAACCAAAAATAAGAAAGTCGCTAATCCCAATAGTAAATTTATCAGAGGCCTTAATCATAAAAACTCTAGGTTGTAGCCGCCTAAGTGCTTTACTTAAGGCGGCATTGAATTCATTTTCGTTCTTCATGGGAAAAGCTCCATCGTCCAGTCCCGCACAACACCGTCATTTATCTTATTCATCTCCACGGAGTTAATTTTTCCGTGGTCGATATTTGTAATAATGTGTGGGCGCTGTTTTTTTGTTTCAAATACAGAGTTAATAATTTGCGGTGCTGGTTTAGTCTCTAGCACTACCCTTAGCTCATCAGAGTTTAAACAGGGCATTGTTCTCCATTCTTTTTCGTACTTGTCTGAATAGCGTGGAATCCACGTGTGATTCGTCATATGTACAACAAGAGGAGAGAACTTAAACCAGTTCCACCCTTTAGCTAGAATGTCGCCCAAGGTGTTTTTAAGAACACTTTGAGCTTCTTCTTTACTAGCTTCTGGGTGCGGTAACCCAAGATCCTGCCTGACCATCATCTCAAATAGGTCAATGGCTGCTTCTTGATGGAGCAAAACATTTTCTCTGTAAGCTTTAATATCTTTGTCTAAAACTGCTTTTTGAATAGCGCCGACTAGGTGTCTAAGGTAACCATCAAAAGGCGGCAGTTTTTTAGCGAAGTCTACAAACCCGTTAAGCGAGTCTCTAGACACAGAGTCCCTATAGGACTCGAAGTGGTCATGTAAATTCATAGTTGCTCCTACTGGATGAGTTCTTCAATCCGCTCAATGGCAGATTTTAGATCTCGACTTTTTCGTAGGATTTCCACAGCTTGTTTTAAACCTTGACGATAGTTGACTGTATCAAGCGAATCATCCGGATATACTGCAAAGGTTCTCACCCTTGTGTGGTCTTGTCCGTCAACACTGTCCTGACGAAGATAACCATCAATCGTATATCGACTTCCCTGTTTTACTTTTTGTGCCGTTACTTCAGCGCTCTTACCGAGGCTTTCGATTTTGATAATATTGGCTTTTAATTGAGCGCTTCCGTTCTTATCGATGAACCGCTCATTAACTTGGATAGTAAAAGTAGCGAAGGGTGTTTTAGATGCGAGTCTGGTTAGTACAGGTTGGGTAATAACTAAACCGCTGATCCAGACTTTGTTGATATCGCCCATGTGTTCTCCCCGTAATATGCTGTGTAATAAACACAGAATATCACGGGGATAAACTGAATGGAAATCACTAATTGGTTAATCTAGCCACGTTTCCATGAAGCTCTAATCGCTTTTTAGCGGCGATTTGAGCCAGCTGGCCGTTTCTAGAAAGGGTATGATAAAGCGCGTCGGCCTTACCGTGGTTAGGATGATGCTTACATTCCGTGTACTTACAAAATTTAGATCCGCAGTTAGCGTTTCCAAATACTTGAATACCGCCATTTAAGCACTTCTCACAAATGTGTCGGTTGACCCCGTTTAGGTAAACCATTTCCACACACCACGACGAAAGCCCACAGCTTACGCAGCTTTCTGGCTGCCTATTTAAACGAGTGACATGTTCACTTGCAATCGGTACTCCCTCATACAAATAAGCGTATCCTTCCTTGTAAGCTTGATAAAACAGGTCATGATTATGAGTCCTAAATTCACGGCCAAAAGGACCTGCTATCCACAAGAAGGTAGCCCAAGCGGGTAACTTGAAGTAAGCGTTGATGACCTCTGTGTTGCCACCAGACGCTCTTTCAAGCCATTTCCTTGTTTCATTTGACACCGAGTCGATTCCCTCAGCAAAAGAATAAAACAGGGCGTCTTCAATTTCTTGGCCCATTCCATAAGGCAAGCTTTCAAGGCCTGGCTTTGCAATGAGCTCGTTAAAGACCACCTCGTCTTGCCCTTTCACATAAATAAAGGTCTCAAGCTTTTCTGGGTTCGCTTCGTGTTTTTGGTTATCGATAGTAACTTCGTAAGCGTACTCCATCCAGTCTTCACAAACTTCCACATCGCTCACACCACACAGAAGTGAGTAAGGTGCGAAGGTATCCAAGTAGGAAAGGGTGACGCCAGCTCCTACGTCTATGACTTCTTTTGGCGGAACTGTAATATTAAAACGTTTAAATTGCTCCTCACAGAAGAGAACGGCCTCGTCTGGAACGTTACCATAATAGTCTACGTTCATTATTCCGTAGCCTGTGTCAGCAACCCAGTCGTATAGCGAGTGTTCCTTCTGATAGGTTTTGTTTCCTCCGATACGCATAGTATTCTCCTCAAATCTAGTGGTTTGGCAGTTACGCCAGATTTAAAATTTCCAACTCTTGAAACAAGACTCCAGTGTGGGTGCAACAAAAACTGTGGGGTCTTTGCTGAATAAAGCGCCCACTTCACAGGCCGCTTCCCATACTGAATAAACCTTGTTCCATTTTTATAATTTAAATAGTCCCATCCCCGACCAAGCCAACGAAAGCTTGACCAGTAGCAATCAACCGAATGCCCTGAACGGAACCTTGGTGCTAATTTTTTTATACCAAGCCACATGCTCGTCTCCCCCTTCTGACCAACAAAACAGCAAGGCTGCCCATGCTGCTAAATGCAGTTGGTCGATTGTAATTGATTCAAATAGTTGTGCTTTGAGTCGGTACTCGAGAGGACCGATTAAGGCGTACTTCTCTGGCTCTGTGAGACCTGGGTGTTGATATCTATCAACCGCCTCATCAGCAGACCTAGGAAAATAATTGTTGTCAGAGACGTACTTAAGTACGAACTCACCAATGACATTGATGCATCTGTTGCTTGGGGCTTGCGCCTCAAAGCGAACAAATTGATCAAAGATAAAACAAGCTAACTCTGTCGGTATTGTCCACGGAAACATAATCCCATCCTCCTACGGGTAAGACCCCATAGAAGAAGTGGGGTCTTATGTTAATTCAAATTTTGTAACCTTCATGTCGGGTTGACCGTTGCCATCTAAGCAATCTTCAAACTCAACAGAAAAGTGTTTAGTGCGCGGTGTAAGATATTCATCGGTGGTTGTTTTTAAAACACGGATGACTACTTCGCCTTCAGCTTGATAAGCATTGTCCGCATAAGTCTTATTCCCGATTCCTTTGGGACTGTGTTGCAGACTTGTCACATCAACTTTTGTGGCAAACCACAATTCATCTGTGGGTGCTACTGTTGGGATATGGTCTCTTACGACCACTTCTGGTTTTTCTTCGGGTGTGTACTCAACTACATTCCCTCTGTTCTTACCGCCAGTGACGCCTTTGATTTTCATTGTTTCCTCCTAAATTATTTTTCTGGTGCCTGATATAAATTAACCCCGTCTGAAACATATTCCCCATCAGGTAAATTTTTAAGGGGGCTTACGTTAGCCCGTTTCCGGCTATGTTCAGTCCGAAGCATTTCGTCTTGCTGAGTTTTTTGTAGATGCTCTTGGTAGGATCGGGTGTACTGATTTTCAATCCTGCCCGTCTTCATGTAATGAAGTTTAGTTTTAGAGATGTAAGTAGTCGAGCCATCTTTGTTTTTAATGGCGACTGCTTTTCGTCCATTCTGATCAAACTCTATCTCTGTTGTTTGTTTTACCTGAATAGGTTTGAAGCCAGCGTACTGGCCAGTTTGACCGCAAGTCGGGCAAGGGGCCGACCGGGGCATGTCATCCCCGGCCTTACCCCTCATCAGAAACTCATGCCCAACACAGTTGTAGATGTACTCGTAATCGAGGTCTTGCAACCATCCCATGTGTTCTCCTAATAGTTACTTTTGCTTGTCCAGCCTCTAAAGCTTGATTCCCTCTTTCGGGGGAATAGCTCAGCTAGTTCTCTTACTAGCTCTGGGTTCTCTGCTCTCCAAATCCCTTTGGAAGCAGTTTGACTAAAGGCCATAAAGTCTTTTGGATCAACCCCATGCTTCTCAAAGATAGCATAGGCTTGGATCCGTAACTTTTTGTTCACTTCATCCCAGTCGATAGAAGCTTGCTCTGGAACTCTATATTCGTAAGTTTTTCCAGGAATGGCAACAACATTACCAGCCTTGGCAAACTCCTTAAGCTCCGACTTAGCAATATCAACTACGTCCTCTAACACATTTAGAATCCCAGCAATCTTTACTGCCTGATGCTGATTGCCATTTATTTTAAACGCTGCTTGGGGAGCAACGGTGACCTTTCCGCTTTCGTCTATTTTCATAAACTCAGCGACCGCTGGACACTGCGTAATAAACGGGCAGTACTGGCAATTCTTGTGGGGGGTAGCTTCCCAAGAGGTCTTACTCTCGATGATCCCGATATTGGTCAATACAACGTCTTCTACCCGTGCTAATTCAGCGTGCGTCCACACATACGGCTTTGAGTACACGCCATAGCGTGAGAAGTGTAGAACGGTCTGCACACTGTCTAGAAACGGATATACACGGCTAATAACCCAAGCGTAGATACCCATCTGAAGGGTGTTTGCCTCCTCCATGTTGGGCTGCGTCTTGTGGTCATAAATAATGGCCTGCGTCGTATCGTCCGAGATAAGTAGGATATCTGCTCGACCGCGAATCCAGGCTTCTGGGTCGTCGTAGTCACACTCTTGAAAAGATATCCGCTCCTCTTTTCGCTTTACCGTTTTAAATACCGGCTGACCCGTTTGGTCATACTCAACCAGCGTGTCATCGTATTCATCTTGGTAAGCGTCCATCTTGCCGTCTTTCATCTTAGGCTTAATGGCAAGGCGCATCTCAATTCCTGCGTCCTTAGTCAGAACAGCGGGTGGGTGTCGGATATATCGTTCTGCCATATCAAGAATTAGTTCAGTCTCTTGATAAGCGGCAGGGTGCCTTTGAATGGCTTCGATAACCCACTCCCTCACTTCTGTTTCACTAAAGCAGGTGCTTTCTGATTCTATGAATTTTTTGGTAATCTTTTCGAAGACCTCATGCATCGCAGAACCGCGAGCTTGAGGTAGGTTCTCTGTTTTAATACCAGAGTTAGGTTCTATATATTGTTTTCTAAACGCATACCCACAAACACCAGTCTCAAGACGAGACGGGCTGTAGGGCCCATACTTCAACTTCATTGTGTCCTCCAACTACTGATAGTTTTTTTTACTTGGCCGTATAGATTCCATTTCTCCGGCCTTTAAAGAACTTATACCCGTCTTACGGGGGCTCTTTACGACTACGATTTCCGTGTTGCCATCTAAAGCATCATGCAAATCAGAGTCTGGTATCCAAATTGTTTCGCTATCAGTTTCGCCTACTATTGCTACCCCTTTAAACTCCTGGGTAAGCGCATCCAACATGGTCGCTGTGTGCTCTTTATTCTTTCGATAAACTCTATCTATAATGCACCTATAAACCACATCGGCTGACCGAATAAACCCGCCTTTACAATAAACATAGACAATATCGTTTACGACTTGTTCAAGGTCCTCATGTCCTTCCAGAAGTTTTTCAATTTCTGGATGTAAATTGATAGGCATAGCTAGATTGTAGCATAGGCAAAACTGCTAAGCATGATAGCTATTTAACGCCTTGAGACTGTTCTGTTAATTTTTCAGATTCGGTCTCTAGGCTATTAAGAAGCTGCTTAAAAGAGGCTACCGAGGCCGATAGCTCCTTTACAACTTCAGCTAGGGCTGAGTACTGCTCGGATACCCCAAAACTAGAGGCAAGCTTTGTAAGAAGCTCTACTTGGGCATATTGGCTTGATAGTGCACGGGCCACTTCTGGGTGGATGTGCTTGTGTAGTTCACTCGTCTTCATCTTGTATCTCCTCATCTGAAAGAAGGACCTCTGTTTGATCCTTTTCCTTAATCACAGGCGTATCTGGAACCATCTCCAGGTTATCCCTCGTTGTCTCCATCAGGCTATTCTTGTTCGTCTCCATGTGTCAGCTCCTCGCCTAGCTCTTTCATAACTTCACCAACTAGGTGTTGTCGGGAAATGCCAAAGGCTAGGTCTATCTTACCAGACACCCCCTCAGGAATGCAGAGATTCAGGGCGACCTGCTTAAGAAATATCTTAGCGGCCACCCTTATCTCTTCTTCTCTTTCTCTCTTAAACTTATCTGAGTCTAAGGGGCATGACGACATGCAAGTAGCCTCTTTCTTTTAGTAAAACAGGTTCATTTGATGAACGCACTTCAATGTCTATGACATCGGAAGTCATTTTTTGAAGCGCTTGTTGAATATATGAACCGTTTAACCCAACGACCACTTCCGGCGAATCGTAGTCACACTCAATCGAGTAGTTGGCATTCCCAAGCTCACTAGATGAAGCCTGCAATGTCAGCCTACCCTGTGCAAACTCAAACCGCGTGGTGGTCATCTCATCCGCCACTATCTTAGTCACAGAAATAGCCTTAGCCAAGTCGTCACGTTTCACACGCGCTAAATGGAAAGGGCTTTGGGGAATTACCCGCTCATAGTCTGGGTACTTAGAATCGATTCTTCTAATCGTACAAGCTACCCCAGGCTGCATGATATGAAGGCTAGTGCCATCAAAGCTTACGCTTACTTCTGGGTTAGTAAATATCCGAGAAATAATGTTTAGCTCATTTGCTGGAATGAGCGCCTGTCCCTCCAGTTCTACCTCGTGAGTTACCATTGCAAGCCTGCGGGCGTCGGTTGCAACAGCGTGACCAGAGGCTAAACAAACAGAACCCAAGTGAGGCCTAGACTCGTCAGCTGAAGCTGCAAAAGATACCTTCTTTACGACTTCAAAGAAGTTGGGCCAGGTTCTAAAAGTAAAGTTAGAGTAGTTTGGAGTAATCGGATAGTTCTCAGCGTCCATTGTGGTTAAATGGATAGCCGATATCGGATTCTTAATTTGAAGCATGTCCCCCAGGGTCACTTCTAATTTACTTTCTGGAAGCTGACTCACCACTTCATAAAGGGCTTTACCTGCAACGCAAGTAGCGCCAGGGGTTTGCACCACGGCCTCTCCGTGAGACTTCAAAGAGGTGGTTAGATCACACCCCGTTAAAAATACTTGGTTGTTGTCTGCTTCTATTTTAATGGCATTAAAAACAGGTAACTGTTTTGCTGTTCCTACCACTGGCAACACCAGCTTAATTAAATCTAATAAGTTTTTTCTCTCTATTACAAATTTCATGTGTCCCCCCATTTAAAAAAAAGAGCCCCCGAAGGGGCCCTTTCATCGGATTATACACCTTTAGCTTTTTTATAAATCCAGCTAAACGATTCTTTGATAGCTACGATAAGAACGCCTGCTAGTGCACCGCCTATTGCGGCACCTGCTGCGAAAGCAGCTCCCTCCTTTAAATTGTTCATTGTTTGGTTGTTATTGTTTTTGTGAAGTTTGAGTACGTTGTTTTTAAATGGTTGCATTGTGTATTCTCCGATGCTCGCAATTATTATGAAAAGTAGTTACTAGCAAGCGATTAGTAATTACTATGTATTTCTTATACCCGCATTAGACAGCAAACTTTGTTGGTTCGACGCCTAATATCCTTATTATCTTTTCTGCTTCCGCAAGACATATCTTCTGTCCTACTAACGGCAAGTGATAAGACATCACTCCTACCTCGTCTAAGAACTTCTCAGATGCGATAGAGAGTGAAAGCCAAGCTTGTTCTGACCTCATCTTGTATAGAAAGTCAGTTAGGCCTTTCAGATACTTGTGTTCCGCAGACCCTTTGTTTGGTGCTATCTTTGCCAAGAAGGAATCGACCGCTTCTTTAAAAACTGTTTCGACCGCATCAGTTTCCTTTTTCTGTTCAGTTGATTCCTTTATGGGCTCTGGTTTCTTTTCAGTAGGTGCAAAACACTCCTGCACCTTGTTTGAAACCAATAGACCAATCCACCCAACCCAAATAGGTAGCATTTCTGTTCCCTCCTTCTAGATGTATAAATAAAAATGAAAAGCAATATTGCTTATCTAAACTACTTATACCCAGAAGTGTTTGATTTTTTTGTTGTTTTTAGTGTAATACACTACACCGTTTTTACATGAAGTGGTCGATGATATCAGGAATGATATTGTTCTCGGCTTGTTTAAGCTCGGTTTCCATTTCCGATTTAAGTGTGGATACATCTTTTTCGTTGGATACTCTAACATGGCAGGTGCTCGTAATTAGTACCGTGTAGTTTCCACGGGTCGTGGTCACTGTATATCCGATATCTGATTTCTCTAGTAGGCCCTTAGCAGCTCCTCCTACCACGCCATCTGTATGAAATTGAGCAATCAGTTTTCTGTCATCGGCTACAATATGAAAGTGGCCTCGAATCTCAGCGTCCACGCCCTTGTGTTCATTCTTTACAAGAACGTCGTATCTACTTCCTGAAAGCCCTTCATAGACATCCTCCACGGGTCCGTACAATACTTTGTAGGATTCTGCGAATACCTCGTTCTCAACGTGGCGTTTTAATCTTTCGTAACTTGTCTTATCCGCAGAAAAACTACAGACAGAGTGAATGGTGCCTTTCATGATGCCACCTTCAACAACAGGATTACTACCCCATTCAGGAGTACCGCACTTCCACACCGACCCATTCACATTCAAGCTGAAAGGATTTGTAATGACTGAAAAGACGCCGATGATAAGAGCTGCGATACTTGCCATACTAGTAGTTACCTTTGTCTAGAAGTCTCTCAAGAGAGTTGAGGGACTTTAAATGCGGTTTTAATACCGCAACAATTTCCCTCCTTATTCTCTTAATTGCTATACACAGCGCATCCTCGCTCTTTCCAGAAAGAGATCGCGCAACTTCTGGGGCTGTCTCTAGTGTCGACAAAGACTGTTCCAACAACGCTTCGTCAATAGCCTCTTGGCTTAACTGAACGCAATCAGAACAGATAGAAGCTAGATTGCTTGTCACAATCCTATCTACCTCGTTTTTGTCTTTGCCGCAAAAGCTGCACTTAGGTACCAGCACAGCCAACTCCGTCCATAACGTCTTTCACAGTTTGATAAGCTGGGGGTGGCTTTCGATAAACAATTAGATCGATTGCTTGAACCTCTAAACTCTTTACATTGTGGTCATGCCAATATTTCCAACCAAAAGAAGCGCGGCACCCTGTCTTTTCCATCCACTTCGCAAACTCTTCGTTAAAGTTATTTACTATCTGTGTCAGTTCCTTCGATACTTCCTCTTTGTTCATTGTGTTCCTCCTTTTTAAAATGTTGTTTGATATAAGCTCTGCCTTTAGGTGTGGGGTACACAAAGGCCCTGGCCCCTGTGGTCTTACCGCTCACCGAGTCCATAACACCAATAATCTTGCACTCCACATATCCCCAGTTCTCTAAATCGTTGAGCTCTCCTTTTGTCACCCCAAGTGCCATAAGCTCAGCTCTTAAAGTAGGTAGCGCTCTATAGGTTTGTTTGATTGACTCAATAAACGAGTTCAAAGCCTCCATAGCTTCTGAATGGCCTTTTTTAAACTTAGAATCAGGCTCCTCGTAAGGTACAGACGGAAGAGGCAGCGCCTTATCCTTGTCTCCCTCTTTACAAAAGGGAGCCACGCCTTCTGGTGTAAACTTGGTGAAAAACTTTGGAATTAAGTCTGTCATTTTATAATCCTCTTATCTTTTTAAAGGCATCTTCAAACTCTTGGTCAGGATCTTTCCCTCCCTCCCAGTTAATGTCTAGTCCCTTCCACGTTTCGTTCTTTAGTTGGTCTTGCGTTGGAAAGATGGGCTCTAGTTCTGCTACATGAAAGCCCATGTAATTGACACCACAATTTTTAATCTTGATCTTGTCGCCTGGCTTACTGCCGGCAGGAACCCAAACGGTTTTTAATCCGTACATGGTTTGAACCTGCGCTTCGCCACCTTTGAGCATCGTTTCTAAAGGAACCCTGTCCTCAGTAAAGACATCAAGCCCCTGCATTTTAAATCGTGGATGTGGAGCAGCCGCAATGAGTACGATAAGATCCCCAACAATTTGCCCGCACTTTAATCCTTTGCCACTAAACCGCATCTCATGGTTGTCTGGGCATCCAATTGGCAAATCAAGTTTTACGGTGATGATATCTTGGTGTTCTTTTAGAACGGGGTCTAGAGCAAGGTTTACTTCCATTTGGTTGTAACTAAGCACCACTTGTTTTCCAAAGAACCTGTCTTCAAAAGAAACGGGCATCGTCACTTTGATATGAAGATTGTTTCTCTTATCTTTTTTTGTGCTTTCCCTTCGGTAAGAAGGGTCTGTCACCATCTTGTAAGCGTGCATAACTTCACAGAACAGGTTTTTATCTCCGCCCTTATCGGGGTGGTGTTTATTGCACTGTTCCCTCCACGCCTTTTTTATTTCTTCCGGCGAATAATTCTTTTCCGGGTTCAAGCCCAAGGTTGTTAAGTAGTCTTTCAAGGATGGCTCCTACGATTTCTTCGGTTGTGATTATACCGCTATTTACTATGACCTTAAACTTGATTACCCAATCATCTAAATCTATTTCTGACGGGTGCTTATCGTTCTCTCTCCAATTAGAACACCGAGCCATTCTTATATCGGTGTTACACTCTAGACGCACCGTGAAGGCTTCTGGAAAAGCCATAAACTCATTTTTAAATCTCAAGTCATCAATAATGCACACGTCTTTTTTATTCTGTGCATACCAGTTCTGTGCGCACTTAACCCAGATATCTTTATCTATGGTGTTTCTTCCGTATTCTGTTCCAAGCATCTGAAGAAGCGGCCCGTCTTTTACAATGTTCCTAACAATCCCGTACTTTTCTAAAACCGCTATCACGCCATCGTGCATCTCATAAAGCGGTTGAGCAAACTTATACTTCTTGACTATAAATCCGTTTTTAGTCAGTTTCTTTTCTAACAGATTAGAAGCGGTGGTTTTACCAGAACCCTGCTTCCCCGAAAGCATAATCAACATGAGCTAACCCCTAAAAAAAAGAGAGCCGGTTTTTACACCAGCTCCCTTATTCGACTAGATAAGACCGTCGCTGTTTGGTTGAGGAACAGTTTTTTGGGGCTTTGGTGGAACCTGTACCTTAGCCTTATCCTGTAACTCAGCGATGCGGGTTTTTAAATAATCCGCAACAGCAGATTTTTGGTCTTTGGCACTTTCGAACTTTCTAACTGTAAGATGCCTTGTCTTTGAGGTGTTTGCTTCGGGCTTTTTCATCAGCACAGCAAGCTCATCAAAGAGAGGCAATAAATCAGGATCTTCTGAAAGAAGTTTAGAAGTGTCTGCTGGTTCCTGCACTTCTGCTGCCCCCGATTCAAGCTCTAGAACTTCATTAGTAGAGGCTTCAATCAGCTCTTTTGCAGGAGCTAACATTCTACCTCTAATCGCATCAAGAACTTGTCTTACTTGCGCTCCATGTTCTTTTGCAAATTGTTCGTTGTATTCAATCTGCATAACGTAGTGAACTCGGCTTTGTTTTTTGCCATCAGAGTCCGTAAACGTAATCGATGTAGGCGCGCGATAAATTCGAAATGGCATGTCATTTACTCTGCCTGCCACTTTACGAATGTGACCTAGTACCGACACAAAGTTTCTAATCGATGCAATACTATTGGTATCAATCTGAAATACACCTGTGGGCGTAACCAGAGGAAGCATAGCATATACACTCATCGATGGTCGGCACTGTTGAATGCCACGACTGTTTTTCCAGTCAGGGCATTGCTCAGCTAAACAAGGGCGCTTAGGAGCGTGTCTTGTGGCCGGGTCACGTTTTAATAAGTAAGTCGCTTCTTGTCCGTCACCGTAACACTGAAGCTGACCACCAATCATTTTTCCGTCTTTGTCTTTTACTCCGCCCGAATACCACTTATAAAAGTAAGGCATTACGTTTTGTGGTTCTGGATCTAAAAACACCACATCAAGTGAAGTGGGGTTTTTACCGTAAACCGCTTCTACGCCTGGAGCGTCTGTCAAAACAAAGTGCGGTGTTTCTACCGGATATTCTTTTCCGTTTTGACTGACTTTCTTTTCACCAAGTCGAATCTTTCCGATAATGGGTACTCGTGCTTGGTCTTCAAATGACTTAATTGCCATAACTAGTTCCTTTCTAAATTTAGGTTCCTTACATATATCTTTTACCCAAAACTACTCAGTTTTTAAGTCTAGCTCTGTGAGCTTAGACCGAACCTGTTGTAGCTCTAGTTCCACCCCTGTTTTCTCAGAGGCGATTTTTTCTGGGTTAGAAAGAAGGGCTTGAATCTTTCTCATGAGCTCTGCTTCCCGTACTCTTAGTTCTTCGTGCAGAACTTCTTTTTTAATCCCGTACTTCTCCATTGTCTTTCTCCGATTTAATGGCTCCTAAAAGTAAACCCTGCTTTAATCCGTCAAACCACATCTGGGTTCCGTACTCTAAAAGCCTTGCAGTCAAAAGGGCTTTCGTAGCAGCGTTTAAGTTCTCTCCCCCTAAGGACTCGACCAGCGTCTTTTGTCCAAGGGTTGCTCCACGAAACACATCTTTTAGTTTTTCGCTATCAGAAACAAAAGCCCCACCGTCCGACTTAAAAGCAAAGCCGCAAGCCTGACACGCATAGACCGCAATGCTTCTGTCGTGATTTTTAAGAGGAGTGATGTTGATAGCTACACTCTTACACTGAGGGCAGTCCGCTCTATCGCCAGGCTTCATAAACCTTCCTCAATTGAGTCAGCGCTTAGAGGTGTCACTTTTCCTTTTCGTTTGCCACGAACAGGCCTTCTTCTCTCAGCCCACGGATCAGTAAACCCTGCCACTTCAGCAAAGAGCGATTCCCCGTCTACCACAACGGGTTGTTTGATAGGGGCGTCGGCTTTAGCTTCTAGATTGGGGTCTTCGACCCGCATGTCGTTATCTAAGTCTGCGTCACTAACCCCGCCTTGTTTGGGAACAAAAGCTGCTTCATCAGTCACGCCAGCTACCTGCTCTGGTTCTGGGCTGTCATCAATATCGCCTAATCCATCAGATATCTCAGTGGTATCTACATAGGCATTTCTTTTGGGTGTGGGTACTTTGATTTTGCCTGGGGTTAAATCAAGCTCCAAAGCAATTCGTTTGGTGAGCTCTCGTTCTAGTTGTGTTGAAACTAGCTCGCTTAGCTCTGTTGTAATTTCCTCAATGGGCTTTCCACTAAGGGTTGCGTATCCTTTAAGAACCCTGAACGCTTTGTCCGTCAGAGAGAGTGTTACTTCCGTCATGTGTCTTCCTTTCCATCATTTCGATGAATCCTTTAAGTGCTTCTTCTGGTGTATCTGCCTTTGGAGGCGGCGAACTATTAAACCGCATCCAAAGAACGATATACTTACCGTCCGAAAGATTTTCTATTTCTACGGGTCTTCCTGCTAATGCTTCAGCTTTTTTAAGCAGCTCTTCCACTAAAGACCCTCCTAAATTCTGATGCTGTGATGCCTATCTTTTTTGCTTCTTCTGGTTTTGGAACAATCCAACCAGAAGTGATATTGCAAAGTCGATAGTAGTTAATGCCAAGTTTTGCGGCGGCTACTCGTAGCGTGCCGTATTTCTTTTTCAATCGTTCTTTCATCGTTACTCTCAAAAGGTTTTTGAATAAGGAAAGCCTAAACAACAACTACAACAATGGCAATAAGTAAAAAAAAGAAGACAGGTATAAAACCCATCTTCTTTTTAAAAGTAGCGGCGTAAAACAATCCCTGCGAGGGTATTGGAAAGGATGCCACTCTTTTATGCCACGCAGCCTAAATAGACTGCGCTGTGCGGTCACTAACTGTGCAAGAAACTTGAACAATTTTGCCAAGTTCTAAATAGTGTTCAAACTTCTCTAAAAATTCCTCATAGCTTCCTGTCTCAAAGCCCCGAGGACAATCGATTCGGTTATTTGGATATCTGGTGCAAGCTCGCCATTGACAGACATTCTGCCCAGAAAGAAACGCAGCAAGTAAAAAAGCAATCATGATTTTCTCCTTTTATTTATGATTAATCACAAAAATCTTATACCCGAAAAAAGCAAAAAGGGGAGGGCCCACTTAAGGACCCTCCCCTATCGATTCAACAGAGACACAATTACTGTTTATCGTCTACAGGAGTAACATCAAAGAGTTTTAAACGCAAGCTTTGAGCCACCTTACTCCAATAGTCAATTCGGTTTAGAAAATAAGATAGCTCTTCACCCGTAGGCTTATCATCCATTACTTTATTTTCGTACCGCATCAACATTGCATTCGCACTCTTTAGTTCTTCAATTAACGATTTACTCATACTTCTCCTCTGATAGTTAGGTCTGAACTGTCTACCTCAGCCAAGAAAACCTGACCGTTTGTTTTTCTTAATTCATCCACCAAGTCGGCGTTGTCTACGAAAAACATATTTAAAGGCCGTCTTGAGACTTCGTTTATTTTTGACGAAATTTGCAAGGCAACCTTCATTTGCTGTCCAGTAGATAAAAGGCCATACGGAAGGCCGCCAACAAGTACATGGATTTCGTCATCGATATACACCTTAATATCTTCCATTTCAAATACAGAAGATTGCAGCTTCAACTCTTCCGAGGGAAGTAGCCTTAGCCCACCTTCTATTTTTTCTAATCTAGATATCAATTGTAAATTCGACTCGATTTGTTGTTGGAGCCCTTCGATATTTACCTTTGATTCTGCTATGCGTTTTTGCACATAGTCATACTGCGCCCTTGCTGATTTTAATTTATCCACAGCTAGCTTTACTTCTTTATACTTAGCCTCGTCGAAGTTTTCTTCTGGGGGGTTAGGTATATCTGCTATCTGCGGAACCTCAACATCTTTAAGAGAAGCAAGTTGCAGTTCAAGGCGCTGTTTAACAGCAACGGTTCGATTGTTTTCCTCAACTGTTCTTAAGTAGTCAGCTTTCTTTCTATCGTGCTCTAACTGGGCTTGGTGGATCTCTTCTTGAACGCTTGCGTTGTAAGCAGAGACCTTAGCCAGTTCGTCATGATAGGCAGAAAGGATTTCTTCGTTTTTCTTTCTAACCCTTTCTTTATGTTTCATCCCCACGGTTTGACCGCAGGTAGGACAATGATCTGTTTCTACCGTCTGAGCTAAAGAAGGGGCTTCTGGCAGTGGCTTTTTCTTAGCCAGCAAAGAAGCCAAGTCCAAAGGTTCGTATTCTGGTCTTGCAACGATATGCAAAGAATCTATCTCAGCCTTAAGTTCACTTCGTTTTTGAGCTCTCATTTGGTTCTCTAAAACGATGTTGTCTCTATGGCGTCTGACGGTCTCAGATACGTTTCTTTGACTTAAATATTCTTTCCATTGTCCCTTTAGAATCTCAAGCCTAGAAAGGACTATCTCTTCATCTTTTGCTTCTGGAAACGGTAGCGGCTTTAAGGATTCTAGTTCTTTAATTTGGCCCTGAAGTATGGCAACGCCTCGTTCTAAGTCGCGCCGGTCTTTAGCTGCATAAGAAGCTAGAAGTTCTGCTCTCTTGTCAAAAGGGTATAATGAAAGCTCTTCGTTAGTTAGCCTAAACCCCACTATCTTTTCAAAGAGCTCCTTACGGTCAACCTTCGGCATGACTTCAGCGATAACACGCTGCTGTCTGTCGGTAGATAACCCAAAGAAGTGACCAGGTAAAAAGATAGAAAGAAATAGGTCTGAGCTTCCCATCATTTGCTCAAGCTGAGATTGGGTAAGGGTAGTGCCCACCCCCTCTCTTGTGAGTTTAATGGTAGAGCCTCCCTTGCGATTAAGAGTTCTTACAATCTCTGCCTTGTCTGTTTGAAGGGTGATGCGGCAACCCTCTTCGCCGCTTGAGATAAGATGTTGTGGGTTTCTTGTTCCTAAGGAGTCCGTACCGCAGAAGCCAAAGACGATAGCTTCTTTAATAGTAGACTTTCCTGACCCGTTGCGTCCTGTAATCCTATTCAGGCTTGGGCTAAAGCGATAGTTAGCTTTGGCTTTCCCCCTAAAATTTTCCATGACTATCTGTTTCAAAGCCATAATGTGTCCTCCAACCAGTCGTCAACCAGTACGCATCCGCCTTTTTTCAAAAGTGGATACATTGTTTAATAAATAAAAACAAGCTCTTACTTAGTTTGCAGCCACTCAGCCACTATTTTAAGGCCATCACTGACATAAGAAAAGGAAAACACACGATGACACGCAGTATATACGTAAATAAAATATATATATTACTGTTTATAATTATTTATGTATAAGTGGTTGTGTTCTTAATTTTTCATATCTTTTGTCACCTAAAAACAAGCACTTAAGTGTGCAGCCACTTGTCGAAAAAAAGTGGCTGCAAGTGGCTTAAAGCGGTTGTCGACAAGGCGCACCAATGGCGTTAATGGTATAGAAAGAGCTTATTGTTTTGCTTATACCTTACTCGACGAGTTCTAGGACGGCGCGTTGTTTGTATTTGGAAGAGAAGGCGAAGAGGATACGTCGGACGGAGTGGATGTTGTTTCCTTGTTTGCCGATGACTTTTCCTAAGTCCTTCTTGCTGACGACGATTCGAAAGACAACCGTGTCATTAGACATATGGCTTTTCACTTCGACAGATCCTGGTTCATCCACCAGGGCGCCAATGAGATAGGTTAGTAATTGACAACCTTCGGTTTGAAATTGGTCCATATATTTTTTAATCTAAAAAAGGGTTAGTACTTCTCTATATAATTTATCATGTCTTTAATCCCGTAACAGCTAAAATAAAAGGGCATAGTTTATTTACTAACCTATTAAGGAGATAAGACCATGATGGGGGGTTTAGCTATTGTACCTTTGATAATTTTTGGGGTGGGGGCGGCTGCGGGGAGCGCTTTGACAGGGATTGCTACCTGGCTATTTATGAAAAAGAAAAAGAAGTAGGGAGCCTTAATTTCTTAAGGCCCCTTATTTCCTTTTATTCGATTATTTTAAAAGTATCCAAACGAAGATCTCGGTTGAACATACATGAAATGCAATACCTGTTGGTTTCAAGCTGGAACTTTTTATAATAGTGTTTTACCAATTCTATTTTGGTTTCTTCCGATGCATCTTTTGGGAACTTGTTGTTTTTTTCCATTGAGTTATAAATGTGTCTTATTGCTTTTTTTAGAGTTTTTCTAGTTGCGAGTAACGCCCTTAAATTTGGGTTTACGATAGATTTGTGATGTAGAATTATTTTTTTAGCCTTGGTCAGCGGTGCAGGCCAAAACACAAACATAGGTTCGCCACACTTTTGACAATTCCCAACTATTTCACACTCAATTGGACCCATCGTGTGCTTGCCCGAGTTCTTTTTTGCTTTTTCTATCAGATCCCTATAATCAACATTGAACTTATCTCTTCTTTTTTTAATATCCATGTGTATCTCCTCTGTTATAAAAAGAAGCGGTAATGCCGGACCATCCGGTACTCTCGTTTCCTTTTATTCGATTATTTTAAAAGTACCCAAACGAAGAGCTCGGTTGAAATCACATGAAGTGCACCCGATGGTTTCAATCGCGAACATTTTACAATAGGATTTTATCAACTTGGTTTCTTCCGATGCATCTTTTGGGAACTCGTTGTTTTTTTCCATTAAGTTATGAATTTCTATTATTCGTTTTTTTAGATCTTCTCTATCTGCGAGTAACGTTCTTAACTCTGGGTTTACGATAGATTTGATAAGTAGAATTATTTTTTTAGCCTTGGTCAGCGGTGCAGGCCAAACCATAAAAATAGGATCGCCACACTTTTGGCAATTCCCAACTATTTCATACTCAATTGGACCTATCGTGTGCTTGCCCGAGTTCTTTTTTGCTTTTTCTATCAGATCCCTATAATCAACATTGAACCCATCTCTTATTTTTTTAATATCCATGTGTATCTCCTTTGTTATAAAAAGAATAGGGGAGCCAGAACATCCGGTACTCTCGTTTCCTTTTATTTTTTTGATATATACATGCCCATTTTCATTCCAAGGGCGAGAATCGTGCCTGTTACTAGAACGCCAATCAATGATGATTTAAGCACGTTTAGTTTGGTCGCAAGGTACAGGAACTCAAACACCGGAAATCCGATGAGCATTATTCCAAATACCAGCAACCCCCAGGGGAACTGTTTTATTTTTTTAATCATATTGTTTTCTTTTGTTTAAAAAGAATAGGGAAGCCAGACCATCTGACTCCCCAATTTGCTTTTTACTTTTTAGGTAGTGCGGCAAGTGCACATAAGAATGTGTAAATGCCCACCGTTCCTATAACGCCCGGTATAGCAATGCCGAGCAGTATCGAGCTCAACATGGACATGTGGAAGTGAGTGTGCAATACGTAGCCTGTAACTGCATATATTGCAGTCCACACTGCGAACATTATCGAACTAGCAATTATCGTACTTTTATCGATACCCATTGTTTTCTCCTTTGTTATAAAAAGAATGGGGAAGCCAGACCATCTGACTCCCCGATTGGCTTTTTACTTTTTAGTTAGTGCGGCAAGTACACATAAGAATGTGTAAATGCCCACACAAGCGCCAATCGCTGCCGCTAACCCGTCTTGTCCTGTAGGTTTGAATGACATAGTTTTTCCTTTCATAAAAAACAAAGGACCCCACACCATGTAGAGCCCTTTAATGTCCGCTCTTCATAACTTTAAAAGATTCCTAAGAATTTCTTTTTAGGCTTTGAAGAAAAGGCATATTCCCAGAGTTCTTTCACTCCGAAGAATATTGCCGATGCTATGGCAGCGCTAACTGCCGTTTGTAGATTTTCTTTACCTTGTGGTCCTAGTTTCATAAGTACCTCCTTAGTTAAGCAGTTTTAGTTTCTGCTTTAGGTTTTGGTGCTTCAACGGGTTTAGAATGGAACGCCCAATCCCAAACCTCTTTGATCGTCAAGATCACAATCGCAGTGATGGCTGCGCTTGTGGCTGTCTTGAGATGTTCTTTGCCTTCGTTTCCGAGCTTAAACATAGTTACCTCTTATGTAAGTAAAAAGCCCCATATTGCTATGGGGCTTTTATATAAGTGATTAGCTAGCAGCTTGAGCAGGTTGAGAATCTTTCTTCTCTTCTGCTTTAGCAGGTTGAGAATCTTTCTTCTCTTCTGCTTTAACAGGTTGAGAATCTTTCTTCTCTTCCTTACCTCCGAAGAGGTAATCGTACGTTTTAATTCCGACGAACATTAGAATCGCACCGATTGCTCCAGCGATTCCATCTCTTTGTGTAGGTTTGTATGACATTGTTTTCTCCTTTGTTATTATCGCTTTTGCGATAAGTTAGTTTTTCTCCAGATCATCTTTTGATCCGAATCTTTTTCGTTTTTAGTAATTGCGTGAATTAGTACCAAAACGCCGTTAGAAACGGCGCAGATAATAAGTCCTGCAACTCCATCAGCGAATCCGTTATTGTTAGGCATGGTGTATTCTCCACGTTATAGCGATCACATTTATTGAAACCATTTCAGTAAACGTGAGCGTGCCTTCTATTCTTTTTCTTCTGTGGTCGTAACAGGGATGGTGTTTTTGATTTCAAAAGCGTCATCAAGAGTCACCTCTTTTTTACGTTCTTGAATCCAAACTCCGTTGTTGAATCTGCCTTTGGCTTCATACCGTGTACTAGCTAACCCTGCTTTTACACGGGCTGTTGCCATCTCTTGTTGGCAGACGCTGTTGAACTTTGAAAGAGTTTTACTCATCTCTTTCAGAGTGGCAGCGTATTGACGAGCAGCTTTTAGCCTATCTAGGTAGAACTCTCGTTTTACAACTTTGAGTTCATCTGTAGATGTAAGCCCAATCTGCTCTTTAACTTCTGAAGCTGATTTCATGTTGTCGACTTCTGGTATTTCAACTGGTTTTCCGTTGCCCCCGAGCCGTGTATCAGCAACGTCTTTTCTGCATTGGAAAAGCTCTTGATAAAGAAGCTCTAGTCTCCGTTCGTTATCGGAGTTTTCGATATCTTGAATCTTAAGCTCTGCTTCTGCAGTACGTTCTTTTTGGATAATGACTTGGCGGTCGTTATCGACCCCAATCTTTTCATCGTCTATGTTCCCATAAACGGTGATGGCATTATCCACTTGCCTTACTTTGTAGTGGTTGGACGAGCAAGCTGATATAATCAACGATAGTAATATGAGTCGTTTCATACGTTCTCCTTTGATATGTAGAATTAAGTTGAAAGAGATCCTGCTAGTTACTTGCTGACCCGACCCCTTTTAGAAAGGAGCCTAGTCAACAAATAACTAGATTACACAATACTTATACCAAAAAAGCCTGTATTTACGGCTATTTAGGGGGTTTTAGGGGTGTTTTTAAGGTTTTTTAAGGATATAAAAAGGCGCCAAGGGACCCGTAGGTCCTGGAAATGGCGGTGGGTCAGGGCCAGATATCTAGATATCTACTCAGAATGTGCCGTCTGTGGGTCTACCAAAGCCCTAGAAGTGCACCATGTAGTGCCCATTCATGTAAATAAAACCCTAGAATTGAAGTTTAGTAACCTAATTACCCTCTGTGAATCTAAGAAAAACGGGGTTAACTGCCATTTATTCTACGGTCACTTGGGGGATTACCGCTCTTTTAACAAGCATGTAAGGGCAGATGCGGTAAAATGGAGTGGAAAATTACGAAAAAGACCCTATAAAAAGTAAATAACAGTTGTATTGTTGTATATCAGAACTGTTCGTTCATCTCTTTTAAGCTCAGTTACAATCAAATTTTAATAAGGAGGATGTATATGAAGGCATTTTTTGTCGTTTTGTGCTTTTTGTCGTCGTTGGTAAGAGCAGATATCGGGTTAATGAAGCCTAATCAGGACGCTGATAAGGCATTGAAAGAGGTTTTAGCTGAAAAAACTAATACTAGAGAGGGAAGTACCTGGGAAGCAGGGCCTAATTGGACGCTCAATTACAAGATTGAGACCATTACAGGGCTTAATGTACCTAAGGATTGGAAGAAAAACGCTGTGTTTGAGACGGTAAAGCTAAGAGAAGCCCTTCCTAAGTCTTGGGATTGGCGAGAAACCCTAGGAAGTAACCTTCCACCGATTAAGAATCAAAGAAGCTGTGGCTCTTGCTGGGCGTTTGGTACGGTGGCAGCCTTTGAATTTGCCTATTCGATGAAGAATAAGTCGGTTCGTCAGTTCTCAGAGCAAGAATTAGTTAGCTGTTCTAGCTATGGTAGCTGTGGGGGAGGATTTTTTGCCCACGGATATCATGTAAAACCTGGAGCAGCCCTTAGTTCTGACTTCCCTTATGTCGCTTCTAATGCCAGATGTAAGCCAAACCTAAAACATGAGGACAAATTGGTAGGCTTTAAGTTCCTGGGGTCTAAGAATAAGAACCCAACGACCGAAGAATTAAAGGCTGCTATTAAACAGTATGGGGCGATACCCGTTACTGTCACTGCAAACAACGCTATGAGTGCTTATAAGGGTGGTATCTTCACTGGTTGTACTGCAATGCCAACTAATCATATCGTTGCTTTAGTCGGTTGGGGCTATGATGAGAAGACCAAGAAGGAATACGCCATCATGAGGAACAGCTGGGGAGAGAGTTGGGGCGAAAAAGGATATATGCGTATGCCTTGGGGATGTAGCAGACTTGGGGAAGATGCCACTTTGGTGGAATACTAAACTCCTATATGCACAAGATATGTCCTGAATGTCATTGGGGCTACTTGTTAGATCATCCTGATAAGTCTTTACCGTTCTATAAGAAGTGCCCTGTCTGTGGATATAGCGTACAAGTTAAAAAAAAGGAGGGGACTGTTATTGTGTCCCCTCCTCCTTGCCCTCCTGAGGAGGGTGATCTGTAGTATTTGTCTCTTTCTCCATAATGACTTTATAGAGAGCGTCTTTTGTACCTGTATAGACGACTTCGTATTTGGGATTTTTATTTAAGCCAGATGTTATTTCGGCAACTGGCTTTACGTATTTATCTACGTTGTTCAATGTACCTCCGTTAAAGATATCCCGACCATCTCACACCAGTCTTGTATATTGGTTATGTATTTAGTTTTTTCTTCATCTGTCATGCCTGGGTCTTTTTTAAGGTCGGTAATATGCTTAATGATTTCTTCTCTGGTGACTAGTTGATAGCTTTTGACTGGATAGCCCTCAACTGTCATCCAGGCCCCGTTCCTAAAGATGATTTCGTGGTCGTCGCTATTCCACTGAGTGATGTGCCCGTCTCTAATAACCGCATCGCCCTCTTTAAAAGGCTTTGGGGTCAGGAGCATCATAATGTCGTTAGTCACGGACTCGAGTCTATCCCCTATAGAGAAGCGCTCAATCAGTTCATTTTGCTCAGCGCTTAAGTGCGCTGGGTCTAGCATCGACACTAGATCATCTAGGTTGAATATGGCTTTATCTTTTTGACTCATTTTATCACCATGAAGACATGTAGTAGTATTGCCCATCCGGTGTAAGTCTACACAGCATAGCTAAAGTGTCAGCTATCCCTTTCCAGTAGTCGTCATCCATTTCAGTAGATCCTAAAAAGAACCCCTCTGCTGGGGGCAACAAGTTTGGGTTTTTGTCTGCGAGCGCGTTGAGGCAGGTATCTTTTAATTCCATAAGCGTTTCGTAGCTTACTACGTACTTTCCACAATCATCGATCCCGCACTGTACGTGCGTTACGAACCAGTTGTGGATTTGATTGCATTTTCTCCATGATCCTACTTCTTCGGTAATGTCCATAACTTTGGACAACTGAATAACAGAGTTTTGTTCTTCAAATTTATCATCATATATTTTTACTTCTATTTTTTTGTCTGGGTTAGCCAGCGGATGCAGCCTGTGCTTTTTAATTAACGTCATATTAAGATCCATTTTTTACTCCTTTGGTTTTTCGTTTAGGTTTTCCTTGAAGCCATAACTCAAAAGCTTCGTTGTATTTCTTTTTATCAAGCATACGGTATTCTATCGTCTCTCGTTTTGTCTTGTAATTTGTGCGCGTCTGAATCAAATAAGGTGACTTTCTAGATTTCTTTATTTTTTTCAAATGCTTAACAATTATTGGAACCGCAAGGCCAGCAAGGTAGGCAAGGTCCAGAAGGTTCCGCCAGTTTTCGTCTAACATAACCTGATTTATTCTCTCACTTTGCTTCTCTTCTATTTCTTTTAAATTCATGACATCACCCTAGCTAGAACGGGTTTATTCATGCTAAAGCAGACAAGTCTTTTTTTATATCCGTTACCGATATTGATAGCGTTGAAAAAGAAGACGGCTCGTCCGAGCTCGCCTGTAAAAGAGTATTTGGTTTTGTAGGCAGATTTCTTGTATCCCACTTGTACTTCAAATAGCGATTGATTTGAGTACGCAATCTTTTTGCCGTCTAGCTCGGCTTCTTTTAGTTTAATTGGTTCCATTGGGTCCTCCTTTAGAATAGGACCCCGAGAGAACCCGGGGCCCCCGATCAAATAAGACCGTCTGCGTTTTCCCTAACTTCTGTTGAGTTAGGGATTTTGCTGACCAGTCGTGGTTTTGTAGCAAGGCCCATCTTGGAAAGGCTAACTAGCCAGAACCGAGAGGCTTGAATACCTTGCTTTCTTCTTTGAACCGTATGTCGGTGTCGGTCGTGTTTTACAATCACCCCAGAAGAAATGAGCTGATTGCCAACCGAGGTCATAGAGCCAGTAATGTGACCTGTGACGTTTTTCTTTACCACCTCAATTACCCGTTCAGGCATGAGGTAGGCGTGGTCTGGGTCATCTTGTGGATCTACGAACCCGACCATTTCGGCATTAGGTTCATCGAAGTTGGCAAGACCCTGAATGCGGGCCTTACCTGCTACCAGAAGCGCAATGAGATTACTCAAGAATACGTTTCCGGCTTGCTCGTCAGAGCATCTAACAACCATGAGTCCTTTGACATCTTGGATATATGCCCAGCACTCATCAAGAAGCGTTTTTGATTCTTTGTTCTGAATAATACCTTTGTATTCTAGGAACTGAATAAAGAGCTGCCAGCCTGTGTAGGCAAGGCTTAGGTTATTACAGATACGAGAATCGTTAGTTTGGTTATTTACTTCTGCCTGTAACTCTTCTCTAACATCTGCAAGCCTTTTGATGATCTCAGACTTATCCAGTTGAAGAACCAGTGAATGTAGTGTGGAGTAACGCCTCTGTAGTTATCAGAGTGCACTCGACACTGTTCCCAAGCACTTCGGCTTTTCATTTGGTCTACCTTCGGATAGGCAATCAGAATAAGTCGACCAATGAAAGAAGCTTCGTTCTCTGGTGTTAGTTCGCCTGTCATTATGTACAAGCTTCGGTTTACTTTAGCGCCTCGTTGTTTTCCTTCTTTGGTGAGAGCACCTCTAACGGAATACTCGTAAGCGTTGTGAACCGTATTGATGACGTTTGTCGTTTGAGACAGGTTGATAGCTTTATAGTCGTCCGCCATGAGGAGCGCATCTCGGAACATATATCCGTAATCGGTCATACTGTTTCCGGTCGTTCTCCAGTTAGCGGGGCCTTTAAAGTCACCCCAGAATCTTTGAAGCATTTTCGCAAGCTCCGTTTTACCGTAGCCGCTGGTTCCTTCTAGCCATAGGACGGGACGGAACTCCAGTCCCAAGTAAGAGATAAGCCCCGCCATCATGGAGTGGCCCATTCCCACCATTGCAGGTCCTCTGGGAAATGCTTGAAAGAAATCCCTCTTAAAGTGAAGAAGGGTTTCTGTTAACTCACTGTCAGACAGCAACTTAAAGTCTAGGTTGCTTGCATGGTCTTTGTCTCTGATATCGACAGGTTTGGAAGTGTTTGGTTTTACTCCCTCTTTGTCGACTAGGACTGAAGGCATGAGATAGCTTCCGTCATACCATCCTTGTGTACCATAGAACACGGTTCGTTTTCTTCTTGCCGTGTGACTATCGTGCTCCATGACGGCTTGTCTTAGTAAAGGCAAGTCGGATGGAAGGATGTTAAATGAGGAGCCGCCAATCTGACTAAAGAAGACGAGCATTTCGGAAGTATCCCACCAAGTTCGTTCAGGTATTTCAAACTGTACCTCTCGGTCTTGGCTTCGATACTTTCCTACAAATGTCAGCGACTTCTTTTTATTGTCATCAATCACTGAGCGTTCTTCTTCTATGTAGATATCAAACGTAGCAAAGGTTCTTACTTCTTCGCTATTTCCTTTGCCTGGCTTAATGACGGCATAACCGTGTGGATGAATCTTTTGGTAAAGATTACTTCCCACAGCAATGATGTCGTCTCTTTTCTTAGCGGTATCGGCAAACTCTTTTTCCTTTTCAGCTTTGGCTTCCTTAAACATTTTTGCCAAATCGCTCTTCTTAATAAGTTTCAAAGAGTCGATTTTGTTCTTTAAGAAAGCTTGCTGATTAGAATCAAATACGGTTGCCCGCTTAGTTAAGTCAGCAAGGCGTTGTGGAATGTTTGCTTCCGGCTCGTTCTTTAGGTCTTCGACTTCTTTGATGAGTTTAGCTAGGTAGTCCTCGCCTGATCCAAACGCATAGCGAATGGGGCTTGGTTCTGGCCACTCACTTTCAGGTAAGTCGTTTCTAACTGTAACAACGCCGTCCACACGTTCGATAGGTGGTTTCTTATTAAAGCACTTTGTTCCTTTGACGCAGACGCCGACTTCTTGGAGCTTCTTACAAGTCCAAGGAGCGTAGTCTTTGTCGATAGACTGTTGGAGCTGTTTTAAATCAGCGTCCGATTTTGCCCATCCAGGAACATTCTTTTGAAACCACTCAAGCCCGTCTGAAGTGTGCATTGCCATGTGGAACATTGCCATCCCCTCAAAGTGGGAAGGCTGGATTCCAGTAAGGCATTTGTCTTTTAGATTTCTAAAAGCCTGACACCCTTCTAGGACTTTTTCATAAGAGCCGCTCAGTGGTGGTTGCCATTTAGTTCTTTTGTTAGTGTTCTTCTTTCCTACAAGGCCACTGACTTCGGCTACCTTAATTCCTTCTTTCTCCATCACGCGGTTTAATTCTTCTTGTGTGATGACAGGAATTTTTGAAAGGTATTCCCACTGCTCGATAATCACTTGATTGCTATCATCGACAAAGCAATTCTTTCCCTTAGAAAAGTTAGGCTCAATCATAGGCGGCTTGATACCGTTTCCGATACCGCTTGTGATGCGTAACTGTTTTGGGAATATTTCTGGAACTGCTTTTAGTCCCTGATGAACAATGTTGATGATTCCGGCTTTATCGAGAAGGTCCATTGCAAAGGCATGGAACTTCTCAGATGGGATACCTTCGGAAAAGAAGAAGTACAGGTGAAACCCAGCTCCTGTGCTTCTTGCAATTCCATAAGGTACTTTCATTCGCCTTGCGATGCTGGCTACTCTCTTCACATCATCGAACGTATATCCAATCTCTTCTTTACCTGGCTTCATGTCGAAGTCGATAGCCCCAAAACGGGTGGTACCGTCTTCATGAAGTAAGTAAACGAGTTGGGATTCTTCTCCTGTGATGTGTTTTATAACTGTGTCTTCTGATACAGGTGTGTAGACCCTGATTTCACAAGCAGAGCAAGGAATGCCATCTTTAAGTCGGATATGGCAGTTGGGTTTCCAATAGTTGTCGCAAACAGGGTTGTAGCCGCGTTTAACGGTTCCATCCTCAGTTGTGTGCTCCCATTGCCGACCATAGACATCCCGTCGGCCATGGAAGCGAGACATGAATAGCCTCGCTTTTTCTTTAATGTTCATTGTTTCCCCCACATATCTAGCAAGAGCTGATCTGGATCAATCAGCTTTTGTTGGTTCCGATTCTTTAATTGCAGTACTTCGTATATGGCGGTGTCGATAGAGTTCTTACACAGTAGGTAGTAAACAAACATGGGATTTTTTTGCCCTGCTCGTTCAATTCTTTTAATCGACTGATAGTTGTCTTCAGCACTATGGTCGATTGAAAAGAACACCATGTAATGCGCCATTGTAAAAGTAATTCCGTGAGCTGCGGATTTAGGATGTAGTATTGCAATCCTCACTGAATTATCTTTGATAAAGGAATTGATGTTTTCCATATTCCTTTTTGAAGTGTTACCTCCATATACAGAAACTGCGTTGTGGTGCTTATACCTATCTTCTATCAATCTTATTTCCCACTGATACTGCGCATAGATGACTACTTTTTTATCGATTCCTATTTCGTCTTCGATAAGAGAGTCAAGCTCTGTTAGTTTTGGATTATTTGGCAGAGGGTGCGCTTCTTCTAAGTGGTCGATAATAAAGCCGCTAGTGATTTGTCTAAGCTTCATGATTTGGGCCACACGAACAGGAGCCGTGATACGCTGGTCGTCAATAACGACTCGTAAGCGTTCCTTCATATCCAAGTAGTGTTTCTTCTGCTCTGAGTCCATATCAAGCATACGCCGAATCGTTGTGAGTTCGGGCATGTCTTGAAGGTGGTCTCTAAGCCTTGCTCTAAAAGAAGCTGGGTTAATAATCGAAGATACTTTTTCAATCGCATCTGATTTAGGCACCCATTTTTTTGGAGTCTTGTATGTCATGGGCCGGTTTCTCAGTTCTTTAGGCCGCATGTCAACTACTTGCATATAGCTACTTTGAAAATCGTTGTAGGTCGGCTCTAAAAAAATACCGTCCGGATCTAAAAAGTAGAATTGGCCCCACAAGTTGTGTGGTCCGTTTGGTGCTGGTGTTCCGCTCATGATGACTCGCCAGTCTGCATTATGAGCTACCTCTAATAACGCTCTTCCAAACTGCCCTCCTTTGATGTGCTGATTTAATCCATGAAATCCTTTTAAGATAGTGCTTTCATCAACTACTATTTTTTCAAAGTTCTTTTCTTTTAAGTAGTCTTTAAAAACACGAAGGCCGTCATGGTTAATTAAGAACACATCGGCATCAGAGTTTAGCTTGTCCAAGATTTTTTCCGTTCGCTTTTTACCGCTAGGTTCCCAAAGGGTTACGACTTTTAAGTCAGTAAACTTTTGAGCGTCTTCCATCCAACCAGATTCCAGAGTGGCGAGCTTGGCACAGATAAGAGTTTTTCCTCTTTGGATAATCCCATCTTTGATGTGCTGTTCCGTAGAGGTCAGCACAATATAGGTTTTACCCATTCCGCAGTCTGCAAACAACGCAGCACGTTTTATATTTTTTAGAAATACAACGGCTCTGTGTTGGTACTCTGCAAGTGGTGGTAACTTGTAGTTGTACGTTGGAAGCCTTTCTATAGGCAATTGTTTTATTTTAAGTGATCGCTCAACCATGTCATTGATTTCTTCTTGACGCTTTAGTAGTCGAGCAATTTCTGGAGTTTGCGGTATTGCGACATTAGGAAATTGTTGTTGTAGTCGTCTTAGATTTTGAACACTGATATTAAGTAAAAAAGCACAGGCTCGTTTGCTGTGCCGCGCATATCCTTTTAAGTGTTTCCAGTGATGCACCACATCGCTTGGAAATATGACACTTCTTGGATCTGCGCCTGGAGGAAGCTGCCCATCCCAATTAAGGACAAGGCAGTCCTTCCAAGTCGATACTGTGTTCATTGTGTTCTCCCTATGCGTCTAAGTAATCTCGATGACCTAGCTCTGCAGTTAGGTCATCAGATAAATATTCGTGTAAGTCCAAATCAAGTCCAAGGTTATCTGCGACAAAGAATTCTTTTAGAAACTCTCTGGAACAGTTTTCAATCACTTGGGCTAAGAATGTTCTTACTTGGTCTGGGTGCTCTTCGCACATATATTCTGATAGTCTGTTCATGATTTTTTCCTTTACTTTGCGGCATAAAGCCTTAGTACGTTTTTCGCTGGGTTATACTCGCATAGCTGCACTGAGCATTTGTCGCACTCTTTTTGTCCACCGCTTAGTTGTCTAACTTTTTCATTGTCAGACAATGACGCGCATCGATTGCAGATGTGCTTGCCATCGATAGTGCGTGTGCAGTGTGCAAGAATGCCGCAGTCATCGCAGCCATACTTTTCCATCTTTTCTACTTTGATTGTGTGAGGCGGAACAAACATGCCTCTTACAATCGCTGCTCTTAAGAAGTAGATATCATCTCCTTGCACCATCTCTCTTGTTTCAGTGAGTTCGTACATGTGGTCTGACTGGCCTTTCTTCCAATCAAACCCAAATAGTTTTACAAAGTACTCTTTGCCAGCATTGGTTGTTGTAAGCCACTCAAGCATTGCAGAAACAAAAGCTGCTGCAGTTGAGTGGTCTGGGTGGATATCTAGTTCTTCAAGTCTATTGAGGATCTGATTCACTACTGTTGGGTCTGGGGGTTGCAGGTAACGCATTGATATCTCCTCCGCTTTTAATGTAGTCATCTACTATTTTTGCTAAGTCGCCGATGGACCTAGCTAGTGATGTGATTTGTTTTATTGCATTGGGTTTAGTGTTTGAGACTAATAAGTTTTGAACTACAAGCAGCGCATCTGAGACGGCTGCTACTTTTAATTCATCAGGACATAGCCGAAACCAGTTTTTGATGTTGATTTTGTTCTTAGCTATTAGCTCTTCTTTTGCTCTGTCGTTCTTAAGTTCTTTGTGTGCCGCAGCTTCGATATCTTTGGCTTGCAGGGTGATGTAGTAGCACTCCTCAAACAAGTCTTTAAGTACTTTCGCTGGGTTGTAGCCACAAGCAGAACAGGGGTAGCTTGTGCTAAGTTCTTGACCGCACTGGCTACAAAAATCGACGCTCTTTACTTTTGCCATAGAATGTCTCCTAAGATAATATTGTCTAACGGTCTTATACCCATATTGGAGGACACATGAATATTAAAACGAACGCCCCTGTGCGGGGGTCTTTTGGAATACCGCCTGAAATGCAAGAAGCCATGAATAAAAAACAGGAAAAGAAAGAACCTGTTTCGGCTCCTATCCCACCAGCCGCTGAAGAAGTGGCACCTAAAGAACCAATACCCAAAGAAGCAATTACCAATGCCTCAGTCGACGATTCTGATCCGATTCGGATTTTAGAAAGACTCGGCGGCAAATTTGATAATGACGATTTTCAAAAGCTTTTGTTCAAAGGCTACTACGAGACAGAACTCGATGTAGTGAAGGGAAGATTTAGAGCTACGTTTAGAACTTTGACTGGAGCTGAGTACGATGAAGTGGATGAGCTCTTAGCTTTGGAAGTAAAAAATACGGAGATGACAAACGACGGTTTTATGGCGAGACGG